CTCCATTATAATTGGAGCCTTGAATTTGATTTAAAATTTCCTATATTTCTTTTGCTTTTGCTTTTGCATCAGTAACGATTTTTTCTCCAGAAGCATTAGTAATAGAAGAGTTTACTTTAATGCCTTCAAGAGTTTTATTTAGACTTGCAACGGCTTCTTTAGCATTTTTAAAAGTAGTATCAATTTGAAGCTATAATGCTACTGTTCCTTTTGATGCCATAATTTCACCTCAAATAAAAAAGACTGGTAAATACTTACCAGTCTTTAATATCATATATCCGCATCTATATCATCGTCAAGATAAGTTACCTAAATGGACTTTCTCTTGTAACGAGAGCCATCAGGAATAACCGCGAATTGTAGAACCGATATTAATGGGCTGGTATTCCTTCCAAAATTCAAATTAAAATTACTTTGAATCAATAATTTAGGAATTTCAATAATCCCCGTTTTACGATTGCTCGTATTTTCATCGGTATAATAAAACTTACCGACAAACTTGAGATACCCATTAAAGTCCTTGGCACCTACATTCACTGTCTAATAATCAATATCTACATCATACCAATAGGTAACAAGTACGTCTATATCTGTATCTTCTAAAATTAGAGTATCATCCTACATTATATAGTCCACAATTTCTCTCGTCTTTTTACCTTTTGAAAGCGCCCATACTTTGAGCGGATAAGATGTATTAGGCGAATGATCGAAAGTAAAAATCCCATCAGAATCAATATATACTTCTTGAGAATAAGGGAGAGATTTAGTGCCTTCCTCTACCGAATTGATATTTGAGCGTGCAATCATTGCAAAACCATTTGGAGAAACACGCCCCATATTAATTGCGCCATACATATTACGCGCGGTTTCCCAGTTAATTAAGACTGGATTCTAATAGCCACCTCGCGCAGAAATAGACTAAATATCTTCTCCAAAAGCTATCTACTGAATGTCATCAAATTCAAGGATAATTTCATTCTCTTCATACGCCTGGCCATTGACTGTAGTTTTTGTTCCCGCCAACAAATAACCCTTATATAAATCTTTTATTCCATAATTATTATCCATAATTATTACTCCTTACTCCTAAAAGAAAAAGCCTATCCCGGCTCGGAATAGGCTTGAATGATTAAATATTAATCAAACTTCATCAGTAGCAAGCTCGCCAGCTGCGCTAACATCAACATCAGGATAAGCAGTCAAACGCATCATAACGCCGTCAGAAGGACGAAGAACTTTCATAGTCATAGAGAAAGTAGAAGGATCGCCTTCAGCTTGCATGGTAATTGTCTGAGCGGGGTCCATCTTAGCCATCGGAACTTCAAACTCAAAGAACTTGTCGGTACCGGTTGAATAATCACGAGCGTAAGTAGTACCAACAATACGATAAGTGCCAGGGAAGTTAGAAGCACTAATTTCAATGGTCTTTACGTTATCTCCAGCCTTTACCTTCCATTGAGCAATATACCATTCGCCTTCTTTAAAAGCGCCAGTGGTAATTTTCTCACCTTGAGGACCATAATAGGTAACGTTAGCTTTTTCATCAATACCAGTAGGCAAAGCTACACGAGTTGCAAGATCGGTACCATCAGTACCAGTACCCAAGCAACGAGCGGTACGAAGCATAAACTTCTCGCCGTCCTTTAAACCAGTAACTTCACCTTTCTTATCAACGCCAGGCAAAGAAGCGGCACCATGCATAAGAGCCATAGACTCCATAGAGAACAAAGCATCTTCAAGAGTAATGGTGATTTCCTTACCATAGTCCCAGGTAATCAATTTAGCGTTACCTTTACCACCAGTAGCATCAGTACTAGAAGCAGTCTCTTCAATAGTAGATACTTTCAAAGTATCAAGATAAAGGACTGGGGTGTACTTGTTGTTTCCATCAATACGGTAAAATGTTACGTCAGCAACTTCCTTAATACCGTACATATCAAGAATACTAGCCATTTAATTTCCTCCTTTAAGGATTAGTCATCCAATTCTTTAACTTTATCTTTTTAGCGTCAGCACCTGCTAAGATTGCGGCATAATCTTTATCATACCTATCTTTACCAGTTACTTTTTCAAACTAATCGTAAAGCTAATAAATTGTTAAATCCCAGACATTAAGCATCGTATAACCAATGCCATAAGCACAAAGGGATGAAATAATGTCTGGCAAAGTAATTCCGTCCCCTTTTTGAGAATTTTTTTCTCGCTCTCTTTTCTTTGCTTCGCGCAATTTTAATCTTGCTTTAATAAACTTCTGCTTGAGTTTTTCATTGGGCGAAATAATTTCTCGCTCTTCCTCAACATCATACATTTTATTAATCATTAAAATTACTTCTTGAAACTCATTGAAATTTGATTCATCAAGAACAAAATTCTTATCGGGCTATTCGTCAATTATAACAATAGTGTCTCCCGATATTTCTATCGGCTTCCTTAAATAAGTAAAAAAAGCAATTTGTAACTCCAAAAAAGCAATTGGATTCCCGTTACAAGTGTCAATAGTAAAATGAAGTGGAGAGGGAACATCTCCACCTATTCTCTATTCTTCTAAGAATTTGGCTATATCTAAAATCGAAAGTGTTATACGCGCGGTGTAACGATTATAATTATCGAATCCTATCTATTGGATTTCATCAAGAGTGGGTTTATAAATGGTTAATCCATGAAAATCAAGAGGAGCTTTAGAGAGCAAATCTGATTTAGAATAGTTAGCCATTAGCTGTCACCATAAACACCATTTGGTTATCTGTAACATCTTCATAAACTACGCTTTGCTACTCTCCGATAAACTATAAAGTTCCGATACCGGTAACTCTTGAACCTTGAAGCTCCTCATAAATTTGACTCATTATTTTATATGGGCGTGGGCAAATATCATCTATTAACCATTTATCTATTGGACAAATAACGTCAATAGCAATTGCTGCATCATTAAAATCGGCATTATCGCCTGGCTCAAAATTTGGAATTGACACTACAACAAAAGCCTCGGTACATTCATTAGGATTAACTTTAGGTTTAATTCTAATGTTTTTTTCAAGTAAGGAATTGGTAATATCATAGTCCTTGCTCTTGTCGAGAGGTGTTTCACTCATGTCAGTCAATAGACGGCACAAATCTTCATTTTTACTTAATTTTTGTGCAATTTTATTGAGTGCACGCCCAAGGTCTTCAAATAAATATGTAGACATAATTATTTCCTCCAGGCGGTTTTAATCTTTAAATCAAGAGTACCAATTTCCTTATTTCCTGACTTGAATTTGATTTGAGTGTCTCCGAGATTACTTCGCGCGACTACTTTGATTTTACCATCTTTAGTTTTTACAACTGCAACTTTATCTTTGTCAAATTCAAAAGTTATATTAGCGTAATCACTATTGATAGTATAATAATTAGTTCCAAAAACATCAATAACGCTATTACCAATAATATAGAAGTATTCTTTGATCTAATCAATTACAAAATCAAATTTCTAAGAGTAACCAGTAATATTGTCTGTCACAGTAATACTGCCATCATTACCTAGTAATTCAAATTTGTTTGTATCTTCACTATAATTAGCAAAACCATCACTAATCTCATAAGAGAAGCTAGATTTTACGATCTAACCATCTTTGATAAGATAGAAAGCTAAATCCTCGAACTCATCATTAATAGAGATTTCTTCTCCATCTAGTCCAGCACCGTAATTAGTAATGATAGAAATTGAATCCAAACGAGCAGTTCCCGCAACTTGTTCTTTAACAGAATCTTGACTTTCATCAATACCAACTTGATTTAAGGTAGCATAGGAAACACCAGGAATACTAATTCTATCATCATCTACATATCGCCAAGTTTCTTTGCCAATAATAAAACGGCAATTAGTATCAATATCATCTGTTGTTGCCCAAATTGTATTGAGCGCGCGATTTGGTTTTTGGACTAAATTCTTATTAGAAAATTTAAAATATTCTTTTATATCAAATGTGCCAGTGCCGTTGATATAGCAAGGAATTGAATGTTCCTTGCCATCTGTGCCTATATATTTTAATATGTAGTCTAATTCAAGCATCTTATACTTGAAATACCCATAATAAGGATGAACCTCTTGATTCATCACGATCCAATAACGAGTCTTATCGAATCCTCTATCGTGAGTTGTAATAACGGCACCTTCTGGCAAAGGAATATCTTTAGCCGCCCTCAAATAAAAAATAATTTTACTCTCGGTCTGCGCAGCGCTTCGCGCTCCAGAGGAAAGGACTCCTATATAGGTTTTACCTTTATAGGTAAATTCGCACCTATCTGGACTCTTTTTCTTTAGCGCTTCAAAATCTCTCGCAGACTTGTTCTCAATTACTTCCTAATCAGTTTGACCAAAAGCTAAAACCCTTGCCTTATACTAATCAAGATAAGGCATTATATAAAAATCTTATCCACTAGCTTCATACAGAGCATTACGTTTTCACGAAAATACTTATATCTCAAAAATCTTAATGAACAAGTTTTAGAATAAAGACTGTTTAAAAGTTCTCCATCAAATTCATCAAAAGTACCGAGAATCTCGGTTTCGAGTTGATTGAGTAACTTCTCATAATCCCAGCCTTTTTCGTAATCACGGAGCATTCCGTAATACTTGCCTTTTAAATACTCTCTATACTCAGCAGTCCTTTTACTCTATCTATTCATTTTATTTCCCCGCAAGTCGTGAATAATCAAAAACTTTATGATTAGGAGTGCGGCTGTAATCGCTAATCATTTTTTTGATTTCTTTATCTAAAAGCTCAGTCATTCCACTAACTTGTGCTTTTAAGTGATTGGCTTGAGAGTGAAATTCAAAATCATTTTCTGCGTACTTTTGTTCAATGACATCTGTATCATAGATGAAGCGCTAATACCATTCACGCTTCATTAAGTTAGCAAGAATTTGAATTTCATCTTGTCCCAAGTCGGCATCAAAAGTCTCTGTGTCATCGTCTTTAGATAGACTAACATGAGGAAGTCTAAACTTGGGAATAGCCGCATTTAATAAATCAATCATATCCTGTTCATTTACATCATCATCCATAACCGCACGATCACGGTCGGTAATTTTGGCTGTAAATGCTTGAAAAACATCCTCGTAGTCTGTCATAGATTATCTCTCCAAAGATCTTGCCTTTTCAATATCAATGCCACTTGCATTGGAAACTAACTTGGTCTTGTTATAAGAAATATCTTTGCAATCCATTGCAATTTGAGCAATCATTTCTTTACGCTCTTTTGAAGAAGCATTGAGCAATTCTTTTACTTCAAGGTCAGTACCCTTTTCGAGCAATTTACGAATTGCAATGTAATCTTCGGTGTGCTCTTGAACAAGATTACCGTCTTTGTCCTGCTTAACTTCCTCTTGGTCAATTAAACCAGTTTCAAGCCCAGCTTCAACATCTTCAACTTGTAACTTCTTTGCACGGACGAGATGAATAAAACCATCGTCATTAGCAAGAATATCAAAATCCTCTGCCTTAACAGGGAAATGAGCCATAGGACGAAGCTGAGCGCGCAATCTGATAGAAGGCTCAACAACAATAATAGTATGATTGCTGATATTCTTAATATAAACTTTCTTGTTATCCATAATAAAATTACTCCTTACTCAATAAAATAATAAGGGGTGAGAATCTTATCTCACCCCTCTATTAGTTATCAAACCACAGAATCGGTGTCCAATTCAGAGTCGTGATACAAGCCCCAGTTATTATAATGGAGAATAGCAATGCCAACTTTCTGGTACATTGAGAACTCCATAGAACGATCTTTCTGTTCGTAAGTATTAGCAACAGGGCCACCCTCAAAGACGATACGAGCCAACTTATTGCCATCACCAGGAATAATGTAGCAATAAGCAGGATTCATAACGACACGTTGGTTAGTCTCATCCTCAAAGCTCTGAGGAAGAACAACGATTGGGCATCCCTTATACATCTTCAATACGCCATAAGTGCGCATATCAGCGACATCTTGCTCGCTGATACGAAGTCCTTTTGCACCAGTAGCAGTATCACTTACTGCAAGATAGTTGCAAGGAATCTTGTCAGCAAACTCGTGAGTGCAAACGATGATAGGATTGCCATAGTAACGAACGGTATTGATCAATTGATCAAAGCTAACCTGGTCGAACTTAGAAGCCTCGACAAAGGTCTTATTACCGTTAGTCATGTCACGATTAGGAACCAACTCGCCCTTAGCATCATACTTAGCAAAAGTAGAGCCATCAGTAGACTGAACGCCAACGGACTTAGCAGAGTTGTTGATGGCCTTAGCAAGCATGACGTAGATTTCCTCGTCCATGCCTTCCATCAAAATATCAACTTGCTCGGCAAGATCCTCTTGACCAGCCAAGAAGCGCTCAAAGTCAATAGCAGTAGCTCCGCCAATAGCCTCAGTCTCAATAGTGAACTCAGTGCTGTCCAAACGGAAAGTCTCAAATACGCCGCCCAAGCCAACGCGAGTTACGAAAGACTTGCCACGGGCGCGACCCAACTTCTTCTTAAAAGTAATCTTCTGACCATGTCCGACAGTCTGAACCTCAGCAAGAACGCCGTAGTTCTGAAGAACCTTTTGAGGAAGAACCTCTGCATAAATTTCCTCAATCAACTCATAAAAATCGAGCTTATTGCGGCGGAACAAAGAATAATCGCCAACCAACTCTTTAACTTGGTCGCGGAAAGCGTCATTAACATTCTCGCAAGAGAAGTTAGAAGTGCCATCAGTATAACCTTGACGTAAAGCAGCCTTAATACCAAGGGTCAAAGCATTTTTCTTATTAAAAGCCATTGTTTAATACCTCCCCTTGAAATCACATTGCTACGGCGTTTTTCATAACCTTAACGCCATAGTTAAACATGTCAGGCATAACCTTATACTCAACAGCAGTAAAAGGAGCGCCTTCAGTTTTCTTAGTCAACTGAAGAATACCCTCAGAACCGGCAACAGTAGAAGGAATGCAAGCAAGAGGAGTTGTAGCCAAATCCTTAAATGCTTTCTTTACTGCTTCGTCATTTGCAAACTCTTCAGTATCATAGCAAATAGTGTTAGTGGTGAAAGTATTGCCCTGCTCAACCAAAAGAACAGCAGCCATCTTGCCACCCTTAACCTTGTATTGATTCAATCCCTGATGGAACTGGTCATAAATCTTCTCAGAGTTGTTAAGAACGCCCTTAACAGCGAGAGGGTCGGTAGCAAGAACAACCTTGCCCAAATCCTTACGGACGCCGACAATACGGCCAACCTCTGCACCATCGGGGAACTTAGTAGCATCCAACTCGCAAGCAGATTCCATATTTTCAGCATTAACACGGTTACGCTCGATAACGCCGTATCCAATATGGGCTAGTCTTTGAATAGCCATAGCTTTTACCTCCGGTAAAATTAATGTTTCATACTCTTTTTAATGAGTGCAGTGATTTCATCTTCATCAGCTTCATAAGTTGAAGTAGGAGCGAAATCATCGTGCTTAGCAAATAAAGACGGCTTAGCCGCAAAAAGAAGGTCTTTCTCTAAATCATCAACAGTAGAGTAAGAATCCAAGCGAGACTCAAAATCTTGCTTTACAGCATCACTAATGTAACTAGTGTACTCTTGGAGTTTCGCGTCTTTCTGCGCGGCTAACTCTTTGTTCTTCTCTGCAACTAAAACATCGTAATCTGCTTTGAGAGCAGTATACAAATCTTTAAATTTATTTGCTTCTGCTTCATAAGTAGCTAATTGCTGATTTAGCTCTAAAATTTTGTTATTGAGATTTTCAAAATTTGAAGGAGTTAATTCAGAATCGGCAGGTTTGCCCTCTTCTTTTTTCTCTTCCTCTTGAGCTTCAGCATCTGCTTTCTTATCTTCGCAAGCAGAATCAGTGGGCTTGTCCTCTTCTTTCTTATCCTCATCAGGATTAGATTCAGAGTCAGCAGGCTTTTCTTCCTCTTTCTTATCTTCTGGCTCTTCGTCAGAAGTAGAGTCAGCTGGCTTTTCTTCATCCTTTTTGTCATCGGTAGGCTCTTCATCTTTCTTATCGTCAGTAGTAGAGTCTCCATCAGGAGTTTCATCAGCTGTCTCGGCCGCAGATTCATTAGAAGGAGTAGAATCTGTTGTGTCTTCGGTTTGCTCAGTAGATGGATCAGATGATTCTGCAGGAGTTGCAGAAGCAGCTGCATCAATCTCTGATTCTACTTGATCAGAACCAGCGACAGGCTTAGTAATTTCTAATGCCATATCATTTCCTCCATTTGAAGTTTTAGCGGCCATAAAATCATTAAATTGACTAACAAGTTCATAGAATGCGGAGCCTTCAAAGCAAGGAGTTTTATCATCTCCAAGCACGCTTAAACCAATGAATTGCGCATCAGTATAAACAAAACCCTCTTGACCGTATTCATTTATAACTTGCCAATCGCCACGAATTGTCTTTGTATCTAACTCCATTGATTGCTGTTTACCAGGAATCAATTTTGCGGCATCATAACGCCCCGTAAACAAATACACATCCGTGCAAGCATAAGTTCTCATTACACCATCCGAATCTAAATGGTCTTCCCAAGCAAAGTGTGGGTCTTGCGGCACCACACCATATATTTTAGCAACATTTCGGTCTTGATTGTGGCCGCCAAAATCTTTGACCAAATCATTGAATATGCCAACTACGGGAGTGTAAGGTAGAGAACTCAATAACTTTTCAGCAAATTCGTCAGTAATATATCCCTAGTTACGATTAAATCCTTTATAGAAAATTCTTAATCGTGCTTTAGATATTTCGGGAGAAACTTGTGTAAGTCCCTCGGCAATCTCACCAACGAATGTAGTAGGGATTTTCTTTTCCATAAGGACTTCCTCGCCTATTACTATTGAGCATTTATGTTTGCTATTGTCTTATCGCTCTTTTCTTCCATTGGCTTTTCAGGGCGTCCTGGTGTACCAGCAGGCTTCTTCTGAGTAGAAGTCTTATTGCCATTACTGTTTCCTTCATCTGTCTAAGTGAAAGAAGAACTCAATGGGCGCATAACCTCAGAAAGATTCAAAACTTCTTGTTCAATATAAGCATTGTCAAGGAGTGTCGATTGTTTTTTACCACTAGCAACATATGGAAGAATCCAAGAGAAGCCATACTAAGAATTCTTAATATACATATCAGCCATTTTTGATTGATTGTACCAAGTAATTGGTAGAATGGTTACTATTGGAATAATCTTACCATAGTTGAATTGACTATAGCATAACATTGAGAGCCAAGTTGAATATTTGTCTATCAATTGACTCATAAAGGAAGTAGCATTATTTACGGAATACTCTAAAGTTGTGCCACCAGTAGCATAGAAAATTTCAGAGCTAAGTCCAGCATTTTCATACTTTGGAAGTAACATTTTTTGAAGATTAGTTTCACCAGAACGATTAGTGTTAGATTGAGTATCTTTTAAATCGACATTATCTGCAATGGTCGTTAAAACATCAATATTATCATGACTATTCATCATTTGAGAAACGGCTTCGTGCATACCGGCCATTTCTTCCATCAAAACATCCAAATCGCCATCTTCATCAAGTTTAAATTGCTAGACAAGCAATTTTTCCAATTCTGATGAATCACGTTTTTTCTCAATGTTCTTGTAATCACCAAAATTCATAATGTCAATAATGCTACTGTAAATTGGCGGAGTACACTTGTTATCCATAAAGAAAGCGCAAGAAGATTCTGTTGCCAAACGTACCCAAGGAGAGATTACCTTGCCTGCATGATAAGCATTCCAATAAGAACGTACACCAGCTGGAAAATTCTTTAAAGTCTTTTCTAAATCAGCTTTGTCTTGATAGCGTGCAAAATATTGAACATTAAATTCCACACAAGCTGTTCCATAAGCACTTGTATCTCTTGAGCGACAGTAATTAGGATTCAACTAAGTAATTGTAATTTTATTATCATCAAATTCATTTACATATCCAAAAAATGCACCATCAACTAATACTTTCTAAGTGATATAACCAAATATATCGCGGATATTAATTGAATCAAGAAAATCAAGAGTCTCATTATAAATCTTGAGCAGAGTATTTTTCTTTTTTGTCTACGCCGCGCGCTTAAAATCAACAACGTAATAATACTTATATAATTGCGCGAAATGGTCAATCTAACGTCTATAAGAAGTACTAGTATTATAAAAATAACGACTAATTCTTCTCATTTCAACGAGACTCAAGTTATCAAGAGCATTAGTTACATCTTCTATTGTATATTTGTAACCATGTGCTTGGATTCTTGGAAGTCCGCCAATATCTCCCCATCTGGGATAAGGACGTTCTTGAGTTTTAGAGACTTGTTTTACAATTTTATTAAAATGAGCGAGGTCGTAATTCTTAGCTTTAAATTTTTCGGCTATATCAAATTTAGTGCTAATATCCTACATTTATATAGACCTCCTTTTATTTCTTCGTAAAAAGCATAAATTTACTTAAACTTCTGTTCTTATAGCGTTTCTTACGGAAGTATTCGTCTTCGTCAGCTTTAATACGCCAAAGCGCATATTCAAAAGCAGAAAAACGGTCTTTGTTGATTTTAGAGCTAATCTGTTCAACTATAGTATTAGTTCCAGTATTCTTAACTTTTAGATTACAAATTTCTTCAAACAAACGAGTTGTTTCAATATGTGGCGCAAGACGGACCAAACGTTCAGCTGGTTTCATTCTTTGCCCTTTCTTTGTACCTAAAAGTTTAACTTTAGCTTCCTATTCTGAAATTAAGAATCTAACTGAACCATTTGCAATTTGAGTATAACAGTTTGAGTGAATTAAACTGTTTTCAGTTGCATTAGCTTTTAATAGATAGATCACTTTAGGTCCAGAATATTTTTTATAATCTTCATCATTGATACAGCTTAGTGCTGGGTACATAACGCCATCCTCGCCAAGCTAATCAATAACCATAAAATCCATCAAGCCAACTCCAAGTCCTGTTCCATCAATGCACATTTCTTTTGGATGATAACGTTGATACAATTTTTTAAGTTCTATTGCTTGAAGCTAGAAGTGCATATCGTGGAACGTTAAAGAATTCACAAGTTTCTTGAGGAAACGAGTTTCTTGAGGAAGCACTTTAAATATCTAAACAGAAGTATTCACGCCTTTACGAGCTACGTCTACAGATATATAGTAGTAACTCTTGTCTCCAGCTTGAAGTTTAGAGGTTTTTTCTGGATTAACTATGGTGCGGTATTTATCCATTTTATCATAATTAATCCAAGAATCTGAGGACCCTCCGGTCCAACATTTTTCATTCACATCTATTCGTCAGATAGATGCCGCAAATTGCAGCTTATAGTCACCTATAAGATTAGACTATATCACATATCATATTTCCAAATAAATCCGCCATAGGTATGATTTTTACCATTGCAACATTCTCCAATATGTGTCCTATTTAAGCCAGTCGCACGGGCGGCTGCGGAAAAACTATCATATCTTTTAATAAAGTTACCTTGTAAATCGTATTGATTTACAGATTTTGCTTTTCCAGAAGTTACGACTAAAATTTTAAAATTAGGATTATTTTCTTTACACCAATAATAACCATAGCTTAAAGTTTTTTCTTTGGCATTTAAAGCATTGCATAAATTAGAATGATTAGCGTTTAATTTTCGACAAACCTCGGCTAAACTAGAATATTCTTTTACTAATTTTCTATCTTCTGAAAAGCAGTACACTTTTTGAAGTTTGTTATCATATAAACCAGTTTTAAGTGCGTGCTACTTATTTTGAGAAGAAGTAGCCCACTCAAGATTTTCTACTCGATTATTTTGTTTATTTCCATCTATATGATTAACTTCTGGCAAATTATTTGGATTAGGAATAAAAGTTTCTGCAATCATTCGATGTCCATATAAGCGTTTAGTAATTCCATTCCCTAAGCTGATACTGTAGCTTCTATAACCATTTTTGTTTTGGCTACCAGTAACAAAATCGTTTTTAAAATGACTAAAAACTTTGCCATCTTCTGTTACAGAATAATTAGTTGGCTGACCATTATAAAAATATAATTGCATACTAACAATCTCCTTATGATATTCTATTGTTTCAGACACCATTAAATGACTTGTGCCTTACGTCTTTCGACTAGTCGTTGAACCTTCCGCTCACGCGGCTTGGCTGCTGATTGTCTCCGTAGAGAGTTTCCAGCAATTAAATAGATTTAATGTCCACTTGAATTGAGGGTCAATGGACAAATATTCACGAGCAAAAGAATCTGCTTGATATGTTCCACTTAGTTTTAATTCTTGAATAAATTTTCTATTTAAAAGTCCATGCATCATAGGGACACGATAATCACATCCCCAAACAAAAGCTGATTCAGGCGCAATAATAGACTGAATAAATGTCTCAATTAACTTTTCATAAGCATACGTGCCTTTAGTACCAGCAGATGTAATCATCACTTGTTGCTGGTTGGGTTCAGTAGGATCTACATCTCCCTAAGCGTCACGTCTATCGACATTCATTAGAGGAAGAACAATTTCAGTTAATGTGGTACCATCATGATCGCGTATCTCGTCGATGATTCCCAATAAATTTATTATCGTAAAGGCTTTTTATCCTTTACTTCTCATAATTTCTTATGAGTTTAGCATATCTTTTCAGATAAACTGTCGCGGCCTCGTGGAAGGATTATATCTTTTCACCTTCTATGCGTTGCCCCTGATTATACTCAGCATAATCTTCGGTTCGGGTTAGCATGAGTAGATAGAGAACTACTTTTAGCATTCCCGCTTAATTCCGCGATTTTAGAACGGCCGAATTGACGAGATTTGCGCGATATTGAATTTCTTCCTCTGGAAGAACTTCAAATTTAGCCTTTATTGTTTTATATCTGCCGGGTTTCCTGATATTACAACAAGTTCCTTCAGCCCAACCAAACAAATTCTAAATTAAACTGTCTAAACCATTAAATATTTTTTTGTAGCATAAATAATTTAAAATATCTTCTTCGTTATACTTTAAACTTCTTTTACAATCATAAACTATTAGATTTGCTTCTTTTACTTTTTTAAATAAAATTTCTTTGTCGCTTTCATTTAATTGCAAATAATTATTATATTCTTTCTTTCGACTTCTATGGTTAAACCAATCTTTAACAGTTGATGGTTTTATTTTTAAATAGTTTGCTACTTGAGTATAATTGAAATTTAATTCTTGTGCAGCAAAAGCAAAATTAAAATCTTCTGTTTTTAATTTATAAGCCTATTCGCAACCGCCTTGCTTTAATTGACGTTTAAGTTTTAGCTATTCAATTTCATCTTTAGTTATTTTAATTCTATTTTCTTTTTCTTTATTTGTCAGAATAGCAAATTTTTCTTTCGCTGCTAAATAACTATTTTTAGTTTTTAAATTTGAAAAAGTACCTTTGCTCCAATTAAAAAATTCTTCAATCGTTTTTCCATAGCCATCTCCAAATTTCTCAAGATAGCATAGTGCTGTAATAATATCTTCATCTTTTATTTTTTGTTTACTAGGTAAAAATCCGCCACCGGGAACTAAGTTAAAACCTTTTTCTAAAGAATTATATTTTTCTATATATTCACATTCTAAATTATCTAATTGCTCAGAAGTAATATTATCGAAAGTCCAAAACTCAAAAGAAAAATTTTCTTCGCCATACTTATTCCAAGCGTTTTGCAATTTAGGATTTTCATGTTTATTTCCACGCAAAGTACTGAAGTGTTTATTTTTTCTTCTATTTATATCAACCGTTTGCCCGATGTAACTTTCATTAGTTGGGACACATAAAATTCTATAAATAAAACCTATCATATAATCAAACCTCTCTTGTGTTTGTCTCTATATTATAAGTAGGATTATTTATTAATTTTATTAAGTTTTTGATAGGATTAGAGGAGGAAGAAGATTATTATTCTATAACTGTAACCGTTCCTTCTTCCGCCGCGAGTAGAATCAAGCGCACCAACGACATCAAATACACTACCATTTTTAAAAACAATAGTCACATAATCTTTACTAGCATTATATTTAACGTATTCATTTTTAAGCATTGGGAACTTCTAAAATAATTCATCAAATTTTTCTTTAGCAATTTTTGCACCTTGTTCCTTGCCTGGCGCGCAAATAAAATATTTACTATTTGGTAAAAACATACAACGTAAATATCCTGCTAAAATTGAAATAAATGATTTTGAAAAAGCACGCGGAGCAACACAATAATGATAACGATACCTCATGCACGCGCGCAGAAAAATTCTCTAGTAGAAATACAACTAAAAATTAGAATATGATGGAGTAATCATATCAATATAAATATCCGGGTAGTTTAAAAACCATTCCATCATATCTATAATATTTTCTCGATGAGACTCCACATATTCTTCAGTTAATTTTACATTCTTGGGAATTTCTACTGAAGGTTTAAATTTACCCATTTAAGCCTCCTTAATCAAAGTCTGGATCAAATGCTTCTTTTGGTTCATCGTCAATAGTAACAGCATCCACATCATATTGATCCATTTCGCTTTCGATTATTTTATCTTCCATTGCGTCCATACGAGCTTTTGCTTGAAGAGTGTCCTCAATCTAATCACCAATAGTAGACTCACTTTGATATAATCTTCTATTGTAAGATTGAATATTTTTCATTGTATTATCTACAACATCATGAGTTTCATCATTATGAAATTTTTTCTTCCATCCGGTTTTTTCAAGATAGAGCGCAAGCTCGGAAATTGAACTAAAGTTATTAAAATCTTTCGCGTTTTCTGATGAAAATTCGCCAATATCTTGCAGCTTAGAATAAGATGAAACCAATTTATCCAATCCCACACTACCATTGGCAATACATCTATCAATCTCTTTAGAAATTTTACACATCTTTTTAGCATTATCTTCTCTAGTCGGATCAGAAATACCAAAGCTATTTTTCATGCCGGTGTACAAATCTTCTAATTGATATAATTCTTCATCAGAATAGGTACTACCCCAAGACTTTCGCAAACGGTCAAGTTCTTCTTGATTAAATAAAGGATGAAGTAATTTATCTTGTCCATCTTCAATCGCTTTCTTCCATCTCTCTTGATAAGTTGCCCAATGGAGCCTTGCATATTCAGCTTGTCCAAATAGCTTTAGATACTAGGACACAGTATGTTCTGGACAAGAATCCCATACTTTTGTGAATTGCTCTGGAATAAATGGGACATCTGCCCATTCACAAATATAATCCATTGTGGCCCATTCGCCATTTACATCAACTAATTGTTCATCTAAACAATTGCCGCAAATGGTTAAATGTCCGTCGGGGAAAAATGGGGATTTAGTTTCTGGATAGGAACTCGCGCCAAGCATATTTCCGCAGCAAGGGCAAGCTCGCATTTTGAATTTAATTTTTTTCAAAATAAAATCCCTCCTTATTGACTAAGTCTCAGTCGCAAAGAGAACTCTAATCTTTCAAAAGTTGAAGTAAAGATTCATTCATTGCTTCGGGCGCAATCAAATCTTTAAAATCTCCATCTACAAAAGCCCGATTAAAAGCTGTCATAAAATCGGGGCGAACTTTTTTCTCTTGAATCTTCTTTTTAAAATTACATTTCATTTTAAATCCTTCCTATACAAAAAGTCGTCGCGCAATCAAAAGCAAACTAAGCTCAAATTGGTAGAAATTTGATGTTCTGGTTGAAATGGACTAATTCCAACCATTCATATAGCTGTTTTGCTTTTGATTGCGCGACGATGTTTGATTTATTTTATTGGTTTATTTTCTTCTATCTTTTTAGCTAATTTCTTCTTTCTATCACACATTTTACAACGAGAAGTAAATCCATCTTCTGAATTTTTTCGTCTTACAAATTCGCGGGCATCTTTTAATTTCCATTCGCCGCAGCAAGAACACTTTTTCCAAACTCCAGGCTCAAAACGCCTTTCCCATTTCTCTTTATGTAAACTAACTTGCGCCGCAATCTTCTTACAAATTTCTTTAGTATAAATTGTACTAATATAGTTTTCGCTATAATTAAATCCATATTTCTCATTAAGATATTTGCGAATTTGACTATTGGGACAATGGCGTTTTTTAAGCGCGATAATATCCAGACGATTCTGGTCAAATGGAACCTAATCTATATACCAGTCCAATGTCTCAATTAGGTACTTAGCATTAATATACGGATTATCTAGCCCTCTCTCATAAAGAGACTCATAAGCTTCGATGAGAAAATAAATATGAGTAGGGTCTTCGAGATTAATTCCTTTGCGTGTGGGATCATAAAAATCTGAAAGCTAAGATTGATTATGATCTTCTTTTGGATTGGTAAATCGAGTTAGATTACCAATTTTTAAGCCGAGAGGACCAATATTTTCGCAAAGATTGTCTACGAAAGGTTCTGGCGCGGGACGATTATAGCTCATTAATTGAAGTGGCGGGCGCACAATTTCCTAAAGTGAATATTGTTCTTTTTTAAGCGAAATAACTAAATGCTTCAAATTATAGATGCGGTCTTTGACGTCTTTTGTTTGCGGGAGCTTTTCTAAATCTTCTAACTACGATTCATATTGCGCGATGGTAGTAAGGAGAGGTTGAAGTTCAGGAAGCGAACGATCAAGTTCTGGTTTAGGATTTTTATAAACTGAACGATGAATGGGTTTGAGTTCAGCTTCATTGAAAGTAGGAGATTCGGTAAGTTCGTCGAGAGACTCTTCTTTCTTTTTACGATAAGACGAATATTTAGTTTGAATTTGAACTTCGCCACGGTCAACTGCATTTTGTCCATTGGAATCTTTACCAAAAAGAATATAATTGGCCATTGTTTCAAGTTGAGATTGAGTGGGTGGCTTAGTTAATTTGGATAATTCATCTTTGACTGCGGTGGCGCGGTCTGTATCTGAGTAAATATCAAAATCTAGCATTGGTTGTTAAGCAATCTAAGTTAGCGGAGCTATAAGATTGCTGTTTCTCCTTAAATAATAATGAGAAGATGATTGTTAAAAAATTAACAAGTAAAATGAATATCTTCTCATCTAACTTTTCTAATTAAATTATATCAGAGTTGGAGGAAGAAGTCAAATAGGTGGGTAGAAGTGGAACTCAAGGATTTGAGTTTAAATTTGGTAAAAATTGGAATTTTAATTTGAGTAATTTCTGTACAGTGATAACTAGGCCCCGCCCGTTAAAAATTTGTCAATCTGTCCGCGTCCTGAATACACGCCCCCGGTCGCGGTCAAATGTGCGCGATCAGCGTACACCCCCTACTGTCTGCGATCGGCGTACACTTGACCGCGCACGACGTACAAGCGACGCGCGGTCAACCGTCTTAGCTATATAGCAAAATGCACAAAAACCATATAAAAAAGTTGTGCATTTTGACGAAAACAATTTTGCAAAAAAGCATTGACAACAAAGTCAAACAAGCGTATAATAAGGGCATAGAAACAAAGAGGGGCACGACCCCGGAAAGAGGTATTCACTATGACCAACCTGACCATGCTCAAGACCATGACTGACCGTTACAACGCGATGGCATTCACCCACAACTACATTTTTGGCTTTACGGATCGCGGCGTCGTCTATGCCGTTATCACCGATTCCAGCGTTCTGCCCTATGCGCTGACCCTTGACCATGCCTCCAGCAAAAACGGCGGCGGCTACTCTGTCCGGTTCAGCCCCAACAAGGCACAGAAGGAAATGCTCAAGACTGCTGGCAAGCTGATTGCGGTTTGTTCAGAAGATCAGTTCAATGAGATGGTTAAGACCAGCAAGTACAACAAGGGCGAAATCTTCGAGATGCTTATGACCGAGTACTTTGGACAGACCTGGACAAAAGATAATGTTCCGTTCACTGAAGCGGGCGACATTGAAGCCGATGGAATCGCTTATCAGGTAAAATTCCAGAAGGCAACATTCTGCACTGAGAGTTCCCTGCGGAACCTCTCCAAGTGAGAGAGGGGCTGAAAAGCCCACCCTTCGGGATGGGCCGCCCTAATCCTTGTGTATCAATCAACTAATCAACCAATAGAAAGAGGTAACTAAAATGATGAACGAAATCAATAAAATGCTGATGGCTCTCGATGAAATGGGTTTTATCGCAGAAAGAGTTATGGATGAATTTATCCAAATCTTCGATGAAAATGAAAATTTGATTCTGACGGGCGATTTCAAATCAGTCCAGCCTTATGAAGAACTCTTGAAGCGGGTTAGTAACGAGCACTAATCCGCTCTTTCTTTTCCGCCGGGTTAGGCATAGCTAACGATGTTTGCCCGGGCAAGTTAGTCATGTCTAACTAGTTCACCCGGGCAAGAGTTAGTCATAGCTAATTCAATAGCGTCATAGTTCGGTTAGTTATAACTAACCAATTATATTAACTCGCGGTTAGTTATAACTAACTAGAATATTATGATTTTATTTAGGAATCCGTTTTATAGTATTATCAAACATTGACATACGGCTTGCACAGTGCTATAATATAGACACTGAAAGAGATAAAAGCACCGAGAAAGAAAGAGGTATCTACTATGAAAATGTACAACACCAACAGCCTGTTCGATAACAAAGCATTTGCAGAGCTTCTGAACAAAAACGGTGTCAAGGCTTTTGAGGTTGAAGGCGGTTTGATGTTCGATGAAACTGCACTGAAAAATATGAGCAAAGCTGAAATGCCCCATTGGATTTATATAAATTTGAAATGGATGATTTAATTTTGATTCGCTTAAAATCATACCAAAACCCAAAAATCGAGTTTCCCGAAATAGGGTTGATCGATTTTATTTTGATTTATTTGTAAATCAATAGTAAAATTTAAAAATAAAATCCCAAAACTATACAAGGTATCCGCCGGGCGCAATCAAATAAAATTTGAATTCTAAAAAATTTGATTTCTACTTTTGGAATTAGTTTTCCCGAAATGATATATTATATTGTATATATGTATATATTTATATATATGTATATAAATTATCCTAAAATTATATTAGTTTTATTTTAATCAATAGAAAAAGAATTAAAATAAAATCCTGAAACTAACTACCATTTAATATGAATTATATATATTTATATATACATATATATAATAAAAAATCCTAAAATTATATAATTTAATTTTAATTTTATTAATAGCAAATCCTAAAATTAAATTTAATTTTCCTATTTCATACGATTTTAACTAAAAAAATTTTCCTATTATTTCGTGCGCGCCCAGCTTATAATTTTATTGACTCCTAAAATGCCCGGGTAAAGTTAGTCTCAACTAATTAAAAAATTTAGAAAAATCCCATAAATTGGACTGATTACTATTGACATATCCCAAAATATATGATATAATTTAGATACAGAAAGAGAGAAAGAGGTAATAAATATGAAGTGCATTTACATGGAAAAAGATGGCAATACTTTCTTGTATCGTTATGGTGGTTCGCAAGAAGAATGCGATAAACTCAACCAAGCCACGCATGACTACTATCCGAAAGATTCTAGTCCGAAAGTTTTGGCTGGCTATCATTATTTTATGGCTGACCAGCCGATGTTTGACGACCGTGATTTTTAAGAGGTGAATCAAATGGAAAAAGAAAAGTATTACCGTGCAATCGGCAACAAAATTTTGAGCGTTGAGCGCACAAAAACAGGAAAATATAAAGTCAATCATGTTTATACTGATCCTTTTGGTAGGACATTACCGAAACAAGGTGAAGTTAGTAAAGATTATGTTAATTGGTTATTAAGTAATAAAAAGGGCTGAAAAATCAGTCCTTTATTTTTTTTGGTTAGTTTCAACTAACTTGAATTCCCGGGCGACTTTGCAGTCCCATAATTAGGACTTTCCTAAAATAGGCATTGACAAATAAGATTATATATAGTATAATATAAGCAAGATAAGAGATAAGAAAGAGGTAAACATCATGTGGACGGTATATTTTGAAACTGAAAAGAATCATTGGGAAATTTATGAAAATGGTTTGTCTTATGTCGAAGCATTTAACGCTTGTAATATGATTATGGGTAAAAATATTAATGCAAAAATGATGCAAAATTAAAAATAATACTTGACAAATAGAAGATATATGGTATAATATATATAGAAACAAAGAAAGAGGTAAACGAAAATGACGAATAAAATCAATAAAATGCTGATGGCTCTTGACGAGATGGGTTATGATGTGGAGCGTGTCATGGACTGCTATGTCGCTATCCGTCATAATGGTGAAGTCCTATTCGCAGGTGATGACTTTATCGCACTCGAAGCTTTTTGTGACAGCATCCTTTACTAATCAAAAGGAGAGTATCAAAATGAAAAAGATTCTTTACACTGCGGTTTTGTTGATTGCTGTTGTCCTTGCTTACATTTTCGGTTTTAATGCCGCTATCGAATCCGCGCGATATGAGAGCGGTAACGACGATTCTTATACAATCAGCTACGAATTGATCGGACAGAAATCTGTCCACGAATACACAAAAGATTGAGTGGACTCTATCCACTTTTTTATTAAGCGGGTTTGTTAAAAATTTAACAAACATTTGCCCGGGCAGAGCATTGTTAAATAAATAACAAGTTAAAAGTACTGTAAATGGGATTGACAAATCACTTATACTGTGCTATAATATAAACATTGAAAAAGAGATAAACAAGAAAGAGGTAAACATTATGGAAGCTTTTATCATTGGTTATATGATTGCGAATGAAATTGCGGGCGTTGCTATGGCTGTTGGATATGTAAAGTATCTGCAAAAGAGCGGTTACTTTATGCAAAAGAAGATTGAAAAATGGCGTTCCAAAAAGCCTCATAGCGATGTAGAATTTTGGTACGCTTTCGACCTGCTTGAAGAAGCCTTAAAAGAAGCCCAAAGCGAAGGTAAAAAAGAACTACGTATCGTTAGTTGGAGTACCCTTGACGATGCTTGGGAAGTTCTTGAAGATGGCCTTAGTGACACTTTGTCTCATGCCCCTCATTATGTCGTCAAAAATCTTTATCGTCCTACTTATCAAAAAATGATTGACAAGTACGGAATCAAAATTGTCCATATTATTTAAAATTCAATGCCGTCAAAATTTATTTGACGGTTTATTATTTATGATTAATTAGTCATACCTAACTACCCGGGCGCAAATTAAATCCCATAAATCGGACTGCAAAATTCAAATTTCTTATTGACAATCCCATAATTCTGTGGTATTATATATACACAGCAAGAGAGAAAGGAAGAAAGTAAATGACACGATTGACCATCCTGCCGCGCAATAAAGAAACCATTGAAGTTTTCTACTTCAATGCGACTTTGCTCGATTTCATTCTGATGCCCTTTTTCATCAAGAAATATTTTCGCGGCAGAAAATATTTCCTTGAAAAGGCTTGACAATCTACCACTTATGTGCTATAATAAGTACATAAGATAAAGAAAGGAAATGCCTATGACATGGACGTAGGGGTGGCGCCCGAAGATTAAACGCTTTAGTATATTGTATCTAATTGAATTACGAAGCCGCAATAATCGGTTGCGGCGGGAGGCTCTATGAAATATTACACAGGATTTACTTAGCGACTTAACCTAAAATTTTATTGAAATATAGAAGGTAATTAAAATGTATTATACTGGATTTGTCTAGCGCTTACTTATTACGCTATTGATAGGCGGGCGCACCGCCAAACAAGCACCATACTTGTCCGCATCGAATAGGCAGAAGCTACTGCAGGGCTTTTGTACTCGATGCGGTTTCTTTTTATTCTTTAGTTAGGCATGACTAACCGTCCGGGTATAGTCCAATAAAACGGACTTTAAGAAAATAATGCTTGACATTTTGAATTATCTATGCTATACTATATACAAGATAAGAGATAAGAAAGAGGTAAACAAAATGACTGTCAAGAGAATCAATAAGCGTACTGCTCGTAAGCTGTTCAGTGAAGGTAAAGAATTTTGGATTGTTCCGCGTTTTCAAGACCCGTTGCGCTGGGGCATTCTTGTGAATTACAAGAGTGATGCAAACTATTACGCAGGTTATTCTTCTTTTGATTCGCTGGTAAATGCTTTTGAGTATTACAACTGCGATAATGAGCGTGGCACTTATAGTGCTTTTTATGTGGAGGCTATGTAAAATGGCTAAGAAAGTTATTATCGTTCCTTTTGGTCAGTTGCCTTGCGGTTCTAAGTTTACCAGCACAAGCGGCAGTGCTTTTATTAAACTGGCACATGATTGTGAGTATAATCATGAAGATAATCTTGCCGTAAAAGTTTGCAATGGTGAAATTATTGGATTTGGCGATAGAACGCCTGTATTTTATAGATATTGAGAGGGTTTATATCCTCTTTTTTATTATCATGTAAGTTAGTTAGGATTAACTGCCCGGGCAACACTTTGTTAAATAATTAACTTTCAAATTTCCTCTTGACATTCTGTGCTCAATGATATATAATATAGATACACCAAGGGAGAAAGGAGCAAAAGAAAATGGTGGTATATAACGGCTATCAGCTGTCCAAGCGAAAGCCGCTGATTAAGTTAGCTCAAGAAAAACTTGACACAGTAGACTTTGAAAGATTGGCAAGGACTGGACATTTTTTAGACAGAGTAGAGGAGCGCAATATTAACCTAAATAAAATCTCATCTACAAAAATGAAACGCGCCACAATTTATGAAGTAAAACTAGAAGGAAACGAAATCATTTCTGTTGGTATTCGAGTATCATATAATAAAAAACAAGTTGCCTGTATGATAATTGGGTTTAAAACTGAAACACCGATGGTCGTTACTTCATGGTTGATGGAACGAAAATAATTTTGAGCCGCTTCATGCGGCTTTTATTTTATCTGTCGAGTTAGTTGAGACTAACCCTACCGGGCAATTTAACAAGTCAAAATAAAAAAGAGGGTATAAACCCTCAAATTATGGATTAAATTTCAATTTCTGCCCATGGATTCTTTGAGTGGGCTTATGGAGTAAATAAAAACTTTTATTAAACATCCAATAGGGTAAAAAGATAATAGTGTAGTTTTTCCTTTTTTCAAGAAACCGCTCATAATCTGCGCGCTCTTTTGGGTGTCTTTTTAAATATTCTTCCATACCAGTCAGCATATAAATTTCTTTAGCTTCTTTATCAACTTTATAATTCATGTGGGTCATTCTTGCCATTTTATTTACCTCATTTCATTTCTTATCTTGATTATATTATATCATATAAATCTATTTTGTCAAGAAGAAAATCAAAAGTTATTTATTTAACAATCTTTACCCGGGCGCCAAGAAGTCCTATAAAAGGTATTGACAAAATAAAAATCTGTGGTATAATATATACAGAATCAAGAGAAAGAAAGAGGTAACTACCATGAATATGTTCCAAATCGAGTATGACCGTCTGATGAAGCTCACGAAAGCGAGCATCATCGCTGAAGGTGTCCAGCGTGGCTTCTGGGCATCCACCCCTGAGACCACCGCCTATCTGCTCAAGAGCAGGGACTGGAATAAAAAGTCCCTTGCCCGCTGTGTGGCAGACCGCATTGTGCGGATGGAATTGAGAGGTTATTAACCTCTCTTTTCTTTTGATTTAAAGTTAGATATGGCTAACTCGTGTGCCCGGGCGCTTTGAAAGTCCGATTTATAGTATTGACAAACTGCTCAGTATATGCTATAATATATACAAATCAAGAGAGAAAGAAAGGTAATAAAAATGATTTATAGTGATTTGAAATATTCTCATGTTGTCTACACTTGCAAATTCTGCGATAAGAAATGGGATTTTACCTCTCATTTCTTCATGGGTGATGTCCTCGGAAATTTCGCGCGGTTTCTTCAAATTGTGCATTGTGTAATTCATCATCGTGATAAAATCACGAGTAAAGATATTTTAGATGGTTTAAAGTGCGGCTTGCGTGCCCCTCTTTTCGCACTCAAAACAATTTTGATTGCAGCACTTCAGATTGCCCTCTATCCTTTGTATCTTCTTTTAACTTTTTTATTCTTTGAGTCTTGACAAAAGCAAAAACCTATGCTATAATATATATAGAAAATGAAAGAGAGGTAAACCCCCCATGAGTGTTAAGGAACTGAACTGCTATGATGTTGTCTACTACAATAAGGACAATGAGCTGCTGGTTGAGAGCGCGTGGGCTTCCGATGTCGCAAGCGCAATCAAGATTATCGACAATCGCCATCCGCTAGAGGCGCTGGTTATTCATGATGTACACATCAGAGGTGATTACAATGCTTGAAAAGAACCGTCAAAAGAAAGAACGAGCCGCACGGCGTCAAACCTTTGTAGGTGTACGCCCCGCTCGTTTCAAGAAGAAAACTGCATATGATCGCAAGGCGCAGAAGAACGATACTCGCGCCCAAATCAATGGAGATTAGAGCTAGCCGCCCAGAGATGGGCGGTTTTAATTTTGTCTTGAGTTAGGCATGGTTAACTTGTCCGGGTAGTTAGTCTCGACTAACTTTTAATACAAAAAAAATGCGCCCTTTACGAGCGCATACCAATTTACTCAATAGTCAATGTGGCATTGTTAAAAGCCATATTAACTATTTTATGTTGTTCAAAATACATCGCTAAACCGTCAGAAAGACGGATAGCCGATGGTACTGAATTACGATCAATCATCGCGGGACAGCCGTCAACTTCGGCTTCATTACAAAGGCATTCCATATCCAAATTTGAATAAATGGTATTTGCATCAATTTTAATAAAAAGTTCTCCATCATCTGCGAAAATTGTACCAACAGGCAAATCATACAGAGTTACACCATTACGCAAACGGCATTTAATCTTATTCATATTTATCTCCTTTTCTCTTGGTGTATCTATATTATACTATATCTTTATTTCTTTGTCAATACTCAAATTAAAAGTTAATTATTTAACAAAATGCTGCCCGGGCGCCGTGCATCAAAAATACAAATCAATAATATAAATGTCCATAAAAAATCTGTTGACAAAAGCCGCAAGGTATGTTATACTATATATACACCAAGAGAGAAAGGGACAAACAAAAATGAAAAAAATGGCTTACTTCGACATGGATGGCACGATTGCTAACTTCTACGGCGTGGACGGCTGGCTTGACTGTCTGATGGCTCATGACCCTCGCCCTTATACCATAGCAGAGCCGCTGTTCACTGCTGAACAGTTTGCAAAAATCGTGCAGATTTTGCAAGCTCAAGGTTTTGGTATCGGCATTATTAGCTGGTGTTCTAAGGAAAATAACAAGGGTTTCAACGCCGAAATCCGCAAGGCAAAAAAGGAATGGCTTGCAAAGTTTTTCCCCTATGCGGAAGAAATTCATATGGTTGCCTACGGTGTTCCCAAATGGTCGATTGTCCGCCCCGAAAATCGCGTCAATACGATTCTTTTCGATGATGAAGAACAGAATTTGTCTGCGTGGGAAAAACACGGCGGCAAGGCCATAACAGCTGAAAAACTTTTTGAGCTGATTAAGAAAGGTGGTTTTTGATTATGTCTTATGCAAAATTGGCATCCTCTAAAGTATTTCTTCCGTTTGGTACTTTTAAACTCGGTGAATTTTTCCAGTATGGAGGAAGAGTTTATATTAAAATTAGTGCTAATAACGCTATCGACCTTTTGAAAGGAGAAGAAACAACATATTTTGATTCTGCTCAAGAGGTTGAAGATGCTGAAATAGAATTGAAAGTTCTTTGATTCTTTCCGCCTTCGGGCGGTTTTCTTTTGATTGAGAGTTAGTTGCATCTAACTCTCCCGGGCGGGCGTATCAAAAGTACAAATCAATAATACAAATTTTCATAAAATAATCCTTGACATTCCGCGTTCAATGCTGTATAATATAATTACACCAAGAGAGAAAGGAACAAACAAAAATGAATATCTACATTGCAAGTCCACTTTTCCACAAATGGGAACAGAGAAATGTTAAGTACATTGAAAAGTGGCTGAAAACCATTTTTCGTGGCGCAACTATCTATTGTCCGCAGGATTTTCAAGTACCCAACGCATGGGAATTGCCCAACCATGTTTGGGCAAAGAAAATCTTTGAGGAAGACCACAAACAACTTGACGCGGCTGACCTTGTTGTGTGTATCTCCTATGGCTACAAATCCGATGATGGTGCGGCGTGGGAGATGGGCTATGCAAAGGCAAAAGGTAAAGAAGTTTGGCTTGTTGCCGCAGACCATGACATCGGGCCTTATAGTTTGATGTTCATGACCGCAGACAAAATGTTTGCGCTCGATGAAAATTACGATGTGCCAGAGATTGAGCCGCAAGATATTGAGTGGAAATAATCCTTGACAATAGCACAAATGTGTGCTATAATAATTATAGAAATTGAAAGAGAGGTAAGATAAAATGCAGGTTTTCGGTTATGAAGTCGATGAAAACTATGGCTTTGTCCTGAATTGCGGCAAGCTCGACCCTATCGAGTTTAAGGGCAATCCCGAAATTGCCTATCGTCAAGCAAAGGAACGCCAGCGCTATGAAAAGCACAAGAATCGCCGCAATTACACTATGACATATAAGGTAAAGGGGTGCGTCTGATGTTTTGGTTTTTGTTGATTATTTACTTTGTCGGGCTGTTTGTTTTCGCTGGGCTGTTGCAAGCCTTTAATGAAAATAAAAACAGTACAGGCTTGATGCTGGGCATTCTTGGACTTGGCATCGCACTGCTGTTATTTGGCGCACATCTGTGGTACGCCTTTTATGTGCTGATGCTTCTGCCGTGGTTTACATTTCTGCCAGCAATTCCAGAGCTTAATTTCTGGGGTATTTATATTGCTTTCGCTTTCCTTCGTGGCGGTATCTCGGGTAAGTCAAAATAATTTTGAGGGCTGAAAAGCCCTCTTTTTTAATATCAAAAGTTAGTTGAGACTAACTTGCCCGGGAGCGAGTTAGTTATAATTAACCAATCAAAATAAAAAAGAGGGATTACTCCCTCTCTGCCTTGCGGCGCTCAAATGCTTCTCTTGCATTTTTCAAATCATTCTCAAGATCTTTGATTTCTTGGCGCTTATCTTCGATCAGTTCTTCGGCATACCGTTCGCAATAGTCGTAACAGTCTACATGAAAAGCATCTTTATTACGCAGATAACAACCGCAACCCGCGCACTCAAAAACTTTGTCATTTAAGCAATCCTCGCAAAGAACTGCGCAAAATTGCTGTCCATTACTGTCCTTAAAAGCGTAGCCCTCAATGTCCTCAGGCAACATATACAGCGGCTTGCCGCAGACATCACAGCAATCCATCTCGACCATTTTCTTCATATTCATTACCTCCTTTTGATGTATTCATTATAGCATATATAATTCAAATTGTCAAGCATTATTTTTAAAGTTAGTCACGTTTAACTATCCGCCGGGCGAACTTTGTTAAATAAATAACGCTTGACATTTTACTTTATATATAGTATAATATAAAAAAGGAGATGATGGCATGGCCGCAAAAAACGAGAAAAAGAAACTGACCTTTGAGGATAAGTTCGCGCGTCATTTTTATTGCCAGCACGCGCGGTTAAATTCTGTCCGTCAAGACAAACATGACTGTACGCGCAAGATGCGCCAAATCAACAAAGAAATTTGCCGCAAAGCCCTTGACAATCGAGATTAAACATGATATAATAAATATATCAAAAGGAAATGAACTAACGGGTAGACAAGGCAATAGCCAAGTCAGAAAACTCCCGTCAAGCATTTTAATTTATCAATAGGAGCTGGTGTCTATGCAGATTAGTCTTACTGAAAAAACTTTGTCTCTGTTTGGTAATGCAGAGGTGGGTGATTATGTTCGTTATCCTCGCGGCAGGTTGTGTTTGGTTGTTCCGCGTTTTATCGCGCAGAATCGACTGTATAATGCTGTGATGCTCTCGAATGGCTTGCCTGTATTTTTCGCGGCTGACGAAAAAGTCGAAGTCTTTATGAATGTACGCTTTAAGGAGTGATTTTATGAGAACTAGTGTTGTTCTATTTAAAGATAAAGCATATAATGTTGACTTTGGATTATTGATTCCTGACTATGGGGTTCTTTGTCTTTGTTGCGGTATTGTCTTTGATTTTGGCGATGTTGAAATTCTGTACAATTTCAACGATGTTCATTACCTCGAACAAGCGGTCGCATCTGGTGGCTTTTACGATGAATTGCCTGACAATCTCAAAGCCCTTTACACTGGCGCGAAATAATTTTGACCCGCTTCGGCGGGTTTTTGTTTTGTGTGTAGTTAATCATATCTAACTCACCCGGGCACAGTTAGTTGCATCTAACTCTGCATAAAAATAAAAGGGTCACATTTAATGTGACCCAGCTGATTATCTCACGCCTGCATAATCGAAAATCACAGGACGATTATGCGCTACAAAGCCGATATTTCCACCGTGCAAATCCGTAATGTTATAATCTTGCATCCAATCCATCAGACGGTGCATAAATTTCCAACCGTAGTATTGTACGCAACGACCTACCCATTCCGTCTCCTCGATTTCGTAAGGCATTTCGTTGATATAGCGTCTAATTTTACGCTTACAATAACCTTGACGCTCCAAAGCGCTTGCTACTGCATCAAAGGTGTCTGTATATTCATCGGTGTCATAATCGTACACCAATTCGCCGCATTTGGGCTGAATGTAAAAAGTAACGCCGCGCGGTGAGGTGTACCATTTTTCAATGGTCAAAAGGATTCGCTCAACTTCATATTCACGCGCAACCTGGAAACGCTCGTATTCTTCTTCACAACCGTTAGTAGTAGAGTTAATATCAAGTTTGATTGCAAAATCATCAAACACAAAGGCAACGCGCGTCATGCCGCTATGAACTTCAAGCCCCCATTCTTTAGCAAAATTGATTGCCCACATATAGCGTTCTTCTTTATTCCGAGGGCAAGTGTTAAGAGCCAAGAAAAAGTCGATGGGGAAATCGGTTTCAAATTTGAGTTTCGTGATTTTCATTGTGTACCTCGCTTTCTTTATTATCAGTATACCACAGCCGCAGTCAAAAGTCAAGTATTATTTTTAGAAAATGGTTAGTCAAGTCTAACTGCTCCCGGACGAGACATTGTTAAATAAATAACTTTCGTTTTGCCTATTGACATTCAAGAGCAAATAATATATAATATAGATACACCAAGAGAGAAAAGAAAGAAAGAGGTAACTAATATGTCTATTGTCATTGATTGCAACGAAAAGATTCTCCGCGCTTTCCCCATGATGTCCACTCCTGCATGGCAGTTCATGTGTACTGATTGCGTTTATCGCGCGCTTCAGGCTTTGAATCGTCCTGTGCGGTGTAAGGAGATTCGCCAATGGATTAACGAAAATGTCGGTTTTCCGCGCAGCGTTACAATCCAGATGATTTCGGCTTGTTGCTTGCGCCTTTATAGAATGGGACTTGCTAAGTATGAAGTAATTGACGAGGGTACGCGAGAAATTCCGCGAGAAAGTTTTTGCAGTTGGGCACACGATGTTGAGTGTTGTAAAAAATGTAAAATGTGTCATTTCAACGAAGATTACAGTAAAGTTCTTATGAAAGAAAGCATTTCCTACTATTCTTTGGTATAATAAATTGGAGTCCCTTTTATGGGACTCCTTTTCGCCCGGCGGCCTGCAACATTTATCCATGTTCTTACATGATTTGTCTATGTTCATCAGCGCTTGGGTGTGCTATACTATATATACAGTCAAGGGAACGGAACAAGAAACCGCTCACAAAGAGTTCTAAAAAAAAATAAAAAAAGTTCTTGACAAACGCTCTCGACTGTGCTATAATAAAGATGTTCCAAGAGGAACAGAAAACAAAGTGACTTGCGACTGACTGCAAGAGAAAGAGGTATCTTATGGCTAACACTATGAAGAAGTCCGACCTGCTCTCCGCTATCAAGGCTGACACCCTTGCAAAGCTGAATCTGGAAGCCCTCGGTGCTGTCCAGATTGGCTCTGGCCTGTGGGCTATCCCCTCTATCGACTATGAGGGTAACCAGACCTACACCAAGATTGCGGTGACTGCCGCGAACCCCATCGCCACCGAAAAGGTCGCCGCGTTCGACCTTGACGATGCGGTCGAGAAGTATCAGGCAGAGCTGGCGGAATCTGCCGCAAAGGCCGCAGAGCGCAAGCGCAAGCATGACGACAAGGTCAAGGCTGACGCTGACCGCCGTGCCAAGCGTGCCGCAGAAAAGGCGGCTCGTGACGCCGAAAAGGCTTGATAGAATTGAGGGCGCAGAGATGCGCTCTCTTTTCTTTTGACCCGACTTTGTGAAAAATTTAACAAGCGGTTGCCCGGGCGCGGTTAGTCAAGCCTAACTTTCATTTTCAGCATATTGCACAAAATTTGTTTGAAAATTCTTTTGTCTTTTGGCTTGACAAATTGTATACAGTCTGTTATAATAATAGTGTTCTAAGAAATCAATAGAAAGAGGTTGAACCCATTGAGCAAAAAAAAGATTCGTTGCGTTCTCGACACTGAAACCGCAGGGGGATTGAGCAAGCCCCTCCCCTACGATTTTTCTTATATCTTGTATGAGGGCGCAGAGATGCGCGAGGTTTGCCGCCGTTCGTTCGTCATCAAAGAAATTTTTCTCGATGCTACGCTGATGGATTCGGCATATTACGCCCAAAAAGTTCCTTCTTATTGGGAGGATATTTGGGCAGGCAAAAAACAGCTTGTCAGCGCATATTTTGCGCGAAAAACTTTTTTCGACGATTTAGCGCAATTTAATTGCAAAGAGTGCTACGCTTACAACATGGCTTTTGACCGCCGCGCTCTTAACAATCTTATGAATTTTTCAACGGACGGTCGTTATAAATGGTTTTGGAAAAAGGGCGTTCGGCTGTACTGTATTTGGAATATGGCCGCTTGTGCGTTCCTTGCTGGGAATGACTACTACAAGACCGCTATTGCGCAGGGCTGGGTATCTGAAAAAGGAAACATTCTTACAAATGCGGAATGTGCCTACCGTTTTTTGACTGGAAATTTTGAGTTTGTTGAACAGCACAAGGGCATTGACGATTCTGACATAGAAGCGGCAATTTTGAAAAAGTGCTTAGCTATGCACAAAAAGCTGGATAAAACTCCGCGTGGTGGCGTATGGCAGAAGGCGCAAAAAATCAATCGCCGCAATCAAAAGAAAGTTGCCGCGAAGAAAATTGAGATTCAGTCCGAAATTGAAGAACTCGAAAAAGAGTTGAAAGAACTGCGCAAAAAGTTGGCCGCACTATAAAAAGTTGAGCCGTTCAAAATCAGAACGGCTCTTTTCTTTTTCTTTTGAGTTAGGTTTAACTAACTCGTGCCCGGGCGCGGCGCAACATTTGTCCATGTTCTTGATTGATTTATCCATGTTCATTTATGCCTTACTATGGTATACTATATATACAGTCAAGAGAGGAAAGCAAGTGAAGAACTTCAAAAGAAATTCTAAAAAACACTTGACAAACTCCGCTGGCTGTGATATAATAAAGATACTCTAAAGGGGTACAGAACAAGGCGCTCACAGCCAAGAGTGAGAGAAAGAGGTACACTTATGATGAAACAGTTTGAGATTATGGAGGCCGCCCGCCAGCAGATTATCGCCCAGCTGAAACTGGCAGACCTGCCGTATCAGGTCGATGGTGCAGAATTCGGTGTGTATGTCACCGTTAAGGATGGCGATACTGAAATTGATGTGCCGATGACCATTAAGGCCGCCGCACATCGCTATGCGGACACTGAAAAGGCAAAGGCTTATGACCTTGCCGCCGCTGCGGAGGAGTATGACTTCACTGTTAAGGCGCGTGAGGACGCAAAGCAGGCACGCCTTGCCGAAAAGGCGCGTAAGGATGCCGAAAAGGCACGCGCAAAAGCCCAGCGTGACGCGGTGAAGGCCGCAAAGAAGGCTAAGCGTGAAGTCGCAAAAACTGACGCCGAGGGCGATTCTGTCGAGCAGTAATGAATTGGGGCAAGATTTTCTTGCCCCTTTTCTTATGCTCTACTTTGTTAAAAATTTAACAAAGCTTGCCCGGGTGCAATGAATCAAAAGTACAAAGTAAAACATCATATTTGCATAACTTTTCTATTGACTTTTAAAAGTAAGCATGATATAATTATATTAAAGAAAGGGGAAAAGAAAATGGAAATTAGAATTGAAAACACGGATACTTTGCAAACAAAAAATTATTATATCGGCACAGAAAAACAGATGGAGGATTGACTATGTATTTTGAAGTAAGCGGTTTTCCTGGCGAAGGCGACCTGCGTATCCGAGATGCTGGCGGTCACATTGTTGATTATAGTGACTATAATACGCGATATAATGATAATGTTAAAGAGTACATTCTCGCAGTTGTGAGCGATTATTTGGATGACATATATAAAGACCTTGGTCGCCCGCAAATTGATAGTCCCTTAAATGGGACTATCTCCCGGGCACGGTGCAACATTTGTCCATGTTCTTAATTGATTTGTCTATGTCTATTTTCCTAAGGGTATGGTATACTATAATCATTCCAAAGGGAACGGAAATCCCAAGAGAGCGAAACCTGCACGCGGTACGGTTCAACTCCGAACTTGCCCCATTTAGGAGCGAATAGCTCAACGATAGAGCAACAGGGAAATTCAAAAAAACTCTTGACAAACTCCGCGACCTATGGTATAATGAATATGTTCTCAAAGAGAGAACAGAACTTAACACAGAGCGCCTACTGCCGAAAGTGTAGGAGAAAGAGGTTTGCTATGGCTACCACTATGAAGAAGTCCGAGATTCTGTCCACTGCTAAGACTGGCATTCTGAATAAGCTGAATCTGGAAAATTTTGGCGCACGCCAGATTGGCGCATCGACTTTCGCTCTGCCGATTGAGGTTGACGGCATTGTCTGCTGGGTGAAGGTTGCGTTTACTTGCGCCAACCCCATTGCCACCGACAAGGTGCCTGCGTTCGACATTGAGCAGGCTTGCGGTGATTGGGAGTTTGAGCGCGAGGAGAAGGAGCGCGTAGCCGCGGAAAAGGCCGCTGAAAAGGAGCGCAAGGCTCAGGAGCGTGCCGCCAAGAAGAAGGCTTGATAGAATCGAGGGTGAATTACTTCACCCTCTTTTCTTTTGACTCGAAGTTAGTCATGCCTAACTTGCCCGGGTGAGACATTGTTAAATAAATAACAGGCTTGACAATTAATGAAAATGGTGGTATAATAATTATAGAAAATGAAAGGGGAAATAGATATGACTAAATGGACAAATAATGATGACGAAATTTTTGAGGACGAAGATGCTGCGCGTGATCGTTGCTGTGAGATGATTACAGAGGATGACATTGTTGAAGTTATAAAAGATAGTTATATTGAATCCTATTGGAAATTGTTCATGGACGCTTTACTTGCTCACGATGCTTGGGAGTATCAAAAGTTACAGGACGAAATCTTTGATAAAGTTTGGGAAGATTGCGGTTTTACTGAAATTGAAGAGGAGGACGATGAAGATGGAGAATGAAACTAAATGTCCTTGGTGCGGTAGTACTAACATAGATCTTGATTCTGTTGAAGATTCTTTCTTTGAAAGTTCTTCTTGTCAAGTTATATGGAACGCGCATTGCAATATTTGTAATAGACAATTTTTTCAATATGACAACTTCGTTTTGAGTAACAGTTACGCAGAGAAAAAAGAGGATTAAATTTTAAGATAGGGCTTGACAAGTCCTATCTTTTATGTTATAATAAAGGGGGAGGAGAGAACTCTATGGTTAGTTATAACTAATTCGCTCCCGGGTAAATCGCCCGGGCAGAGTTAGGTATCACTAATTAGTTTCACCCGGGCAAAGTTAGTTATGACTAACTAACCGGGCCAAAAATAGTCAACGATCTTCCACAATACCATTATACCACCCTTTTTACAATATGTCAAGCATTTTTCAAGTAAAATAAAACTTTTTTCTTGAATATTTATACAAAAATTCAATTTTCCAGTTATTTCCAGCAATTTTTCGCGTCTTATCGTTACTTTTTAGCGCAAACTTTGTTAAATTTTTAACAATCGGGCGCGCAAAATGAATAAAAATGCACAAAATTTGTACCTAAATTGTAACTTTTCAAGCCAAAAATAACGCTGCTACGTCGAATTATTGACTCAAGAGCAAATGTATGGTATAATATTTATAGAAAATGAGAAAAGGACATAAGAACGACGAAAAATAAACCGCGTTCCAGCGTTGAAAAAATCGGCGTAGCTACGCCAGATAAAAGTGCGTAGCATCGTCAAATCGGTTTGGCGCTCATTTTCTACTTGACTGGTAGGGTTTTGAGAGTGAAAGCGCTCAAAATTCGGGAGTTTTAAGCTCCAAAAGCCAGCCAAAGTCAAGAGTTTTCAATCAAAACGATCAACTCAAAAGTCCAAATCAAATTCAAAATGGTGTAACTCAATTAGAATCTCGGCTGATTGAGTTTACATAAATGGTCTGCAAAAGATCGAGTAGTACCTCAAAAGGATGTGCGGATGATTCTGCACATCTTTTTTATTCGCGCCGAACTCAAAAACTTGACTTTTAATCAAAAGTATGATATAATAAGTAAAAAAAACTTTTTTAAACACACGCCAAATATTGACAAAAGCGCAACTTTGTGGTATAATATAATTATAAAGAAGATAAAAGGAGAATCGAAAATGAAGATTTCACGCGACGAAATTTGCAACGGCTGTACTAGTCTTCAGTTCGGGGCAAAAAAATGTCTCAAATTCAATACAGTTTTGAACACTTTTACCAATAGCGAAGGTTACATTTCTGTTTTTCCATGCGCGATTTGCGGCAGAAATGATTATACTCCGCGCGCAAAGAAAGGAAAAGCCAATGGAAAATAAGATGAATCAGCAGCAAAAACTCAAAGCTGCCAAGGATTTGACAAAGGAACGATGCAAGGATTTTGTCAGCGATTGCATCCAGATTGACGACTATAAATGGGCTTCTCTTGAGGAAGTCAACGGAGAGGAAATTTGGGTCGTCTTTTCGCTCACCGCCAAGAAAAACTTCGACATTGATGATGCTGTTGAGGATTGGAATGACAAGCTAAAAATGCGTTCCGCGCAATAATTATGATCCGGAGCCACGGGATTCGTGGCTCTTTTTTTTATATTTTTTTGGTTGAATGATTGACTTTTGTCGGGAGTTGTGGACTAGGGCATTTCAGAGGATTCCAACCCATCTCAACCAACTCCCCTACCAAAAATTTTAGGTGGCCAAGTTTTACTTTTCGGCCCATTAAAAATCATTATATAATTAGCCGGAGCCACGGGATGGGTGGTGACGTTGGTTTCTCCGTCGGTGGTCGGGCTGGAAGTTTTTTCCTCTCTCTCTCTTTTCCCTCTCCCTTTTCTTCTCTCTTTCTTATTTTATTTCTCTCCTCTCCCCTTTTTCTTCTTTTTTTTCTCTCTTTCTATTTAATTTTAACTTCAATCCCTCTCCTTCTAAGCGTCATTTTTTTCTGATTTTTGGATTTTGGATGATTTTGATTTCCTCCTTTTAGCCTGAATTGTACCCCTCTTCCTCTCATTTTATTTTCATTTTTCATTTTCTCTATTCCAATCCCTTTCCCTCTTATCCCATTTCCCTCTCCCCTTTTTCTCTTTTCTCTTTATTTAATTTTTTAATTATATAAGTTGAACCCTATCGCTTTTGAGTGCGGCGATAGGGTTCTCTTTTTCTTTTTTAATTTATTATTTCATTTGAGCGCTCGCTGTCGCTCGCACCGTTCGCTTCGTTATTCGCCTTACCTCTCGCTACGCTTGCGGTAAGCCCAATCTCGCTCACTAACACTGCATTATCCTTTTGTGGTTAAGGCTTCATTCTTTCTTTCTTTTTCTTAATTTTCTCTTTTAATTATAATTTAGATAGGAATTTCCCTCAGAATCATTTGAAGAGTAGTAAGCATAAAAGAAAATTCTAAAAATTTCATCCTTCCGCGCAATAAAAAAGAGAGGAATTTCTTCCTCTCCTTCTTTCTATTGAATGCGCGATTACCATGAAATTAACAAATTTACTGTATTTTCAAAAAGATGACTTCTGTCATCTATTGGAATTTCTTTAACTTTAAAACCATATAATTTTAAACTGTCACAAAGGTCTTCCTTGTCTCTCTTATTCACTAAGAAAGTTAGACGTGACTGTTCCTCATATAGAGCTTCAAAATAAATATGCTCCATTACAGCATCAAGAAGTCTTTGCCTCGTCGCATTCTTCTGAAGTTCTTTAAAACCAATTTTATCTGACTTATCCATACACGCTCTCGCGCAATCAGCTGAAAATCTCATTTAAATCACCATTGAACCGTTACTCTTTTAAACAGTCCCTTTCTATCAACATAAACTTCTTCTGATGTGACTCCATACCCATAGTCACTTAATTCTGCCAAAACCCAATCAGCAGTCTCGCCAACACCAATGTCAAAATTTATCTGATAACCTTTATTTCGTGCTTCTTTATAAATTTCTCGCATTAAACCATCAATGATATCCTGCCGCGCGTGAGTCTCAAGAATATTTTCAATGGAAAAAACTTCTGTCGGCTCAATACAAGCCCGTGCAAAATCAGCATTAAATAACATTTAAATCACCACTCAATTAATAACTGACCATTTATCCACTTAGCTTCATAACCTAAATAAATAAATCTATCTTCAAGCTCACTAGCATACTCTTCTGAGCAAGAAAATGAAACCTTAGATTTCCCATGGATGGCTGCGTCAAAAACATCATCCATCGCTCGATCAAAAGTTTTTGGTACTTTTGAAAATGTCTTACCCTTTTACAATCGCCGTTTTCTTTTAACCAATCAGTTAATTCTGCTCGAAAAAGCATTTAATTTCCTTTCTTAATTACCAACTTATTTTAAGCTCGCCAACAGCATAAGGTGGATCACTTCTAAAATCATCAAACTTCTCATATGTTACTTTATAGCCTTCGTTTTTTAAAAACTCAACCATTTTATCTATTTTCTTAACAAGATCATCTGATAAAATTGCTTTAAATTGATCATTCCCTTTTAATGCGGCTTCTGTAATTTCGCATTCAAGATATTCAAGATATGAATCATGTATATCATAATCTAATTTACTATCAACCAGAGGAGTATCTTTCATTGCTTCAGAAATTTTTTCTGCCTGCAATGCATTTATATATCTATGAAACACCATTTTAATTCACCTATCTTATTTACCACTTAATCACGAAACCATCGTTCGCACCACCATAAAAGTGTTCCTCAATGGTATATCCCATTTTTTGAATTAGATAATCTTCAACCTCTTGGCGCATAGAATTATCGCTACTAGCCCAAGGGACTTCCAATTCATGTTCACATTTGAGCGCGGACTTACCAATCTGTTCCATAATAGAATCAACAATTAATCGTAAAGCTCCAGATTCATTTTCTGAGAATTGTTCAGCCCTATTATTATCCATTATCCAAACAACTCTACTTGCAGCAGTGGCATTAATATTCATTTGAACTCCCCAAACTATCATAAATCGCAGGCCACCAAACCTTCATAGTCCAAACAGAACTATAACGAGCAACATTAGTCATCATGTCCCGTTCTTCATAAGTCCTTTTATCTATATCACCTTTAATTTGATAACCATTGTCTCCAAGCCATTTTACAAAGTCTGGTAAGGCGCCAGTTGCATGATCTTTTGCAGTAAATACTAAAGAATTAACCTTATTATCAACTGCATTCCTCAGCTCTTTCAAAAAAGAATCTTGAATAGCGATATAATCTCTAGTATAATAATCTTCACCACAGAATCTTCTAGTCAACTAATAAGCAGTCGGCACTCTATCGTTCAAATTCACCATTCAATATACCATCCATTACAATCAGTTCTAATTTTATAACCAGCTTCTTTCAGTGAATGGAGTAAAGCTGCTGCAAATTTATTGTCAACTTCAACACCCATTTTATCAGAAAAAAGAATACCAGCAACCTTTTTATTCTTTTCACTTGTCCACCAAAAGCTAAACTCTCCACGATTAGCAGCTTCTTTAATCTCCATCGTCACCGCGGGTTCTGCAATAGCAAGAAAATCCATAATCTCTCTATTGAGTCGAGAAACTCCAATAGCATCTTCAGCTTCAAATAAAATCATAACCATCATCCTCTCTATCCCACTTAATAGTCCAGTAATACATCGCGGCAGGACCAAAATCTTCATCAACTTCGTAACCAGCTTCAGTCAAATCGTTTTTAATCTTCGCATACAAAGAAGAATCCGACCTATTGTTAAACTGCGCGCTCAGTACTGGATCATTCAAATTCAAAGAACTCTCCATCATACGAAAAGAAACATCGGTAAACCAATAATGAATAGAATATCTACCCATCTTCGATACACGAGTAATCTCTCGTTCAATGTCACCAATCAAAATCGGATATTCTTTTCGCTGACGTGCAGCAATAGTTACTTCATCAGCAAAACTTCTAGCTTCTTTTGCACTAATCATTCAAATCAACCTTTCTACCAAAACCATTTCTTTTTCTTTTCTTTTGATTGCTCTTCTTTTACAACAGTCCAATTAATTGCAAGAAGCTTAGGCTTACCAAAATTCATTAAACACACATTATATCCATCATCTCTTATCTTTTGAACAATTATTTCTACAAAATCATTATTCATCAAAATTAAATCTCGAATACTATGATTGCTAAACGAATTTAAAAAATCATCTGACGTCATATCTATCTTACAACGGAATAATCCTTTTTTAACATAGCTATCAATTCGGGAATAAATTTCCGCAACTACGTCATCTACCTCTTGAATCTAACAATCTTTTAAAACTGTCGCCGCGGCATTATAACTCTCTTCTGCTCTCATATGGCATTCTCCAACTAACAATCATAAACGCTACATTTACCTCACGATCATTTTCAAATCTAATGTGAAAGCCTTTTTCTCCAAATTGCTTTTTTATTTCCTTTTGTAAATTAGAATTTTGAAAAAGCTCTTGAACTTCTCTTTTGCCAAGAACTATAATCAAGTCATCATCTATTGATCTTGCGCAGAAATCATAATTTCCAAGAGGTGCAGATCGTTCAATTCGACTTTCAATATATTTACTAATTTTATTTAAAACACTATTATATAAGTCTTGATTAAAATTGTCCGCAGCTCTTTTAGCTTCTAAAGCAGTCATCAATCTTCCTCCATCCATCGGATAATCGGAAACCCACAGAATGGGCAATAATTCCATTCAGAGTTCCATTTATCCCAATTAACTTTATGCTTGCAATGGTCACACTCAAGATACCGTTCATTTCCGCGCGCGGAACGTATTTTTTCTGCTTTTGCTCTAACGACAAATGAGTGCGGACGAGTAAATTCTTCTTTACACTCTACTGCTTGAATCAAATCTTCAAGAGTATAATCTTCATCCATGCTTGCCGCGATTTTATCCATCTCGCGTAAATCCTCAACATTAATTAATCCATTTTTCATTTTATACTCCAAAGGCATTGGCCCAAATAATAACCCATAGCAATTCAAAAATCATCATCAACAGCATATTCCCTACCCAAGGAACCTCATCATCTTCACCTTTATAGGTTTTTACATTCACACCGAGAAATACCCCAAGAATAACTACATATCCTACAATTAGAATCAACCAATTCATTAACAGATCTCCCGTGCAAAACAGATACTATAAATTATCTTTCCATCAGTCCAAGTAAACCAAGTACGTTCAATGTAATCTCCTTCATCACAAGAGAAATCCATATAAGGTACCCGTTGTTTTTCGAGATACTCACAAATATCATCGTAATAGTTGCCAGCATCGGGATCGTAAACTTTAACCAAAGCTAACCATTTCTTGTAATAATCCTTAATGTTCTGCTGAATCTTATCAAAACTGTCTAATCTGCAAATCTTTCTCAAAAAAGGATTAACGATTGTTTTCATTTTCGCACCATACTACATGACCCTGAATCTCTCCATTTTCAGGCTTGATATAATTGAAAACTATATAATAAGTTTTCATGTCTATATTCTGAATTTTCCCTACATTATATTTTACATGATGTTGCTGACAATACTTCATAGCTTTATCAATTACTTTATTTACTTCAAACTTTTTACAAGGCCAAAAGGCACTCAAAAAACGATATTCAATTGGATAAAACAAATCTTCAATATACTTAATCATCATTTACACCATCCATTTAAAAACTGTATACCATTGAATTATTTGCGCGAGCCGCTAATCTAAATCTTCATCATATTTTATATAAAACAACGGAATCTTATGCTATTGGCAATATTGAAATTTCATTGCATCATGCTTTTGACGTAACTAAAATCCTTCTATTCCACCAAAATGTTCAACAGCTTTAAAATGCTGTTCTCCTTGATACTCAATTAAACATACAACCTTACCATTAAACTCTAATGAAAAATCAAATCTAAGCGGCTTCTAATCTTTTAATCCATCGAAAGTCTTCTATTCGACAAAATTACATAGGTTTTGCGTAAGGATTTTCCGAATCCGTTGTTCTCCAAGAGAACCATCTTTTTCGTTGAAAACAATACGTTTTCGTGGCTTCTGGCTATATAAAATTTTTTTCGGGTAGAAATTCTTTTTCGCCATTACTTTTTCCTAAAGAAAAAGAATACAAAATTTGCAATTAGCAAAATTGCATCTGCAATACAAACAATAAAATTAAACCACAAAAAACCATAAACTGCAAGTGCAAGTACATTCATAATTAATGCTGCAATCAAAAGAACACTTGCAAAAACCATCCAATCCATTTAATACATCACCTTTTCTACGATTCCAAGAAGGAATAAAATGCCTGTGATAAACCAAAGCGCACTAAAAATTACATCAATCCAACCCTCGTCACCTTTAGTTTCATAAAATCGACGAGTACCATATCGAAATGCTAATATGCCCATTCCAAAAGATACAACTACTATCATAACTTCAAGAAACATTTTATTCCTTCTTTTCTTTCTTTTGATTTTCTATATATATTATACCATACCTTTATTCATTTGTCAATATAATAGAAAAAGCTGGGTATTACTACCCAGCTAAATTAATTAAACTTCCACACCATACTCACGCCAATGCTCTGCAAGCGGAGACGGGCCAAACTCACCAGTATAAGCATTCCAGCGCTTCTTGTTAGGACGCTGAACTTCCATTGCCTTTAGCTTCTGGCGAGCCTTCTCGCGCTGAATCTTGCGCGTCAACACATAAGTCTGCTCAATATAAACTTTCTTGCCATTAGGATCAAGAGCTTCACGAATTTTAGTCTTAATCTGAGTCATATATTTAGTCCTCCTGAGACTTATTATCTTCTTTAATAACAATTACTTTAGTTTCCGGCTCCCAATCTTTAAGCCAATTAAAATCGCCATTTCTATATTTATTAAATATAGCCATTTCAAAATCATCTGGCTCAGAAGTAGAAGTCATTTCAGGGTTAATAGTTACGACTTCGGCGCATTTTCGCGCGCAATGCTTGATTGCAGTTCTATTAAATCGTTCGCCAAAATTATTGAAAATCCAAACAAAACGAGTCTCCATAAACCATTGAACCAAATCTTTATAAGCGCGAAAAATCTCTTCGCCGCCAATCACAACTTCGTTACCATTTACGTCTTTAACGCGCATAGACTTCGTATACATTAATATTTTTTCCTTTCTTTACTTGTAAAAGTCATTATTTTCATACGTACTTTTATAACTACCAGCTTTGCGCGCTTCGTCGCTTCATCACTTATGTCTGAGAGCAATCTATATACTTGACCCATTCGCATAAATAGACAGCAATTTGCACAAGCTTCAATCCATAATCCAGTATAATAAGCGCGGAGTAACTTTTCAAAGCATTTTCTTATCATGATATCATGACCTTTAAGGATTAGTCAGATAGTCATAAAGAGTATCATATCCACCCATTTTTCGAGCAAGTGCGCTTATATTGGGAATGTCACGATATATCCGTGAAATGGGCATCGAGTCACTAAAACTAAACGGAGCGCGTGCCCAAAGCCAAGTATATTCAGCACGGAGCAATTTTTCAAATCTCTTTCTCGTCATTTTCGTCCTCACTTTCATCTTCGGGATACCAGATGATTTCAAAAACTTCATCTTCACTAGCATTATCTTCGTCCCATTCAAGGATTACTCTTAAATATTCATCACAAGCACTTTGAATACCTTCAAGCAATGTGTAATGAGGTTTTGGGTCTAATTTTCCATCTTTCTCAATATATGTGACAGAATTAAAACCAAGAATAACTGGCGTACATCGTATATCCCATCCGTTACAAATTTCCAAAAGAGAAAAGTAATCTTCTTTTGAAATCACAACATCAGTACCCAACATTCCAGCTTGCATTGCGTTTGTATATTGATTATTTACATATAGCTAAAGATCTTCATAAGTCATTAAAATAACCTCGCGCATCTAACTCTTTTAGCATGGTATTATAAACGTGCATATTCGGGCAATAGTTGCCTTTAACAAAGAACTCATCATCTGCGCCCCTGCCATTTAAAGCAAGAGCCAAGGCAGCTGCAACTGCTGGGCTACGAGAATAACCAGCATCACAATGAACTACAATCTGGTCGACTTTGTCTTTCCATTGTTCAACCGCACGAACGATTTTCTGCGCGTCCACATCGCTCATAGGAATCAAGCCTTTAACAGGCTCCTTGCAATCAATGTCGTCAAACTGACAATACTCAACGTGCTTAATGATGTCAGGCTTTTTCTTAGCATCAATAGCAAGAGCGTTGGGAATAGGAGTATCATAACTAGAAATTGAAATAATCAAAGTAGGAACATCAAAATCTGCAATACCGTACTCGATTCCCCAACCATGTGCCGCAGCAAAACACTCAGCACGCGGAAGAACTTTAATCTTCATTTTCTAATCTCCTTTCTTCATTTTCTATAAATATTATAGCATAACTTTGTTCAAAAGTCAATAAAAGAAACCGCCCAGATTTTTAATCTGAGCGGGAAAATTAATTAGTTGTATTTTGAAAGAGCTTTAAAAAGTTCGTGTGCATCTTTTGTTGCATCTTCTATCTCTTGAAAAGCCTGTTCTTTTTCTTTTCGCACGGCCACGAGATCTTTTTCAAGGTCAGCCTGCATTTCAGAAACCAATCGCTGATAATCTTTGCGGCGGCCTCGACTCTTAGGACCTTTTTCTTCGTTTTCAATTAAAAACGAAGCACGCAAATAATCGAAAAAGTTTAAGCTAAAATCAATAAAATTGTAATCCCAACTGTAATTACAAAAATGAAACTTATCGGGATGAAGGGCATACATTTGTTTAAACAGTTTGTAATTGATTCGTGGATTGTTTTCATCAATATTAAGGTATTTTTCAATAAACTTAAAATTCGGCAAACCATCATCCATTGTCATTACGAAGAATGAACAAATATAAGCGATAGCGGAACCACAAACTGCAAGCATACAAAGAAATTGAGAACCAGTCATTACATCATCGGAAAGTTCCCATGGTAAAGTTCGACAAGCATTAACGAAAGAAAAAATATAAATTGCTGTTACTGCATTGTATTTCAGCAGATTAGACAAATAATCTTTGTCACAGCCGAACATAAAAATCAAGCAAACTCCGAAGCAAAGCCAGTTAAAAATCGTCCAACCAATCATTACTGCATTTCTCCTTTCATTGAAGCCATAATATCAGCTAATTCGGTAGAAGCATGATTTACTTCTTGAATAGATTTCTCTTTTTCCTTTTGAATGCGCACCATGTCTTTTTCAAGCTGTTCAAACATCATTTGAGAAACAACGCCATTCTTTTTCATCTTCGGACTGCAATATAGAAACGAAAAACGAAGTAAATCGAAATAGGTCATTTTAAATTCTAAACCTTTGAACGCAGGATAGATACTGTTGTAGTCCCATTTAAACAGTTCGGGATGCATCGAATACATATTGCGCACGACTTTATAGGAGATGCAGTCGTAACCTTGAGAAAACTGCCGTTGATGTTTGTAATTTTTAATCACTGTATTCTCGCGGTCAAATTGTATACCCATAGCTCCAAAATAGGACAAAGAATAAAGAATAATCATAAACATAACTGAAGTGACTCCTACTTCTGGCTCTTCAAATACATTAGCAGCACACCAAAGCAATCCACTCCAACCACCGAAAATCATCAAGCGCCCAAATCTTTCCTTTGTCACCTCTTGAATGGCGTTCTGTCCAAGAACTTTATTAGACATCTTCGCCCAACCCCAAACACTGCCAAGAACAATTATCCCTAAGAAAAACCAATCCATTTTAAACTCCAATCATCAAATGAAAAAGAACGCTTGTAGTTGCGCCAAGAGCAAAGATAGCTATACCCCAAAGTATAAGTATCAATGCCGCAATAATAAAATTAAGCCATAATGGATTCTTTGCCGCTTGCGCGCGGTAAATTTCAGATAGTGTTAATTTAACTGTGATAAAGAAAAAATCCAACGCCATTAAAGTAGTCAATAGTGCCACAATCCAGTTAATCATCTTCAACTTCCTCTTTCATTTTCTATAAATATTATATCATACCTATCTTTAAAAGTCAATAGAAAAAGGGTTGGATTTTACTCCAACCCTTTCATTTTATTCAAGAGGAATGCTTACAAGCGGCGCGGAATCATTGCTAACCTTGGGGAGTTCACCGTTCCACTTATCATACAGCTTATTACGCAAAACATTATCAGTTAGACTTTCAGACAGCTTACGGTTTGCTTCAGCTTCGGCTTCAGCTTTAATGCGAATTGCGTCAGCTTCGCCCTGTGCTTTTGCGGTTTCTGCGGTTGCCTGTGCTTCGGCGGCAATACGCTGAGTTTCAGCATCTTTAGTTGCTTTATCAATCTCAATCTGATTCTGAATAGTCTGAGCTTCTGCCTGCTTCGCGGCAAGGTTCTTCTGATTGATAGCTTCGTTGTAACTCTCCTCAAAATCCATATTATTAATCACAACTTTGAGGATATGAACGACATTCTGGCCATACTTATTATCAAGAGATTCCTGAAGTTCTTTCTGCGCAGCAGGCTCAATATTAGAGCGAACAGTTACCTGTTCAGCAGTAAACTGAACAGCAGCATCCTTTAGAGCGCTCGCAACCATTGCGTCACTAATCAGCTGACTCTTGTAGTCGCTGACGTTAGCATAAATCCACGCGGACTTTTCATTATCAATCTGATAAGTAACAGTTACATCTGCCATATAAACAGGAACCTTTTCAGAGGTCTCGCCCCAAATCTTAGAATCTTTCAACGCGAAACCAGCATCCTGCTGCTTATTATTTACAATCTCGATAGATTCAATAAAAGGAGTCTTCCAATTAAAACCGTTCGGCAAAGTCTCTTCCGCAATCTGGCCAAAAGTGGTTTTTACACCAGTATAGCCAGAAGGAATGATAACAAACGACATACCAAACAAAGCAATTACTGCACCAAGAATAACCGAAGTGATAGCTCCAATCACCGACTCTTTATTGAATGCGACAATCGCACCAATAACCAGTACTGCCAATCCAATAATAACCAAAATAAAATTAATCAATTTTTACTCCTCTACAAACTCTTTAAAATCATTCCACTTAATCTTTACCTGGATGCGCTCGCCATTACGACGGAGCAATCCAACGGTTGGAGTACCAACCAAGCCCTCCATGTAACAACCACTACCGCCATTATTCTGCGCAACCCGCGACATCGGATGCTCCTTAACAAAATCAATAGCAAACTGGATAGGCCCATAGCCGATCAGCGGAACCACATCAATGTTAAGCTGCTTAGCAATCTCCTCGACCTTGTCGCGCAGAAGCCAGAAATTACCGATCTTCACATCGAACAAAATAAAACTAACATCTTTACGATAACCGCCACCACTCTGAATCTTCGGGCCATAACCCTCCCCAAAGAGGACAACCTCAGTCTCGCCAAAGAGCTGCTCGAAAATCTCCTCATTAACCTCTCCGCCAAAAGTAGTCTCAAGGTAATCCATTAGCGGCTGAGGAATGTTTGCACGTTCGGTACGCCCACCGAACTCAACTCGATGTCCGTCCCAACGAATCTGGATGTTGGTACCATCAACTTTCTCAGTCCAAATCCACTCACAGTCCTTGAGGTACTGAAGCTCGTCCGAGCGCCAAACACCGTCAAGCAGTTTCTTAGTCTCAAGCGAACGCTGAAAACAAGTCTCGATTTTCGGATATTTATTAAAATCCATATTCTTTTCCTTTCTCTTCATCAAATCTTTCGTCAGAAAGCAAATCCATATAAATATCTGCCATATCTTTGTTAATTTTGGTAGTTCGGATAATCTGCCAAATCTTAGTAGACAAATGTTCGTAAGCAGGAATATAACACTCGGTTACACGATCAATATCTTTTTTTGACATATCGCGCAAACGATTGAGATTCATGTTATCCAGAAGATCGGCCATCTTAACATACATAATACCAAGGTCTTCAGTATCCATAATGTTCAGAATATAATTGGAATAAGTCGCGCCTTTTGGACGGCTAAGTGTGCGGATGGCTTTAATCTCGTATTCCGTCAAACCAAAATCGGGATTCATAAGCCATTTTTCGTCCACACCGCAATCTTCAATCACATCGTGGCAGAAAGCAATTCGTGCAAACTGCGGCTTAACATTTTGCGCAACACGAATTAAATGTCCAATATAGGGCTTCCCACCCTTATCTGTCTTATCTTTAAACAATTCAAGTATTGCATAAAAGAGAGATTGATTTACCCCAACTTCTTCGCACCATCCGGCAATAGAAGACCATTCAGGCGGTAGCAATTTTGCTTTATTCATTTAGTTCTCCCTTACATTAAAACGCCAATTCTTCAACTGCTGGTAATCAGCAGTCTCCTGCTTATTCAGTTCACTCAGATTAATCACTTCGCATAGCGCCTCGCGGGCATGAGTATAAGGTTTCTCCTCAATATTCATGTTCGGGCATGGATTCAAACGACGAAAAACCTTGGACGTAACTACGCCTTTTGCTTTCTTTGTCGTCAAAGTGATAAGAACCCAGTGTGCACCCTGAAGAGAAACAGCAGTACCAAGAATCATTTAAAAGTCAAACTCCTTTGCATTTTTAAAATAAAATTCCATAAAGAAATGAGTGCCAAGATACTTCCCACGCACAATCAACTTCGGAATATGGACAACATCAACTTCGTGATCAACCAAATCATCGTAATTGGAAATATAATCCTGTTTCCAAAAGAGAGTGTAAGGAATTTCCATAACACTCATATCTTCTTTGATTGCGCGCTCGACATCTTCTTTTGTAGTAAAAACTTCAAGATAACCACTAATTGCTTCGTGAATAACCTCAATTACACTATCAAAGTTCTCCATCCCTTATCTCCTCTCTCATTTTCTATAATAATTATAGCATACTTATGCTAAAAAGTCAATAGAAAAGCCAGTAGACTTTATATCTACTGGCTAGGTTTTAATTAGTCGTCATCTTCGCAAGCATTTACTCCCGTGGGTGCTTCTTTTTCGTCAGTTACAAGAGGAATGGGGCAAGAATCAAGAGCTGCAAAAGCATTAGACTGAATTTCTCGCTTGATTTTCTTAGTTGGATGAGGCTGATTCATCATTGCCATAGCAAGAATCAAACCATCTTTATTGCCGCTCTTGCTATTGCTCATCAGCATAAGCGGAATAAGCATATTCTGATCCATCATGCCGCTGTTGCCATTCATCATAGACAGAGCCAGAATAGTAGACATATCCATATCTGCACCATCAGAAAGCATCATCATAGTCATCGGATTTAGACCAAACGGATTATCGTCACTCGGCTGAACCATATTCTCAAAAGGATACATGATTTTGGTTACGAAATCAAAACCAAACATATTCTTTGCGGGAATAGCAATCTTCTGCTCGCTTGCTTTGGGGTCAACAACAGTAAAAGTACCATCAGGATGAACATTGGTAACAGTTACATAGTTACTGGCATTAATAATAACATCACCAACACGCACCTGAGATACCGCCACGGGAATCTTGAACAGCATATCGGTATCAAAGGTCATACCAGTAACATCCATGACCTTATCATTAATCTTATCATATGCACGGTAACGGTTATCAAAACCAAGAACTGCAACGCCATAAATAGACGGTTTCAGTTCAGCGGTATGAGGAACCTTACCAAAATCAATATTTAGAATCTTAGAAAAATCCATTTTGAACTCCTTTTCTTTTTCTTTTGAGTTAAACATATCGGTAACTTCTTTATCGGCCTGTTCTCTTAGGCCATTGATCAAACCATGTAACCAATTATTATCAATAGAAACAGAATCTGTGTTATTTGGTTTAAACACATACTCATCAGCAGCATAGGATTGGAGCTGAGCGTTAAGTAAGTCATTATCAGTTAAATTAGTAAGATTAGTTATACCACGCAGGTCAACATCAGAAGTTGTCACTCTTCCATCTGTCTTAACTTTCAATGATGGCTGATTAACATCAATAGGACCAAGTTCTCCATGGCCGCCTTTCGGCGAATAAGTAAAAGATGCGATTGGATGAGATTTAGAGCAATTGTCACAATCTTTCACGCAACAATCAGAATGGACGCAAGGACTACATTTGGCCATCTTATCAGTTATCAACTTATCAATTTGATCATGTGTAATTAAAATATCTTGGTTTTCTGGGCGCCCAGCCATAATAGGCATTTTTTTATTGTTCCGAATTACGCTGATTCTAGGACAACAAGTAGGTTCAAACGGGTCTTGATTTTCATATAATAGTTCAAGACGATCTTCAAAAGCAATTTTAAAAGATCTCAAGAAAAGAATATCTTCATAAGCACAAACAAAAACATTCTTTAACTTACAATACTTTTGGTACGCTTCATAATCATCAAAGACGCCAGTAACAAGCATCTCGGTATTGTAACTATGACCTTTTTCATTTACTGGGTCTTTAAGAATTAACAGTTCATCATGCTTACCAAGATACATTGGCGAAATTAGTTTATAAACATAATCCTTTCCGCCAAAAGTACCGTTGTTCCTCCTGAACTGAACTGTAATAAAAAACTCTTTAACCAAATAATTCACCCCACCTCTTGTTCAAAAGCAAACATAGTGAATTAGCAAGCGTTTCATTTTCAAAACGAATGACGGGTGAAATCCACCCATGCTTTGATTTATTTGCGCGCCCACCATAATTTTTCTCGCAAAACTTTATATATACAGGATAATCCAAACCGAGAACCCGCGCTTGAGCGACGTCCATAAAACCGAGGTCTCCATTTGGATCTAGTTTCTTCTCAGCAATAACACTTTCTTTAATACGAAACTTGCCAGAAGCAAATTCGTCTTTGCATACATAGAAAGGTTTATCACCATAATACTTTGGGTCAATCATTTTTATTCTCCAAGAGATAAACAAGTCTATTTTCAAGCATTTCTGCCATCTTCATCGCATCCTCACGCTTATTAAACATCGGACCACCGAGATAACGAGGAAGACAAATTTCTTTACCAAATCGCTTAAACAAATAAGCGATATAGTTCTCATAACTCAAACCAAGCAATCGTGCGGGAAGAATCCGATAAGTACCGCAAAGAGGACCAAACTCTTTGCATAAGTCCTCAGTTACGGCATAAGTGTATTTAGAGAGGTCACAAGGATGCTCAATACACTGAAAATATTTCATTGTTTACTCACTTTCTTAGTATTTTGAAATATAGTTAAGATTCATCGCTGCGCGTTCAGCATCGGTGAGGATAGTCCACGACTTAAAATTATCGGGGAGTTTAATCTGGTCGACAGGGAGTGGCTCAATAGGGCCATCTTCAAGAAGCCGTTTAGAAATGTCTTCAAAATAAATGAGATCGGCATCTTTCTTTTTCTTTGCAGGGGCTGGCACTTCACCAGATACATATTTCTTTACGGTCGCTGCGGAACGATGCAAACGACGCGCAGTTTCAGCATAACTACCTGTTTCCGCATATACTTTCTTAATCTCAGCAATATCATTTTCAGTTAAGCGCGCCAAGGATAAATCACCTCTCCCTCTTTCTCATAAGGCACATTTCGCCAATCTTGCTTTTCATCGTAAGGTTTTTCGTTTTTCCAAACATCCAAATCCTCAACGATAAAAGTATTCATATCTCGGAACAACTTGCTCATACAGAAATTAAAATACTCACCTGCGAGTTTTTCATACATACGAGTGGTATGCTTCTTAGTTTTCTTATCATAGAAATCAACAATAACAAAAAGTATACCACCACTCCCATCATCGAAAGAGTGCCAATCAGCTTTCTTTTGATGAACTACAAAACGCCCTTGCCACAAATCATCATTTTCAATGACTCGATTGATAAAACGCATATCAGCATTGAATTTACGCTGAGTGGCTTTTCTTAATTTAAAACTCATATCTAATCCCCTTTCTCATTTTCTATAATAATTATAGCATAATTTCGTTCAAAAGTCAATTAAACCTAACCGCTTTCAAGTCGATATTTTCTATTTTTAACTGAACTTTTGGTTCTATCTAAATGAGACATAGATTCTTCAATAGTATGAGTTAAAACATATTCATCTTCTTCTGGAGTCCAGAATTTCTTGCGCGCGAGCTTCTTTGTTGTTCTTACCCACTTTTGAATTTCAAGGTAAGAATTATATTTTCTGTCTAAATAGATAGACGCATTTTCATAAAGCATTTTACTTATTGCTAAAGCGTCCTCTGAGAAAACAGTGATGTTGTAGACATTATCTCTAGTATTTCTGTTAATTTTCTTTTCTATTCCAAAATTATCTAAAAGAAATTTGCAGTACTCTTGTTTAAGATTCTCACTTTTAGTAACTAAAGAAAGAAATGGAACTCCTTTAGCAGTAAAACCAAGAGAGCCATCTCCGTCAATAACACCGCGCCAAAAATCAGAAGCTGAATAATTTTGAGACGGAATAGAAGCAGTTAAAGTTTTATTTTCTGTTGGAAAACCAAAATCAATTAATTCTTGGCGAAATGCTAACTGGTTATTTGAAAATGCGCAACTCTTATAGCTATTTTTAAAATTTGTTTCTCTTTCGCGCGAAGCTAAATGAGAGTCGGGAATTAGATGAAAAAGTTTCTCACAAATGTCTTTATCTTTTTCATTTACTTCAAGCTATACTCTGCCGCGGTTACGCTCCAATAACTCTAAATGACCATCAGTAACTAATAGACCAAAAACGTAACTTTTCTCTTTAATATTCATAATAAAATACCTCAATGAAATGATTTGTTCATAAATAAAGTAATCTCATTTCATTGAGACTCAAAAATTTCTTTTCATTTATAAACTACGACAATGCCCTGGAACGGGTCATGCAAATCTGTAGTATCTCGAAAAGCGTAAACTTCTTTGTTTAAAATACCATTATCACGAACATACTTTCCGCGCTTACCCTCAAGAATTTGTCTATTGAAACCAATAGCATCGAAATCTTCGATTTTGTAAGGATAAAGTGCATCTTCATCACCGCATTTGGTAATGCCAATCTCGGTAATAACTGAGCATTTTTTAACAAATTCTCGAATGGTCATTTTATTTCTCCTTTTCATTTACTATAAATATTATAGTATAATTTGCATCATTCATTATATCCTTTTTCGAATATGCAAAAAATCACTAATCTTATTAACCATCAGCTATTCCGCTGCTTCTTTTTTATTTTTAAATCCTTTCTTTAAATCAAATTAATTCCAAATTGGTTTGCTTTAATTCGAGCAGCTTCTCTCGCTTCCCAATCAGTATACTCTTCTGCGGGCGCGACATTATGATCAAACATGAAAAAGACTAAATCTGTAATATCATTAATCTTTTCACAGTATTCTTGAACCTTTTTATTATATCTTTTTATGCGGGCTTGATCTCTATCTTCTTTTGTTTTAAAGATATTATAAATAGGAACAACAAAAGTCCCATAACGTGTTTTGATAGAATAAAAAACCATTATATGTTCTAAAGGACTTGATACATCAAAAATTTCGCCTTCATGATCATTATCATAACTATCTGTAAAATAAACATAATCTCCAAGCTTAAAATTTTGTTCCATTTTAACTTCTCCTTAACTTTTCTATAAATATTATATCATATCTTTTCGTATGAGTCAATAGAAAAAGCCTAGTCCATTACAGACTAGGCTCTAAGATGAGAAAAGAAAGGAGACACTTATTAGTTAATCGTGGAACGGCTGACCAGATTTGAACTGGTATAGACGGATTAGGAATCACGCAGCTTTATCCTATTAAGCTACAACCGTATAAAATCCGGCATTATTTTATATCGCGCCAGAACGATGAAAAGGATAAAATGGTACGGCTGAAGAGACTTGAACTCTTGGCTTTCAGATTAGAAGTCCGATATTCTATCCAACTGAATTACAGCCGCATAAGAGTGCGGCTTTATTAGTGTCGAGCCGCGAACGACAAGGAGATTTGTATAAGATTTGTAGAAATTACAAGTGGTACGCCCAAGAAGAATCGAACTTCCATCTCCTAATTCGTAGTTAGGTATTCTCTCCGTTGAACTATGAGCGCATAAAACAAGACCAACAATACGCTGCTCTACCACTGAGCTAAGTATTCCCATTTAAGAGAAGATACTGTTGAGAATCGAACTCGACGACAAGCGGGTTACAAGCCAATTTCAGATGCTGCGATGGTCTTTAAATGGTGCGCCTGGAGGTATTTGAAACCTCACCTTGCGAATTAAGAGTTCGCTGCTCTTCCAGTTAAGCTACAGGCGCATAATGGAGCCGGAGGGGAGATTCGGACTCCCGTGAGCATATGCTGACGGCTTACAAAACCGTTGTAATCGACCACTATACGACTCCGGCACGATAGTCCGATAATTTAAAGAGTTCCAGACCATTTTTCTCTAATACGATTTACGCTTTCCGGTTAGTATCATTCCCGTTCCACAACGCATCTTTTGATTTGTAGTTTCTTAATACTTTAATTCAATAGGTAACTAGTATTCTATTAAACCGTTTCTTGAGGCTTACAGGTATCAACACCTATGGTCGACCAGGGCGGATTTGAACCGCCAAATTCTTCCTTGAGAGGGAAGTAAGTTTAGCCATTTCCTTTACTGGCCGTTGTAATGCGCGAGTGACTTTGAAGCAAATACTCTGGGCGACGTTTTCTCGCGCGCCTTATAAGCGAACTCCACTCATAAGTCCTACCCTAGTTTTTTAAACAGCCGATAGGAGTTCTACGACTGTCACGCAACTGGTACTTCCGACTAGAGTTGAACTAGTGTATCGGCCTTATCAGGACCGTGTCCTAACCGTTAGACTACGGAAGTATATGGTGGCCCCTGCGGGACTTGAACCCGTCATCAGGAGATTGAAAGTCTCCTATCCTCACCTTTAGACGAAGGGGTCATAATAAAAGCGACATGGTTTAATTGCTTTTGCAAGGGGCGTCTTTACCCGTGCCGTAGATGCGCATTGCGCCGACAATTATCAGAACGTTAATCCATTCTACCATCGAAGCTGGTGCAATTTAACTGACGAAAGAGAGCTTGTATTCATTTCGTCTTTCATGTCTATTGATTTTCGTCAATCCGACTTCCAAGTTCATCAGATTGTCCAGTTCACACCGCGTGGAGGTATCAATTATTGTGAACCTTACCACTCAATTAAGAGTGGTGAAGCAATCTTTTAGCGTCTTGTCACTTTAGACTAAGATTGCAAGTGATTTATGAACGCAACTTCTGCGTTAGGAGGTTTGGCTCGGTTCAGCTCCATTTCTGGTAGCCTGTGACCCCTCTCGTAAAACCTAGTAGCTCACATTTTTGCTCAGTGAAGTGTCTACCAACAAAACTGTCGTAAAAATTAAGTAATCTTTTCTTCACTTTCTATAAATATTATATCATAGATTTGAAGAAAAGTCAATTATTCAAACCCGTGTTTCCTAGCGGCAAGATCAAGTTTTTCAAGAGTCTCATCAGTCTGCTTGATGATTTCACCATTGACGAAATTCACGCGCTTGATAAAGTGAGCTTGATCATTGGGAATAGTGAGTTCCTCGCCAGTCAAACCTCTATAAATTTCGCCATAGAAATCTTCACTATTGATTTCGATTTTAGAAAGATCGTCCATAAGAACGTCGTACTTCATAGCTTTGCCAATAAGCATACGCAGGTAAGATTTACGAACAATATGCCATTTAGTCTCATAATTCTTTTCGCTCATAATTTCATTTCCTTTCCTCATTTTCTATAATAATTATAACATAGGATTAGAAAAAAGTCAATGAATTTGATTTTCTTTTTATATTCTTCAAAAGCCTATTTTCTAAATATTTTAATCCATTCTGTCGTTCTGAAGGTTATAATCAACAATCAAATGAAGAAACAACATCGGAAACAAAATTAAATGAGCCATTAAAGTTTCTCTATTACTTCCAGGAAAGCCTTAATCATATCCATACGCTCAAGTCCCATTTTGTCACCCAACTCTTTAATATTTTCTTCAAAAAGGGCTACTCTATACTGTTCACCATTCAACATATCTTGCAAATAATTTTTAAATCTTTCCCCATCAGGAGTCAACTGAAGATTATTATCCTTCTTCATTTTCATTTTCTACCTCTTTATACATTGATTGCGGCAAAGTAATAGTTTGTCCTTTTCCGCCAAATAGCCACATATAATCTTTTCTTTTATGCCTTTGAAGGCATTGCGGACAAATAACCTTATCCTCATTAATTGCTTCACTAGCAATATTTGTATTATTAAAATCAATACGCCCGCCGCAAGAACAAAAGAAAGTTACCAAGTCATCAGTCGGCAAAATCGGTCCTTGAGGAGTCATTACCGGCGCGGCAGGAAGTGAAACGCTTACAATATAATTATCCATTAATCTACCACCCAAGCATATTCATAAACTCTACGATAATCATTACTCTTTCGAGTCGAGAAATTCTTGTTCCTACGCACGGCTTGATTTGCTTTTCTTTTGAAGTAACGATAACGACTAGCATGACCAAGTTGACGAAAATAAATTTTTTCAGCTCTATACTTCCCGCGCCAAGAATAATAATCTCTATACTCACCGGGCACTTTAAAATCATAATTAACAGGAGGTTTAATGTGTAAAGCCCAATGATACCCTTTATTCCGAGCATAAGTTAAAAAATAAGGTGCCGGATAGCCAGTATTCTGGCTCAAAAAATATTTCCTATTAAATTCTTTTCTCTTTGCAACTCGACGTTCTGCACGAGTTCGAGGGTGACTCATAAACATTGCTCCTCAAATTTAATTTCAAATTGCTCAATCAACATTTGATTCAACTCTTCACGAAGCTGCTTCTCAGTTTTGCCTTTATCTGCGGGCTGGTCATGTTCCCAGCGGTCGCGCACATTATAAAGCATAGTATTTAAATCAAACATTGCAAGAGCATCTTCTTTAAACATTGAACCATTTTTAATTTCAAGAAGAGTATCACGCAAATTTTTAGAATAAGTAGAATAGGGATATTTATCGCGCTCAAAAGCATGAAGAAAAATGAAATAATGCAAAACAATATCGACCAGAGCTTTGCGGTCGCCTTTCTTATTCCAATCCAAGCGTTCCAACTTCCTACTCTTGAGCGCGCTCTCAAAACAATTTACTACGCGCCAATAAAATTTAGGCAAAACAGCAGTAAAACAATCCATATCTTCGAAAGGATTTACTTTTTCATCTAAATCAGTCCAACGAATGGCAGTAGTATATTTAGAACTTACAACTTCAAGAGCATGAAAATCCGCATTCATCAATGCTTCAACGAAAACGCGGAAATCTTTGATGACAACGTGTTCACCATTAGGAACACCATTTTCATCAATATACATCAACTCTTTTGAAACAGGCTTACGATTCAAAGCCAAATCTTCAAGAGAAGGCATGACAATCAAATAAGAATCAACATCAGATTCCTCAGTCTCAAGAGCATAATTCTGAGAACCATAAACTGACGCCAAAATAACATCATAACCTTTTGATTCTGCAAACTTCTTATGGCGCATCATCTGATTAAAAACATTCTCGTCAAAAATAGCAAGTTCTTTCATTACCATTCCATCATTTTTCCTTTCTCATTTTCTATAAATATTATATCATATATAAACAAAAAAGTCAATAGGCTAGATACCTACTGACTTAAAATTAACTATTTAAACGTTCTGAAATCTTCTGGATTCCGTCGGTAGCTTCATTGATTTCAGATTCGGCCTGAAATTTAATTTTATTAATGTCAGCTTGGACGCAACGAAGTAAAGCGGCTGTATCTTTATTAAGCTTCTCTTTTTCTCGCTGGTTATAATCAATCGCGTGAAGACCATTTTTTATTTCTTCTTGCCTATAATAATATTTTACTGCGGCTCTATATTCCTTAGCAGTTTTAAAATAAACCCAGTACCAAGTTTCGCCGTCTTTAAATCTCAAATAGCGTTTTTCGGGATATTTTTGCTTAACAATATTCCAGCGCGCAGGATTAACAGAATAAAAATCAGTAAATTGTTTATAAGACAAACATACTTTATGTTCTATATAGACAGACCTGTTATTTTCTCGAATAATGTTATCATTTACAGTTCTAAAATTAACATCAATCAAATCATATTTGTCTAATTTTTTTTCTATTGCCGTTAGGATAGCGTAGATAGTTATTGCAATTCCAATAAAAGGACATATCATAGATACAAATTCATCTTCATCATATGTCACGCCGCACAAAATAGAAATAAATCCCATTATACTAAAAATTATAATGTGAACAATCAAAAGCAAAAGCATTATTCAAGTACTCCATTCGTTAAAACCATTGTACGTCCATCCATGCTCCAAAAGTCAGCTTTAAATTTAATAGTCTGCCCTGTACTAACCTTTTTTTGACTAGTGCTATTGAGATAAATTATAATCTTCGCGCCAAAAGGAGAAGGATCACTCTCGCTATTACAAGCAGCATAAAGTCCAGGGATTTCACCGTAGTCCCAATAAAAATCTTCAGTAGAAACAATTAATCGTCCATCTTCAGAAATAGAAATTTGATCGGCTTTAATTTCACCTTTAAATTTTAAATTCATCTGTTGCGCGATAGGAGAAAAATCCGTTTTTTCTTTCCATGCTTCTCGATATTGTTTAGCTAACTTCCGAATAGTAATACCGTCATTATATTCTGATGTGACGATAATTTGTTTTTCCTTACCCGGCAATTCCATATCGGAATAAGTATAAAAACAACATCCGAAAATAATTATAGCTGACAGAATAACTGATATTGTCGTTTTTAAAAATTCTTTCACTTTAATCCTCTTTCTCAATTTTTTTACATTCTGCGCAAAGATCAGTAATATATTCGTTAGAATTTTTAATCATATAATGACGTAAGATCTGAAATGCTCGTCCAAGAGTAGGAGCATTAATAGTAGAAACTCGTCGAGTGGATTTACCATCCTTTGTATAAGTATAATACAAAGTCCAAGCAAACATTCCCATAATACTTCTCCTTGTGAGTTTAATCTTGATTGCACGGAACAGTATACTAAACAATAGTATAAGTCACACCGTCTGAGCAAAATTATGAAAAGTCAAGTACATTAATTTTGAGTGGTTATGTAAAAATTCTTTACGTCAAATAAATCAGTTGGATTAAAATTTTGTTTATTAGGGGGGATTTATTATGACGGAAGGTTAGATAATGAAGTTCTTCCAGCCTTTCTAACATAAATGTTTAACATTGGTTTATTTGTTTTCAAATCAATTGCGCTTCTTGCGTGATCAATAGGAAGTTCAAAAAATTCAATAGGCAAAAATCCTATATCGCCAGAATAAAGTTCTTTAAAAGTAATATTATCGACAATTCTAATTCTTCCGGTACTTGGGAAAATTTTAAATAACTTTTTAATTTTCATTATCACACCTGTCCTAATTCAGAATCATTGTAATAAACAAGGATATAATGACTTTTATTTTCGGCTTCAGAAAATACTCCATTTACTTTCTGCGTGCAGAGGAACTCATATTCATCTTCGCCCATTAAATCTTTTACAGTCCCTGTGAAATGAGGACTTTCACTATAACGATCGCCAGCAATCTCAATCCACTGACATTTGCACAGCACATTAAGTAAATCTTTAACAGTCATTCTCCAACTTCCTCTCTTGATTTCTATAAATATTATAGCATAAGTTTATTCTAAAGTCAATAAAAAAAGACCTCAGATTTTACTCTGAGGTCTTTTCCCCATAAACGTAATGCGTCTGTCTTTACATCGAACTTTGCCAATGGTGTCTCCTCACAGAATCGAACTGTGCATAGGTTGCTTATGAAACATCCGTGAGTTCCCAGCTCAGGAGACATGAAACGAGGGATTACCCACCCTCGCAAGGGTCACTCTTAGGCGGTGAAGAACCGATCCTCATTCTGTAATTACTGAAAATCTACACTCACGCATTCATCCCAGACCTCTTTTATTACTAGATACTCCCAGTTTGAATGGGCGAGTGATCAAAGCATTATCAAGTAATACTTACTTTTATTCTTCCAACTAGAAAGAATTTGCTGTTATCCGAGTATCTATTCAGAGGGACAGATTTCTTACGTGTCTGTCGTAAAGCCGCCAGTGAAAATTCCACTGGATTAGATGGACTAGGAAATAAATTCCAGTCCGATAATCAAAGAAATGGTTGAAATTCTTTTACTCTAATTAAGTATTCGGCATTATAACTCCTATTGTTCATGACCTGTTTGGCGTTTCAGCGTACCGTACAATGCATGTCTAGCCCAGGCATTGCTCCGCTTCAGCTATAATCCTCTGGGAGGATTGAACCTAATTAGAAACTTTGATTAATGGAGCGCGTGGGGAGAATCGAACTCCTATCTGAACAGTGGAGGTGTTCTATGTTCGCCATTACACTACACGCGCATATTAAGAGGGAGTTTTCAGACTATCCCTCACGTCCATTGGAGGTTACTTTCGTTTTCTTTGTTTTATAGACCGATTCCAAATGACTAAGCCACATATCGCTAAGCGCCGGTGGTAGTTTACCTCGAATCCATCCTATCTCGGTCTCCGCAAATTTACTAGTCTTAGCGGTGTTGACTAGACAGTTTTTAACGACTTATCTAGGTCCAAACCTCGCGAATTTGACGCCTTATCTCCTAGGCGCAAGGCTCGTAGTCCTTCCGAACTACATTGGCGGCGATAAAGAGGATCGAACTCTTTTCCTGTAGGAGACAGCTACTAATTCTAGCCATTGAACTATATCGCCATAAAATGAGGAAAATTACTTTTCCTCGTCACCTTTGTACCAAGCTAAATCAATTTCACTCAACTTAGCCCAATTCAAACTAGGATATATATTATCTTTTTCTCGTTCATCAAACATAGCATAACCAATCAACCAATCATTACCAAGATTGATCGCCTGCCGTAGATAAACGTACTGGCAAACTTCATCATAGCCTTCATCCAAATCAAGTTTTTCATCTTCTTTATACCAAAGACGAAACAACTTATCCTTAGCATAACTATTGAACCAGTCAGCAAAATTCCCAACAAAAAAGTCCATAATGTATCCTTTCTTAAAATAAGTGGTCCCTCATGATGGTATCGAACCATCCCGGCGAAACGCATGGGTTTTACAGACCCACCCCAATCCTTATGGTCTAATGAGGGATAAAACAGAAGCCGCACAAACGACTTCAGAAACTCTTTCTACACATGATAGATGAGTTAATGGTGCATCTGGTCAGAGTCAAACTGGCATCATACAAATTAAAAGTTTGTTATTCTATCATTAAACTACAGATGCATAAAGCCGGCAAGCCGGCAAATTTTAAATCTTTTTCCATTCTTCATCCGAGTAAGAATTAATCTCTTTCTTAGTTCTTGGTAACTCAAATTTATCACAATATTTCTTTATTGCATTTCCAGTTACACCAAACTAACGACCAATCCATTCGAACGAGTAATTACGAATTAAGTACTTTAAAGTACTCCGTTTAGGAACAATTTTAACTTTTTTAATGCGGATTCTTCCACATTTAACAGAACAAGTTTTTGCTTTACTGTCGTATTCCTTCCCGCAAACAGGACAAATTTTCATATTTTTAATTTTTACTTTTGAAAAAGGTTTATCTTTATCTTTACTTTTAATAAACTTTTCAGATTTACTAGACTTATTAGATTTATTAACTTTTGATTCTGTTTTTAATCCGATCTTCTCTGGATGCAAATTCCAACCTCTAATTGCATTAGAATCTCTTAAAGGATAATCTTCATTTAAATCTGGATAGCTTATCCCTCTATTAATATCACTAACCGCCATCTAGCTAATATTAAACTATTTTGCTAAATCAGCTTGAGATATTAACGTAGTCTTTAAAAGATATTTTAATTCCTAAAGCTATTCATCAGTCAGTTTACGACATTTCTAACTAACATTATCTCCGCCAGGGGTTAAATTATACCCACATTGAGGATTATTTGAGTTAAAATAATCTATCCAATATACTTCTCTAGCGTTTAAATTTTCTTGAAGACATTCTTCTAATACTTCAAAAGAAAAATTTTCTAATCCATATTTTTTAAATGCTTTATGAAGTGAACTATTGTAAGTATCATAACTTGCGTCAGAACTTGCCTTTTTATGGTCTCTCCATCGACGAGCAATATTTACGCTCTATCCAATGTAACATTTACCATTAACTTGATTAGTAATTTTATAAATTCCACAAATAACTTTCATAACCATTCCCTCCAGAATAATTAAATATAAGGCCGGTGTGGAGGCACCTTAATCTCATTAACCGTCGTTAATGCTCCCCTATTGGCAATGGGATATTAAGAAGCGTCCCATCAACGCTTTTGGCGGACGGTGAGGTAGTCGAAACCCCATTAGGAGATTAACAGTCTCTTGTACTAACCGTTATACGAACCATCCATAATAAAAATCAAGACGATTTTTCATTTTGTTTTATCATCCATATTGTTAAAACATCAAAAGTTTTGCAGAAATCGTCTTAAAATCTCATTTCAGCCCACATCAAGACAGCTTCTTACCAATATTAGAATTTTAAGTTCTGATTGTGAGTATTTTGCTGCTTCTGTCTTTCATTTTCTATAAATATTATATCATAGAAATCATAAAAAGTCAATTCATTCGGTGAGCAGTTTCAATCTCACGCAAGCTCATAGGGATTTCGTTTAACAGTATCGGATATACCGTAACCTTCACGTTCCCATCTTAGAGCAACATTATTGTCTTTAGCGATTTTTAATTCTTATCTACGAATGAATCTCATTTTCTATAAATATTATAGCATATTATCTATCAAAAGTCAAATCATTGAAAGTCATCTTCTGTCCAATGAAGACCTTTATAGGTAAGGTAATGTTTAAAATCTTCAATAAAACGCCAATAGTCTTTGCCTTTCCCTTTTTCAAAAGGAAGTTTGTTATACTTGTAGAAATCGTGCGTATATGCAATCCACAAAAGCCAAATCAAATTAGTATCTTTTGCTTGAACATGAATCTTCGCGCGAGGCTGATAAACTGGATTATGATAAAGAACATAATATTCATTATGAACATTTTCAACAGTCCAATTAGAATCGTGAGTAAGAATCTCAAAAAGGTATTTCTTCGCTTTGTTCGAACGGAATACATGAGCACCGCCAAAGCAAAACTCAAAATAATCCATTAAATCATCATAAACCCAATTACTTACGGGCGCAGAATTAACTTTCTTTTTCTTCTTACTCATTGAAATCCTTTCAAGTTTCAATCAAAATGAACGGATAACCTGGGGCCTTCTCGCGCAAATAAGCATAAATCTCATTACACTTTTTCAAATAAGCAGTCGCACTCATGTCAAGATTCTCTGGAATAGGTTTGCCATTGAGATAAAGTTTCAAATAACAATCATAACTCCAATTATCAGCGAAAAGCAAACCAAGAACATATGAATAGTCATTATCAATATCTTCTCGCTCAAGAATACCAGCATGAACCAAATCATCTTGAAGAACTTCATAACTAATAACTGGCGCAGTCAAAATCTTCATCGCAACTTTCCTTTCTATTGGTGCGCAAGGTGGGATTTGAACCCACAAATTCTACGTCCTTAGCGTAGTGTCTATGCCGTTCGACTACTCGCGCATGATGAAGAATTTTCGTATCTTCTCCTCTTGATTGCCTATTCAATACTAAGGACGACGGACTAACTCAATCAAACCGTGAAGTTCAATTCCCATTGGGAATTTAATAAGGAACTCCGTTCTGGAGCGACTGGTTGGATTTGAACCAACGATAAAAAATTAAGTGCTTTGCAGGCACCCGCCTTTGTCCACTGGGCCACAGTCGCATATAAAAGGGAGAATTGCTTCTCCCTAAAAGAAAGAGGTATGTATAAAAAGAGTAGGAATCAATTCCCAAACTCTATAAATATTATATCACGATTTTTAGAAAAAGTCAATTAAACAGTTTCCGACATTTCCTCAATCATCTTCTGGACTTCGGTGTTCTCCATATCCAGCTTGTGACTACGCCTTGCAGCGAAGTCAGCATACTTAGTAATCTGCTCATATAGCTCGGCAACACGCTTCTGATAGTCATAAGTATAGTTCGTCAGGGCATGATAATACTGAGTCCAAGCCTTGCGACGAGCAATTCTCATACCCTCATCCTCGTCCCACTGATCATTAACCGAGCAGTAAGCCTTACCCTCAAACACACAATAAGCAGGACCAAGGTCGGAATTAACATGGAGTAGAGAGGCAATCTCCCCTAGCTCACAAATCCTAAAAGCGTCACGCTTAGTCCAAATATTTGCCAGATCGCGAACACCGCCACTCAGCTTGGCGACTACGACGCCATGATACAGCTGACCATTGATACATCCAGTTTTATCTCGGTCAATGTAATACGAAAAACTCGGCTTGTGATAAGCGATGTCACCATCACGCTTAGCGGTCAAACGAGGAACAGCAGGAATAAACTTAGTCATAATTTAAATATCCTTTCTTAACTTTCTATAAATATTATAGCATAAAATCGTTCTAAAGTCAATTAATCTTCAAGAGTATTAGTAGAAAAGGCTTCAGCTGTAATGGTAATACCAAGAAAATAGCTGAGAATTGCCGGTAGAGTATACTCCGCATCGTCAACAATAATCGTATCAAAAGGCACGTTTGTTGCGGTCGGCAAGTCATCAAAAGTAACAGGTGAAGGAATCTTATAACCCATCACATTTGCCTTTTCCATCAGAATGCGTCGCCGATGGTCGTCAATAGCAAAAATAGGAACGCCAGAATTTGCGCTCTCCTCGATCAAACGAGAGGTTTTGCCTTCTCCACGCTTCATTCTAAAAATCTTCATTTAGTTTTTCTCCTGAGCCATATAATTTTTCAGCGCTTGAGAAATGGTTTTGCCATCTGCTTTTGCGCCAATCTCCGCGCGAACAGCTTTCATCGCTGCGCCAAAAGCAGTTGGGAGCATACACTCAGCATCCATTTCACGCAGATAATCCAAAACCTCATCATAAGACATCATTTTAGGCAAGTAGATGGAATAAAGGTCAATCTGACGCTTCAAACCCTTAGCATAATGAGTATTGAGTAAATCACCAGACATTGCGTCATAGTCCTTTTGCATCTGTTTAACTTCCTTGCGGATGACATCAATAGCTTCATCATTAGTCAATTCACGGCGAAGCTCAACTTCTTTCGCGCGGAAGCGAGACAAAAGATAAGAATAATCATTCTTATCTTCCATTCTATCCTGTTTCAGCGCGGCTTTCATATTCATTTCAATCTCAGAAACAATCAAAATAATCTTCCTTTCTCACAAGGTAATATAAAAATCTATACCTTCATTCCACATAATTTTTCGGGCTTCGTGAAAATCTTTAATCTGCGGCGGAGTTTTATCGTGCTGTTTAAACCAGTAATCAATAAAGTCCTGTGCAGCAAAATTCATCAAAGCAGTATTAGAAATGAAAGTCGCCCAGCTAGTATCTGTTTTTGCTTTATAACGTACAAGCCACATAGACATTAACCCCATTTCGCCTGACGAACATAAGAAAAGGTGCGATGAGATTCCTTTTCAGTCGGTTTAAAATTAAGCCACTTCTCAATGTTTTCCTTTCCTTCAACAGTATAAGAGCCGTCATTATAATCTACAAAACGATTATCCGAGGCATCAAAATCATAAACAGTGCCATCTTGCATTGTTAGACTGCCAGTTTCATCACCAGTTACAATCCAAATAAAAATTTCTTTAATATCGGATATATCGTACCCTTCAACATGACAAATAGTTTTTTGATTCTCATAATCGTAGATAACAAAATCAAAACCCAATACTCACTCTTCCTCTCTTGATTTTCTATAAATATTATATCATATATATCTCAAAAAGTCAATAGAAATAATTAAAATTTCACGTCAAAAATCAACCAATTATCCATTGCGTGAAGATACTCAAGTTCAACATCGGACTCAAAGAAATCTTCTTCTTTCAAGGGATAAATTCCAAAATCAGTTGGATGCTCTCGAATTTCCTCTTTAGTTACAAGAGCAGAATCATAAGGTTCATGATCGCGATAAATCTTTCTCGCGCACTCACGAGCATACCATTTTGCTTCTCGATTGGTCAAAAATTCTTTTTCATCAACTAAATGCAATGGCGCATAAGGACGCTTTAAACCAGCATAAATTTTAAACTTTGTCATAGTCATTCTCCTTAACTTCCTATAAATATTATATCATATCTTTGCGCGGGAGTCAATATAAAAAATGGGCTGGAATTTCTTCCAACCCAATATATGTCAAACTTCAATCCAAGCATCAGTATAGTCGGCCGCAGAAAGAATTGTGTCATCTTGTAAGCATTTCCAGATGAAGCCATTATCATCAACATAAACTTCATCTTTCATGTAGTGTCCATAACTACCAACAGGAGCTACCCATTTCTTTGCAGCGAAGGCATCTGTTGTATGGCACAATGACCAATTTTCATGGTCTTCTTTTGGTGAAATTGCTGAAGCAGCATGAGGAACCAATAGAACCCATACTTGTTCGTCATACTTAACTGGTGCGCCAACTAACCAAGAAGAATAATCCTTATTAGGTTCCCATTCGGGAATACATCCCTCATTAGCAATAATTTCAGTACCAGTTAAATTTTTTGCTTGTTTTTGAAGTGCTTGAGCATCTGCTTTGCCTTTCGCGCGAAAAGTATTCAAAATAAAATCTTTACTTGTCATACTGATTGCACTCCTTCTTGATAGGCTGCGGCGATAGCATCGTAAATTTGTTCTACATCTGATTTATCTGCTTTTGAATTTTCAAGTGCGGAGACACGCTCATCAAGAGTCATAGAAGCCTTGGCTGGATAATTCCACCAAGAGTCAAAATCATTTTCAACTTCTTCTACTGTCAGCGCGCCATCATAACGGAATTGAACTTCGTCGCACTCGTAAGCATCATAGGTTTCTTCTTCCGAATTACCCTGTTTGGTGACTTTTTCGATATTTTTCCTCAAAATAACGTCGGTTTTTCCGCCAACGGGGAAAGTCAAAACAGCTTTCGGGATAGAGCAATAAGTCTCTTTCATAACTTGTCAATTCCTCCCTAGAATGATTAGATATGGATTGCTTCGAACGATTCATTAGGGTATTTATATGATAATTGAGGATTACTCCATGACTTTTAGAATATGTAAGCCAACTATTATATGCCGCAACTTTTCGCGCTCTCCAAATAGGTACATAAGAGAGTTGATTTGCGCGGATAAATTGTCTACGTGCTCTGCGAAAAATTTTCTTGCGAATGCCACGGTGATGACGATAAATTCTAAAACCCATCATATCAATAAAAGTATCTTTATAGCGAGGATGGTTTTCAACCTCTTTAGATGGGAATTGAATTATTGTCCAGACATTTTTGATTTCTAAACTAAATTGTGCTTTAATACGTTTAGCAACTGTCTTAATCGCGCGCTCTAAATTGGACTTATATCCAAACAAAAGAAAATCATCTGCATAGCAAACAATTTTTTCAACCAGCTTAATCCGCTGTCCGCGGCGCTCTTTATAAAGTTTATTAAACTCACGCAAAACTTCACTCATTACTAAATTAAATGCCCAAGTGGAAAAGTAGCCACCAATAATTAAATGGTGATTAGGATAATTTGCCATAATAGCATCAACTAAACCAATTAGCTATTTATTCTTGCCGCAATATTTAGCGATAAGATTATGAATAGTGCTTACTTTTGTTGATGGATAAGCCTTGCGGACATCACATTTAATACAGTCCACTCGTTTGTCTTTGAACTTTGGACTATTGAGAATATATGAAATTCTTTGTGCGCCCTTAACTTGTCCCTTACCTGGGATACTGCCAAATTGACAATATAAAATTTTAGCATCGAAAAGTGGTTGAAGTGCGTAAACCGCGATGTACTCAAATACTTGCTGAAGAGGAGATTCTTGACAAATGTCTCTTTTCTTTCCTGAAATACCATCAACTCGATTGAATTGACGAAGTTCTCTAAATTTAAGTTTGTTATCAGCAATCATTTGAGCGCATTTTTCAGATAATTTCTTGATTGCGCCATCAATCATAGGAGTTGATTCATTTAATTGTGAACGCTCCTTTATTACTACGCGGCGAGATATACCTGTTTGGGTGCATAATAAATCAAGAAAATCGTTGCGATAAAGTTTATGCTTAACACAGTCATAAACCGCCCAGTAAATAAACTCTGGATCACATATATTAGTACTTGCGGGCTTACAAAAAGTCTTTATAAGTAGCCCTCCTTATTAGTCCTTTGGCCGGTCTCCCCGTGCGACTTTCGCCGAAGCTACTAGACGCAGTTAAGCTTACTCTTTTCTGAATAAAAGAATAAGCCGGTCTTGACTACGCAGGAGCAATTTCAACTAAATAAGTCTAGGAACGTAATCCGCATTATTGTTGTAAAACTGCTCCGCAAGCAAGACCGGCTAGGACCGCCGAGCGCCCCGTTCCAGTTAGAATTCGAAGGAGAATTGTTCGAGTTACGAGCTGAAACACCACAATTACCGCCATTCTACAAATTGTAGAAACACCAACCAGCACGCACACCAGACGACGCCAAATTGACGTTGAAGCCAAATCTGCCAACGGAATACGTCCCTACTTTCGTTAAGCGCCGAAAGAACTGAATGGAGGATTTTGTAGTAGAGAAATCCTTCCCTAAACTTTGAATCGTATCCTTGGAATTTTATTCTAGGTTATATAGATTCTTGAATGGCGGTAAAGTCATTGAATCTATCTCGGTTTCGTATGAAACAAGACTTGAAAGTTAATGGTTCAATTAAATCATGCTATCGCCGCACTCAATTGAGATCGGGTCAACAGTCGGGCATATCGCACGGATGGGTCGTTTCCATTATAACGGGGACTTGCGTCCCCTCTCTTGCCTATCCGCACTACGTGCTCCTAGGCTTCGATTCACCCCGCAAGACCTGGACCGCCGAGCGCCCCGTACCAGGAAGAATACGAAGGAGAATGGCTCGAGTTACGAGCCGAAACACCACAAACACCGCCATCCGACAAATCGCAGAAACACCAACCAGCCCGCACACCAGACGACGCCAAACTGACGGCGAAGCCAGCTTTACAACCAGTTCCGCTACCAGCTGTTGTGGATACCTTAGCTGGCCAGCAAACTGCTGGGTCATTAGCAATTGCGGTATCTTCGATATATTCCCAGTGCCAACTTGTATTAGCACCCTCAACTGCCCACTTCAAAGTCAAATCAGTTTGCTTTGTATAGTCAGAAGAAATTGTTCCATTAGTAGTAACTTTTGACTGGTCATGGCAAGTATAACAATCAAACATATAGTTTGTATCATCTTTACTCCATTGCCACAATTCGTCTGAAATAATCAGATAAGCACCATTTTGGAACTCAATCTTCTGGAGCAAACCAGGTTCAGAACCATTGGTGTAATTAGTTGCGCTACCATCATAACCCAATACATTGTCATTGTATCCAGAGTGATAAGGCATAGAAGAAATCATTGTTTCACTCGCAACAGTGTCAAAAGTTGTTCCGCCGTTATCAATATTAACAGCTGTATAAGAAGTATCATCAATGGTAACTGGCTCCAAACTTTTAACTTTCTTCATTGAAACAAGGCTTCTCATAGCGCTGTCACCACGATCGGTAGAGCCACCTTTCTTACCAATGATAACAGTTGAACCAACTTTAATGTTTGCACCCTGAGCGGTAGTAACAATAATACGTTCTACACCTGTCTCACCAACAGGAGTAGTATATTGCCAGTTATAGTTTGAGCAACCTTCAATAGTACCAGAATTACCTTTCTTAGCATACTTTAACTTCATCATAATATCAAGGAACTTGATGAGGTTGCCACTTGCGCCAGAGTATTGACTACCACGCTTGCGCCACAAAGCAACACCAGATTGATGAGAAGTAAAATTAATTGCAGGAAGATTAGTACCAACCGTAATAGTTCCATCTTTCATACCGGCATAATACTTTGGGTTAGCAATAAACTCATGAGCTGTACCATCTTTTGATGTACCTTGCGGCCAACGGTGCCAAGTTTCATCAGGAGTTGATTTGAGTTCGACGAAATGATAACCTTCACTGGTATATTCATGCCAATAAGTGTTCTTTTGAAGAACCCAAGTGAGATGCTCACCAGAACGAACGGTGGCAATATCGTCAATTAATTCAACCGCATAAATAGTGATTGAACCGTCAGAATTATGCTCGCCAGACGCCTCAATGCACCAGAACTCTGGCTTAAATGCGAAGTCGTCTTGACCAAGAGTTGAATTAGTTGAAGGAGTACAAGTCATACCAACAGAATCATCAATGTACTCACCATTTGCACTGTTTGAAGTAGCAAACAAAGGTAGCTTAGTGCCATAAACTTTGTTGCTGGTAAGGACATTTCCAAACCAACGCTCAAGCATCTAAGTACGGGTAGAAGTACCTTCAACCCAATTTTTCTTCCACCACTCTTGGAACAGGCCGTTGACTTGAGCAACAGAAGTCGCATTGTGAACCGCTTGGACATAAATGCCATCAATCATTTCATCAACTTCAGTTTTGGTGTAAACTTTAGTTGAATCTGCGGGAATGTAACCAAGAGCAGAGGTAATATTATCAGTAGTGACAGTTGCGTCAGAACCAGGATCACCTTTATCACCTTTCACACCCGGAATACCTTGTTCTCCTTGGATGCCCTGCACTCCTTGAGGACCTTGTGGACCCTGTATACCAGCCGCGCCGGACAAATCAGTGACAAAAGTAAAAGCACTCTCACCTTTTACATAAAGCTTTGCATTATCCTCATTCGCGACATTGCCAGTATTAATGAGAACAAAATCACCAGTAGAAGTGTCAGCACCGCTAAAATCGGCGTTCATCTCAGCCACAGAAGCATAAATTTTCTTTATGCTGAAAGGATCACCTTTGTCGCCCTTTGCACCCTAAACACCTTGAATGCCTTGTGGACCTTGCTTACCTTGCGGACCTGTATCACCAGCCTCACCTTTCTCGCCTTGAATGCCTGGCTTACCTTGCGGGCCAGCTGGTCCAACTGCACCAGTTTCACCTTTTAGTCCTTGAGGACCAGCAGGGCCAACATTGCCAGTATCTCCTTTCTCACCTTGAGCACCTCTCGGTCCTTGGATACCTTGAGGGCCAATAGGACCAGTTTCACCAGTTGCTCCTCTTTCTCCCTAGATACCTCGCGCGCCTTGCTCGCCTTTTTCACCTCTATCGCCCTTTACACCTTTAAGACTTGCAAGCCAGTCTACTTCTGTGCCTTCAAATCCATTTTTAACTGCAATGGCATAAGCGGTTACTGCACCTAAATCTATTCTTTTACTCATGCGTAGATTACCTCCAGCTTACCATCATCGGAAATTCTGAAACTGATTTCATCAGTTCCTTCGGCAATAACAGCATATAAGTGTCCATCGTTGTCACTTTCAAAAGAGACATATCCAACTCCACCTGTATCACCTTTATCACCTTTTGGACCAGTTAATTCTTTCTTCTGCTCCGCAGTGAGATCGTTCCAAGTAAATGGGTCACCTTTATCACCTTTCTCACCTTTCGGTCCAACTGGTCCTTGTGGTCCTATATGGTCAACGTGAGCATCTCTAACTGCCTTGCGAGTCAACGCAAGTGTAATTATGTCCATTAACTCACCCCTTTATATCCACAAATAAATGTCCATCTTCAATATCAAAAGAAACATCTAAGTTCAAATTCTTGACTGCCTATTGGATTTCATCAGCCATCTATTCTCTAAACTCTTGTTTCATTTGCTCTATATCTGCAGCCGTCCAATAATCAACTCCACGCTAAGGAGTTCGTCCCTAGAGTGACTCAAGCCACTGTTCCTCAGTTCCTACATAGCCATTAGCAACAGCAATTTCATAAGCTGAAGCACCACGCGCCAGCGGATTAGATAGCGCACCGGAAATATCACCCGCTGGATTAATTGCGCCAGATATAGAGTTATAATTCGCAATACTTCCGTAAAGTTTCATAAAATCAAATAGGCTTCCATGTCTTTTGATTGTTTAACATATAGCAAACTGAGCCTTCAATAACAAAAGCAACAGAGCCAGGCGCGCAATCAGTAGGAAGACTAGCAATATCATCAACAGAATCGCAAACAAACTCATAATAACTATCTGCGCCCTGCTTAAAAGTGCTAAAACCCATAATAGACCTCCTTAAATACAAAATGCAAAACTTGTTCCTAAACTAATATAGGATGGATAAGTTGCATAGTTATTCGCACCGCCAATAGCCCAAAAGTATTCATAAAGTTCATTTTCAGCTTGCATTGCGGAACGAGTGTAATAGACGATATTTTTATCGCCGCCATATTCTTTTTTAACAACATAACCAGGATGATCAATATAATATTGATATTGATTGCCTTCATCGTTGTTAATTTCGCTTGTAATATTGCCTTTTGCGACATATTCTCGAATTGAGAGCGGGAAAAGATAAGACTTAGTGGTTTCAGGAGTTGAATTTTGAATCTTGCCACTAATACCAGATTTTTTCATTACAGGAATAATCATTGATTGAAGTTCATTTGGCAGATTGTCATATATCTCGCCGCCAGGAGACATTAACTTGTAAAGATTTGAAGTACCCCAAGATTGAGGGGTATTTTCTACTTCTGGCTCTGGATTGATAGAATAAGAATCTGGCAAACAAGTGGTTAGTTCAAGAATCATATGCGGCTTTGCATTATTTTCATCTCTATCAATCTAACCTTTGTAAGTTGCTTTTTCTTCGCGTCCATCATATATTGCAAGAATTCGAGCAGTAAGAATATGACCATCCTTCATATGAATGGAATGAGTATTTCCCTCATCCCAATTCTGTTCTTTCCAAGTACCTTTCTCAATCCACTTTTTAATTTCAGCCCACGAAGCCGTAGCAAAATCTGCTTTTGGAGTCCAAATAGTTGCATTTTTAGCATGAATTTCTTCAACAGGAGTTTCACCTTTGTAAATGAGCTGAACTCGCTTATTATCAATGAAAATAGGCATTAAATCGTTGCCTCCTCATTGCTTGAAGTTGGGTCAGATTTTTCAATGATGAAATAAAACGTATTTGGATCTTTTGCTGCAATGGCATTATAAGTATCAATATCCATTACTTGAAATTGACTTGATTTAACATATTCGGTTAATTCCATTTTTCGCGCATCGAGTTCATGAAGTTTCTCGCCATTGGAATCCTCGCCAAACCAATAATCTGGTTCATTAATTGAAACCAAAAGAAACATATCACCAGGATTTAGCTTACATACTTTTCCATTATAAGTAACTGTGTTGTTAGTTAAATTAAGCGCCCCATCAAGAGAAGCCTTATTATCAAAAATGTAAGTAATTGGTTTATTTTGAATAGCATTCATCAAATCTGTAAACTGATAATTCATTTTATCAGAGACGTCCTTAATGATTTGCTGTTGGTCTGCAGCTGTCCAATAATCAGTACCGCGAATAGGAGTAATACCATCCATACCACGAGGAAGCTAAAAATCAAAAATTGCATTAGTATTTGTGCCAACATTGGTTACTTTTGCTTGTTCTGTAGCTGGCACTGTTTTTACCGCGCCAACTTCTACTTTCGCAGCACTACCTTTTAAGGCAGGAACTTCTTGCCAAGTGCTTGTATTTTTATCATATAGCTACATTATAGGCATAAGTTAATCCTCCTTAAAATAAGATTTTGCTTGGGATTTAGCCCAAGCAACAAAATCGCGGTAATCTTGATATTTTTTAGTCATACCTTCCGCAATGTAATCATTAATAAAGTTATTTTCATCATCATAGGTATAACGAGTGTGAATAATGTTTACGAGTAATTCAGGATAAGAAGATGCGCTGAATGAATCTCGATAACTGGTGAAATTAAAACCATCATCAGTTTCAACGATGTCTGCGCAAACTCGACAAGAAAAACGATTAGCTGATAATTGCTCAATAGTATTTTGAGGACGGATTTCGCTTGTTGCTTTTGATATTCTCATTTCAATCACCTCTTAAAAACTACGAGCCAAACGAGAACCAATATCTCTATTTGTTTCACTAAAAGTACGAGTACAATTCCAGTGGAATAAGCCCGCGCGCAAATTGGTGGAATAACCACCGCCATAAACCGGTAAGGTATAATCTGCGGTTGGAGCATTATAATAGTCGCTATAATTACTATCGCTATCGCCAGCAGCGACTACTTCGCTAGGCAAACGCATCCAAGGATTAGCTTCATTATAATTTAATTTAGTAATAAATCCGCTTAAAGTTGGAATAGTACCAACGGCTTGAACGTAACTTGAATTGATCGAATTACTCCAACGAGTCCAATCATCGCAATAATACACACGAGAATTGTTTAAAATAATACCATCAGCATATTCAAGTAAATTACCGTAAGGGTTTTCAATTCCACGATAAGAAAAAGCATTTTTAACAATACCAGAATAAGGTTTAATGCCCTTTGAATCTTCGGTAATGGTTAAACCATCGGTCAAACCGCAATCAGAAACAGTCTTAGAATTAACCAAACCTTCTGCTATTGACTGAATGTTGCGAGTAGCAAATTCAATAGTCATTAGCATCTGAAGTCCATCGGTACGGTCTATGAGTCCAGCTGGATGCCAATTATCACCTAATCCAAGAGCAGCAGTCCTAAATGCTTCAATGGTGGTTGAACTTTGAGGAGTAACGCCAGTTTGAGAACGATTGGTATCGCTGGTTTCATAACGAGCATATTCATAATAGTCTGCTTCAGTTCCATCAGGACGAGCGAACATCTTTGCAACACGGTATCCCGCTTTTTTATAACGACTAATCATCCAAGTTTCATAGGTGTCATCAACAGTAACTTTAACATAATACTTTGGAATCTTAACCATTATTTGTGCAGCCTCTGCGGCGTTATCAGAGTCAGTTACAATACGAATATCTGACCAAGGATAAATATCATCGAAGCTATTCTTAGGCATAACGAGTTTGCTACCAATGGCAGCTACTAAACCAGTATCCTCGCCATAAGTTGTAATGTTATTCTTGATTACTACGCGCTCACATGATGGATCTGATGATTCAATTAAGAATCGAATACCATACTCTGCTTCTTCTGAGCGGGGATAAGATAAAGTGATTGTACGAGTCTATGCAGCTCGCGCGATATATTGTAAACTATCCGCGGCAGGCTCATATCCTTCAACTTCAGCACCACTGATAAAATATTTGTGTCCATTTAAAACATAAATAGTCAAACTGGTTCCATTCCATTCAAAAGTAGATATAGTATCAGCTGTCACATCGTGAAGATAAATTTCAGTGCCTTTAAGAGTTGCATTATCCGTACCGCGCACAATGATATTTACACACTCGCTAACAATTCCGTTGACAGTTTCTTCAAGAGTAACCCATGATGTACCTTTTGAAGTTACAACGGGGAATAACTGAGTGCCATTTTCAACTTTATCTGGAAGTTGAACTTTAGAATCAAGTTCCTTTTGAAGTCCAGGAATGTTAGCAATGTCAATTGTAGTAGCTGATTCTTCTACTGATGAATCAATCCAAACAAGCTTCTCTTGATCAATTTTTGGCTCAGTTGGACCATAATAAACACCAGAATCACCAGTGTCACCTTTGTCGCCTTTTTCGCCTTTGAGTTCTTTGCGCGCAGCTGCTGGAACTTCATTCCAAGTGAGTGGGTCACCCTTGTCTCCTTTGTCACCTTTATCGCCCTTGGCTCCTTGAATACCTTGGATACCCTGGGAACCTTGGATACCTTGCGGTCCTTGGATGCCTTGGATGCCCTGATCACCTTTGTCGCCTTTTTCTCCTTGAGGTCCTTGTTCACCTTGCTCTCCACGCGCGAACTAAAGATTAGACGCATCAGCGAAAAAAGCCCAAGGAGAGCTTTCATAAGAATAATAGATTGATTTATTCTCAGCAACATAAGCGAAAATAGCTTCGTCATAACCGGTAACAGGAGTGATGGCATTTAATTCATTAAGAGTAGACAAGAAGTATTTAATGTTGTAATTAACTCCGGGAACACCACGTTTGCCAACGGGACCTTGCTCACCTTTGTCGCCTTTGTCACCTTTAGGACCTTGAATGCCTTGTACACCAGGAATACCCTAAGGTCCGGTCAATCCTTGGATACCTTGCGCGCCACGCTCGCCTTTTTCGCCGGTGACGCCAGTTAAGCCCTGAATACCACGAAGTCCTTGTGCGCCGGTGTCTCCCTTATCACCTTTATCACCTTTTGGACCTTGAGCACCTTTTTCTCCGCGGTCGCCTTTTTCACCTTTAAGCGCACCAGCGCCTTGAAGAGTGTCGTCAATATATTTTCGAAGAGTCCCGAAAAGGAGTATATCCATTGCGATTTCCTCCTATAAAAATTCTGTTCTAAAATAAAAGTGCTCTCCATATCGGAGAGCACTAACATTAAGAATTTTATATGAATTAAATTTAAGAATTTTAATAAAATTAAATTCCTATACAAAAAATATGAATATAAGGATTAACTGTTTTAGATTGGTTTGTATAAAACCAACCATTTAATGTGCTAATTGAACTATTAGGATTTAAAACTAACTATAAACCCCCAACCAGATTCTACTTCACACTGACACTAGACACAAGGGTATTCAGAAAAAAATCCAGCTGGAAGAGCCTTTGAAAAAGACGCCCAATAAAGAGAATCCTCAGATCTTGTTATATCAGTATTTCCATATCGTCCTCTGAAAAAACACATTTTTATTCCACAATCAAGAGTGATACAAGTCCAATCTCCAGATGTAATTTTCGTTGTTTGCAAAGAAAAAAGTATCTAATTAATTATGTTAATTTTATCGCCCACCACTTTGGCATCAGCTGCCTTACCAGATACCGTTAAACAACTATCTAGGGGCACCAAAATTAGGAATTTGCCCCATAAAAATCATCCTTAATACTTGATTACTATCTTATTATATCATCAGTAGAAAGAAAAGTCAAATTAATGATTAAGCTATTCGTTTCCAGATATATCCTATAAGATAAGGCGGCATATTGTTATGAGATTGACTATCACCATCTTTCCCAGTTTGTCCCATTAAAACATGAGTAGTATTTGTATGAGAACCGCCATAAGCTGGCGGGTTACTCCAGCTAGTTGTTGAATATTCGCCATTTGAATAGCCATCACTGCCCCATCCACTATAACCTTTAGCAAGGATATGAATCCAGTAATTATGCTTTGGCATTTCATTTATGCTCAAAACATGATTCGCTTCTCCGCCAGTCGCGCCCGCAGAATAACCAGAACCCTATCCAAGCAAAAATCTTCCTTGAATCTATTCCCAAGTACCACCAAATAACTCACCAGGATTCGTACTATTTATACTTATATAAATCGAGCCAACTGGATAAGCATTAAGCACTTGACTCATCTTTCCTACATTTGACATAATGCTCCTTAGAACATATTATGACACTCTTTTCCACATATAAACGGCAAGATAGGGAGGCATATTATTGTGAGCTTGACCTCCACCAAACTTATAGCCATAGCCCCAATTCATAACAGCTCCACTACCTTTTGAATATTCATTAGTAGTTCTATCATCAGGCCAATTCGAACCATAAGCATGACCTCTAACGCCATAAGTACTGTGGTTTGCTACAACTGGAGTACGAAAAGAACCATCAATAACTGGCAACTCTGCTTCAGTTAATGTATGCCAGGCCTATCCGCCTTTTTCTTCTACTGTTCCAATTATATGATCCCAGTTATCATCACCCCAAAAGTTGGTAGTGTTAGCTGTTCCAGTTCCAACTCCTATTAAAAATCTTCCACTTAGCTGCTCCCATTTCCCGCCGAATAAACTACTAGGGTTAGTCGAATTGACACTTATATAGACTGAACCAATAGGCCAGATTTTATCTAAATCTAGCCCCACCCGTGCTAAAGACGCCATAATATTATACTCCTTAACTTAATCGTTTCCAAAAATAACAGAAGAAAGCAGGAGGTTGGATTATGGAGCTTTTGCCATAGATAGAATTATAATTACTAGCTTTAAAACCAACCTAATTTCTATGGTTGTCACTAGTCGATTCGTAAATTCCCGCACTAAAAATAGCACTGCCATCACGCGCGGAATAAAAAGCACCAGTGGTTGAATTAGAAGATATAATGGCACCGCCGCCACTTTTATCTCCCCAGCCAATCTTATGAGTACCTTGAATATCCGGCAATCCACTATCAACCGTAGTTCCAACTCCATGGGTACTATCTGCACCCATTAACGCCCGTCCGCTCCCAACTTTCTCCCAAGTTGTTCCCTACCAAAGACTCGAAGGATTCTCACTTCGAGTCGTTATATAAATATCTCCAACAAGGTAGGGGCATTGTAGCCCCTAGATAAAGTACCCATAAACTTATATCTCTTGACTAAATATTTCTTCCATAAAAGTATACTGACCAAAATAATCAGGTACTCCATTCTCAACAGCAAACATCAGTCGCCCACTTTCATCTTTATAATAATATCCAGCTTTAACTTCCATACCCTCTTTCCAATATAAAGGTCTTTCTTGGGTGCCAAAAGCGTCAGGATCAACTACCATTTCCCAACCAAACCCCGCTTCGCTATTATACATTGGAGACCATTTATAACCTACCTTGGGTGGTTCAATTGGATACGCGGCGGTAGGTATAGCATTAAGCAATAATTCAAGTTTTTTTTCTTGAGAAATTGAAGTCTCTATTGGTTTCTGCGCTGCTTGCTATTGCTCAATTAGTTCATCAATAGTATACTTGTGATACTTCTCAATAGTCTCGGTCACATCTTCGGCAGGTATCTCCATCCAACAGCCCTCTGGGTCAAAATCAGTTATAGTACCTTCAAGAAGAACTCGTTGAGCTTCTTTATGCCCAATAACTTTTTCTTCAGTATAAACTTTGCCTTTTGTAAGGTCTGAATTCTCAATTACTTCGCCAGTTAATTCGTCATAAATCATACTGCTTCTCTAACCACCCAATAGACCCATATATCACTAGTTGGTTTAGTTGTAGTATAGGTCATAATTTTATTTGTACCGCTTGTTGAATAACCGTCATTAATAATGCCCATTGCTCGCGCGCAAGCTGCATCAGTTGATACTGTGCCACTTGGCAAAAAGAAACCAGGAGTCAAGAATATACTTGACGCATTTAAATTGGCATTGCCATCAGACACTTTAGAAGTAGTTACTTCTTGGTAATAACTATAACCATTAGAAGATACCGCTGTCCAACCTGAAGCTAAATACTTCGCACGATAAACTGCACAAACACCATTAATTTTAGTATAAATATTGTTATCGTTAATTGCATCATTGACAATAGAAGTAATGTTTGATTTTAAATCATCTATTGCTTTGTTTACAGCCGAATCAACGATAGTACCAACACCTTGCGCATCTACCATTGAATCATAACCGCCAGACAATCGCGCATACCAATAAACATCAAGATCTATTGATGGTTTTTCAAAAACTAAACAAGTGATTTGGCCACTATCATTTGGAGTACATTTTCCTACTGAAATTATACCAAGAGCATCTTGGCGCTATTTATTTGTTGTGCGATTATCCGTTTGTGCGGCCATAGGTGCAGATAATGTAAAATCTGCTTTAATTGCAGGACCACCATCTTGAGCGGTAATTGCGACCGTCTAAGACCAAGTACTATTTTTACTATTCTCAATCCACCCATTTTTCTTATAAGTTCCTTTATATAAAAAAAGAACGTTAGCAGCATTTTTAACTTGTGAGGTGACTTGAGCTTTGCCATTGCCGCAATAAATATTCCCTGCACTATCAATACCAATCTCACCATAGGCAAGAGCAGTAGGAATAGTCGCAGCTGCATTATTTGACGCCCCTCCGCCTTGGCGTTTCATTTGAATAGCCATTGATTTTCACCTCACTTTAATTTCGCGCGGACTAATTTGATTGATTCGTCTGTTGAGTTTTCAACAGCAAAACCAACCGATAAATAAAGAAGTGATGGATTGTCTTTTTCTCTATTGAACGCACGCCCAATACCAGGAATAGAAGTAGGAATTATATCCTAACCTTTATGAATGGGGCCAAGAACTTTAACTCTACAACGTCCTGCTAAACCAATCGGAATGTACTTAGAAATGTTGTAGGAATAAAAGTCTTGCCCTTCTGGTGGATTTTCACCGCCAATCAAAAAGGCGTATTCATTAGAATGAATTCCAACAACTCGACAAGAATTAATAGTAGCCTTGACATATTGCTCTTGATCAACAGAATTGTCAAGAGCAATGATGTCGCCAGGCTCCGTATCTTCTCCGCGAGGGAAAAATTCGGCATAATCGTTATAGACGGCATTATAAGCGCGATTGAAAGTTGAATAACCATTAGTGTCAAGGAGCGTAATTCCCTAATAATTTTCGCCGCCACCAGTCTAACGATAAAGACGAAAGTTATTATTATAAGCATCCATCTCATAAAGATACGCACTATTGGGAGAATAAATACGAATATTGCCGCCTTCACTGTCAGAGGTAAGTTGAACTCTTGAACCGATCTTTAAAGTGGTGCCAGAGTCGCCATTAGAACCAAAGACATCAAGCTCACTATCTCTAGCCTATAATCTTATATCATAATCTTTCGCGCCTTTATTCACATCTACGTGGAAGTCCAAGTAGCTTCCGATTTCTTTTGCTGTAGGCGCTGCGCCCATTAATTGTAAAGCCATTAATAACTTCCTCCGTCGATAACTACACCACTAGTTGCCGTAAATGTGCTGGTTGCAGTTAATTTGTTAAATGTATATGCTTTGTCTTTGTAATTAAGAGTATCGAGAACGTAAGCGGGATTACGTCCAGTTGCGACATAAGCAATACCACCATTAGTGCCACCAGCTTGAAATACAAGATCATGAGCTGAAGAACCAGCTGCTAAGTGAAGGACACCAACTTTCTTTTGGAAAAGTGCGCTACCAAAACCATTTGCGGTTGAGGCTTCGGAATAGAGAGTTGTTGAGGGGAATCCGGTCCAAGCTCCGCCATCAGAAGTATTGCCGGCTGTGCCGTAGCGATAGAAGAAAGAGTTAGCTACAGAGACCGACTGGTAAGATGGTAAGCGCTTGGCAGATAAAGCATTAATATTTCCTGATAGATCAGTCTTTAGAGCATAATCAGATGCGACTTTGCCGCCTAAATGAGAAGCATTTTTTGCGCTGGTTGCATTGGCGACAGTTGAATCCAAGAAGGCAAGTTGCTTTTGCCAGTTGAGTCTATTGGCATTACCACCGCCGATATAAGCATTTGCCCCAGAATAATCAACATATAAATAACCGTGAGTATCTCCTCTCGCCCAAGCAATACCAGAGCCATATTGAGGTGCATAACTTACATTGGCCACATCTGTTCTTACCGCAGCTAAATGCCATCCGTTTGCAACTGTGCCAAATGATTCAGAACGGAAAGATGAGGCAAAAGAAGCATCGTAGACTCCTTCATGAACTGGATAAGTGGTATTACTATCCTAAGTAGTGATTTTAACAGTTCCGCCATTCGCACGAGTAAGAGTAATATTTCGTCCAGAGATAGACACTCCGGAAAAAGCAGTTCGATCAGCAGCATAATCAGTATAGTTGGTATTATCAAGAAGTTTGTTCCAACTACGTCCAGCGAGATGACCTCCGGCAGCAGAAGAACGATAATACATTCCGGAGCCATTCTATACATCAAGAGCAAGCTAAGAAGCCCACTAGTCTGAACCATTAGTCCAAGCCATTGATTGGACATGAACCCAACCAGTTTTACCCAGTGGATTATCTGTCGCGGCATTTATCATTCCTTGTGCGAAATGATGTTTTGCAAGTTCGTTGACTGTATAAGAATCTGAGCCGTTTATGTTTGAGCTATTTAAAACCTAAACATAATTTAAAGAACCAGCAGATGGCGCAGCTGATTTGGCGTAATCAGCGGTACTTGCGTTTGTCGCGGTTGAAGCTAGAGTTGCTGTTGATGCAAAACTAGCAGAAGATGCATTAGAAACATTATTGATAGTTTTTTCTACTGTTCCGCCATTTGCACGAGTGAGTTTGATTTTATTGCTAGTAGTTGTATCTAAACTTGTAAAAGCATTGCCACCACCAGCAGAAGCGAGGACTTGACTTAAAGAAGAACCACCAAGCGCGCCAGAATTATTAGCATAAGAAACAGTTCCGCCATCAGAAGATGAAATTATTTCGCTATATGCCTAATTGTGCAAATCTTTTCCTGCAAGCTCAATAGTTGCCCAGCATTCAGTTGAAGTTTTTTTATCTGAAGTTGTGGTATTTTCAGTTTCTCTTGAATTAACCAAAGTCCAGCATCGTCCAATATTATTTCTACTGCTAGAACCTAAATCTCGAATAACGCACCCTGCATAGGAGCCATTAGATCTATAAAAAACATCAGCGTAGGTTTTACCCGCAACACTATAATGCCCAATTTTTATATCGTCCGTATTAAAACCAGAACGAATTAACCAACGAGCTTCTACTCCAGATTTTGCTCCACCTGATACATTATTAGTTCTTAAAGTAACTCTAATAATGCCAAAACGCCCACCCTAATATCCCTAAGAAAGATAAAGCAAGGTAGATTTGTCAACGTAAGAACCAGAAATAGTATCTAATTTTGCAATTCTATGATAAGGATAATTATTTGTATTACCTACCTAAACGGTGCTATAATAATCGTAAATGTTGGCTGAGACATTTCCAGAGCCATCAATAGAGAAAGAACCAGATAAGTCGCCATTTAAAGTGACCGTTCTTGCTGTTGTCCATTTTGCAGCTGAGCCATTAATATTAGTTGTTAAAATTTGACTAACTGGATTATATTTAAAATTGTCATTATAAACCGGTTTATTTTTAGTTGTTGAATCACTAAACCATACATTGCGACTAACATTAGCAGTTGCATTTTCAAAAGGAGAAATTAATTTCGCAACATTGGCCGTTGAAGCTGTATTTGTATGCTCAGCATTTTTAGCTTTATCAACTGCAATTCCCAGTCTCTAAACAGTCCCATTAACATTCTAATCAAGTCTAAGAGTGCTATTATTTGCACCATCTAAAGAAAAAATGAGAGAGCCATCCTCTTTAGCCAATGAGTTGACTTTACTCTCTTGACCTCTTTTCATCTTGAAAAGACTCATATGACTCCCTCCTTTTAAAATTCAATCCATTCAAGTTGAGACGTAGTAGCTAAACCTAATGAATCAATATAAGATACTACATTCTTCGCTAATACTATTTTAGCACTAGTTGCTGATGCTGTCAAATTGTTGGAATCAACAGCATGGAATCCATCGACGGTATCAGCATTTTTTGCAGTCCCATTTAAATAAGCATTTACAGTAGTGGCAGAAACTTGACCAGGGAAACTTGCATTACCATTTTCATCAATTAAAGTTATTGACTTGGTCAAACTATTAGTTTCGGCATTAATAGTTGCATTATTTGTATATCCTAATACAATCTTATTATTCCATCCATTTAATGTAAAGACGCCATTATTTCCTTTATATCGGATTAAAGAAACATAACCATTTGTTGCGCCTTCGGCATTAATAATGGCATAACCTTGATTTCCACGAAGATGAGTTTGAGTATTAAGATTACTAAAAATTCTGTCTGTATAAAGAGAACCACGAATTTTTAAATTGCCTTCTTTAGAACTAAGAGACATTATAGGAGTTGGAGTGACTGAAGAAGCAACTGTAGCATTTGCTGCGGATTCCCAAATCCAACCATACCCAGAATTATTTTGGATAAGACTTCTTTGTGCCCAAGAGGTAACAGAACCATAAGTCGACGGAGTACCACCAGTGGGTGCAGTTCCAGCTGTTCTATCACTCATGTAATTAATCCAAGTTACATAAGAAGGATTCCACCAACTAATCTAGCCATTCTGGAGACTTTTTTCACGATTTAATTGTAAACCTCTACCGTTAATGGTAACTTTAGTATTAACGGTTAAATCGCCAGTTAATGTACCACCAGTTAAAGGTAAATAATTACCAACAGCACTTGCAGTCTTAGCCGCAATATAAGCGGTAGTTGCGCCTGCAGTAAAATAATTATTAGTAGAACCAATTGCTGAAGCCGAAGAAGTTAAAGCGTCAGCACTTGTGATAAATCTATGCCAGTTTGACCAAGCTTCAGATGTATCTCTCTTATGACGAACAAATGTCCCAGGATTTTCACCATTCCAACCAATATATAACTATCCCGCACCTCCATCATACATGGTAAGCACATTACCATAACTAGTTGGATAACCAGTAGTTTTACCAGAGTAATGTTTACTCATTGACAAGCCGCCGACATCTGGAAATACAGTTGAAGCAAAAGCATTTATAAGACCACGAGAATTTAATGCGTTTGCTGCATTTGAAGTGCCGTTTAAACGCCCGACAAAAGTGCTAAAGGTAGCTTTACTACCACTTAAAGTGGTAACAGTACCTTGATTAGCTTTTAACTACGTCAAGGTACTCTATAATGCGCTAATTGTACCCGCATTAGCAGTTACATTTGCCGCGCTCGCTACTTTCTAATCGCCAACCGCGATAACAATATTATTACTCTTAGCCGCAAACTTTGAACTCTTTGAATCGCCAACATAAACATTACCATCATCGCCAGATGGGATTAAGGTCCAAGTGCCAGAATAAATAAATAAATCTCCTACTTCTGCTGTTATTGAAGCATAAGTTCCAGCAGTTATTACTTTATAAGCATCGCCTGTTCTTGCGGTCGCAGGCAACGTAGTAATAGTTGGAGACTATAATTCTGCGCCAAGAGTACCCATATAGTGCATAGCATCATTGGCTGCAATTGAATTATCAATCTTATCAGTAATATTCTTTAAACTACTGCCACCAAGAGCATTAGAGTTCTTAGCTAAATCAGCCGTTAAAGCATGAGCAACATTATTAACAGTTAGTGTAGTGCCCGCCGAACCATCTGAGCGTCCAAGAGTAATAGTCGCATTTGAAATTGAAGCACTGTTATATGCGTTTTTCTTTGCGGCATAATTTGTATAGTTCGCGCTATCGAGAACGGTATTCCAACTACCCCATACAGAACTGCCCATTCCACGGACTGCCATATGTCCATTTTTTGCAGCTTGTACCGCAATTTGGGCATCATAACCACCAGTATTATCCCAGTCTAAATGGATAATATGCGCATCGCCAACGGGTGGTTTACCTTCTGTCATGGAGCTTGTTGCTTTAAAAGTTCTTAAACCACCTAATCCTGTAATAGTTAAATTTGCACTAGTTGAACGAGAAGCTGGATTGCGATAAAGATAATTAGCAGTACCAGCTGCGGCAATTTTAGCATAATTTGCAGTTGAAGCATTAGAGACATTATTAATTGTCTTTTCAACTGTACTACCATTAACTCTGGTTAATTTAACCTTATTATTAGTAGTTGTATCTAAGTCAGTAAATGCAGTTCCGTCGCCAGTAGAATTATTGATTTTATCAATAATATTTTTTAAACTACTGCCACCAAGAGCGCCAGAGTTCTTTGAATAATCTGCTGTTCCTTTGAGTGCGCCTTGGAATGCTGATGCGACTACAGTGCCATCATTGCCAATTACAAATAAATCTTTATAAGTTTTTCCCGCATCAGTTGACTATTGATAAGAATAAGATTGAGTAGTTTGAGAAGAATCAAAAATATTAATTCTTTGACGCCAATTATCTCCATTCTGTTCAATTCGCATTCCATTGCCGTCACCAAAAGTAACGGTAGATGCCAATTTGCTAATTGAACTATCGTTTAATGTACCCCAACCAGGATTGCCACTTGCGTCAGTACGATAAACTTTATTTGCCGCATTCGGCGCAGGAGCATAACCACTTTGAGTCTTAGTGTTTAAACGATTCTATTCAACCCAATCTTTCCAAACTTTTGTCCCTGCATCATAATAACGAACGAATTGCTTCTCCTAATCATCAGAAGCGTAGCAAATTTGAGTATACCATCCAGCCGCACTCTAAAGAACTTCTAAACCAAAAGCATCAATACCTGTGGGCTTACTGGTATTAGTATTGCCACCGCCAGCCCAATACATACCAGGAGTACGCAAAGTGTCAAGATTAACACCATTTATTTGCTATGCTGCAACAAAAGTAGATGGAATAGAGCTAATCGCAGTAGGAGTACCAGCATTGATATAAACTGGCTTAGTTGATGAACCAACGGTTCCAGTCCCAACCTTACCACTTACTTTTGCGTAATCAGCAGTTGAAGCATTAGATACGTTATTAATTGTTTTTTCAACTGTGGTTCCATTGGCTCTTGTCAATTTTACTTTATTGTTAGGAGTAGTGTCTAAATCAGTAAAGGCAGTTCCATCGCCTGTTGCATTGTCAATCTTATCAACAATATTTTGAAGACTGCTACCACCAAGCGCATTAGAATCATCTGCTTTTTTTGCCGTCGCAGCAGATAATTCATATCTAGTCTCTCCAACATCAACTAAAACAGTACTAGTGGGAGACTTAGTATCGTAAGCAAAAATAAGAGAACCATCTTCAACAGCCAATTTAGGCAGGTTCTCTACTCTACCTCTCTTTGGTTTTAATAATTTATTAGCCATTAAAAGTCCTCCCAAGTAGTAATATCACCAGCACCCGCGAAATTTTGTGACTTAACCCAATTAGTAACTGCTATTGAAGTTGGTATTTTGTCCGCGGCTGAAGCAGTTGACATAACGGCTTCAATTCGAGTATTTAAAACATAGTTATCAAACTTCTTAGCCCAATCAGCCGCAGAAGTTCCGCCTAGCGCACCAGCATTAATAGCATAATTAGCTGTACTTGCTATTGCAGTTGCGCCAGAGTTTGTATAGTCTAATTCAAGCCAGCGATGGATTCCATCGCCAACTTTCATTAGGTTTGTATCTGATTCATAACCAGCTTCGCCATCCAATAGAACAGGATTATTGATGCGCCAAGCCTCGCTGGTGTCTTTTTTAAGTTGTATTCTAGCCTTGAGCATCAACCCACCACCTTATTAGGTATAACTGACTTGTTCTGTTGAAGCTAAAATGCTGCTAGTGCCGCAATAAAGTACTAAGAAATCATCTTCGGCATCAGTTTGAGATAATAGCATAGCTGGTAATTTATTAAGTCCTGCTTTAAATGTTTTGAAATTAGGACCAGTGCCAGTAACGGTTAATTCAATTTTTGTATTATCCGCAGCAAATGAACCACCGGTAGCATAACTATCAACATTAGTTTCCTTACCAGTAGTAACACTAATAATATGGCCATATTTATCGAGCGCAATTTCTTTAACATAAGTGCGCTCATCCGCAGAACCAACAGTATCACTAACAGCAGAAGTTGCAGTTGCTCTTAAAGAGTGACTAACTTTTAATGTACCTTTGTTGGTAATCGGGCCGCCACTAACGTCAACACCGCCGTCAGTAGCAATATCAACCTCTTTAACACCATCTGCTTTCGCATCAGCAATCTTGGTTTCTAAGTTTCTAATTGCTCCGCCCAATGTAGTTGAATCATTAATGTCAGATTCCGCACTACCCGCAGCGATGCCAGCTAAAGGAATATTAACCAGAGCAGATGACTTTAATGCTCCATTGCCAAAGCCAACAGCAACTTTACCCGCATCAAATGTTTCACTCTTGATTAAAGTCTTATAGGTTACTTTAAAGAACTTGTTGCCACTACCAACTGGATCTTCAACAACCTCAATTTTAGAGACAGAACCTTCATCGCCTTCAAGAACGCCAGTTTTATCTTCTTTGAGCGCGGCTTGAAGATAGTTGCTTAACTTGACATCTGTGTTACCAACTTTCTCAAAACCAGGCTGTCCACCATCTTGACGTGTAACCCAAATATATTCATCAAATATATCGCTATCTGTTGAATCATAACTGTCATTATCATTATGGTTATGACTTACAAGATAAATGACACCAGCTTTACCGCCATTAATATTATCAGCAAGTAACGCTGCATAAGAATCATATGGACCTTTATAAGAAATAGTGATAAACTCACTTAACTTAGTATCAGTATAAGTCTTGGCTTGGCTAAGAGCAGTAGAAGCAGCTGCGTCAGCAATTTTCTCAATATCTTTTTGAGAAGCGTCTTTGACCTAAGTCCAAAGCTGTTCAGAAGTGACTACGGTAGAAGCAGGACTAAGTACAACTCCACCGTCTTTGTCACCGATCTAAACACCTTTAAGATAACCAGCAAGTAAATCGTTAATTTCAATTTTAGTATAATATAACTTAAAGCGCTCATCAATCGCCTTTAAATTATCATCAACTTTCTTTTCAAGTTCGGCAAGTTTCTTTTTGATTTCTTCCAGGTCTTGCAAACCAAAAGTGTTAATGTAATTTTTAACTGAATCTCGACTTACAAACTAATAAGACTCATAACCAGTAATAAAATCCTTAATAGGAATTTCAGCACCTTCGCCATCATTAACTAAATCAGAAGTCTTAGATGGCATATCGGTTTTAATTTGTGCAAAATTATTATTGATACGGTTAATCATTGTATTAACTGTATCATTCTCGGCAATATCGCCTTTCTCGTCAGTCTTAGTTAGTTTTTCAATAACAACGTCAACAAAATTATCGACCTTAGCCCAAGCCTTAACGTCAGCAGATGGTCCAACAATAGGATATAAGTCATTAAAGTTGCCTGGACCTACGTAGATATAAGCGACTCTCTTTTGAACTACATTGCCATCCTCTTGCTTAACTCCAACGGTAGTGTAAGCAGTTACAAGCTCGCCCGCAAGAATATAGGGATTATTAGTTTGCAAATTGGCTAAAGAGTCAACCTTATTTTGAATTCTAGTTTTTAATGTTTTACCCGGCATTTATCTCACCCCTCAAAGATGAATGTATCGTCCTCTTTACCGAAGCCATAATCATCTGCGGCGCCACCAGAGCACAATCGAACCTCATCTTGGTTCTTTATATATTCGGAATCGTCAAGAGGAAGTCCGCGATAAACCTTTGTTTCTTTTCCATCAATGATAATATTACCATTGATAGTAGATGGTTCTACACGAGTTGCTCTATCAGATATATTAGTTAATTTAGCAATATCAGTTAAAGAGATTAGAGAATAGCCATCTCGTCTTACAACAAATGTATCTTTTAAATCGGCTTTAACTGTTTCGACGATTTTGTCTTCATCAATGAAGTAATCGACTCCATTTACTGGCTTTAAGCTATCTAACCATTCTTTCTCTGTGCCTTTAAAGCCATGCATAACTGCAATGGCATAGGCAGAGTAGCCGCGCAAAATAGGATTAGACAATGCACCAGAAATGCTACCATCCTCGGCAAGCGCACCAGAAAGCGTTGAATAACAGGCAATATCACCGCTCAACGCACCAACGTCAAGTACGCCCTCAAGAGAAGACTAATTTCTTATCGCGCCATATAAAATTTCATTCTGTTCCAATTCTAGTCACTTCCTTACTTATGGTGAAACTAGACAAAGGAATAAAAGTAAAGACATCACCTTCGGCAGTCTCAATCTCCATGTCGTAAACATAAGATTTGCCCATTTGCGCTTGAGCGGTGTCTTCTGGTTTTATATGCCAAACAAGAGTATCATAAGGGATTTGACTCTCAAATAATATTTTTGTGGCAGAAGCATCCTGTCTTACTTGCGCGCGAATCTTATCGTTGGGACCTGGAGTATAGGGGTTGCCCTTAGAATCAGTGATGGAAACTGTGATATAAGCACTATCTCCACGAGTGATTGTGATATTCGTTCCTTGTGTAGAAAGCATACCTCTCCCTCCTATTGAAGTTATCTAATGGTAAAGTAAGATTTTTGAGCATTAATTATAAGTATTAAATAAAAATGCGTCGGATATAAAATCCGACGCAATTAAATGATTTATTTAGTTTTTGCTCCACCGCAAAGTAAATCAATCATCTTATCCAATTCAGAATCACTTAATTTATCTACATCAGCAGTATTAAGCTGAGACATAGCTTTAACGTAATCTGGATCGAAAAATAAATCAATCAAATTGCTCATGGGATTATTATCTTTCATCTTTATGTAGCTCCAAATATTTTAAATCTCGAAGAATAATCTCTTCACCAGGCTCTCCTGGTGAATAACTAAACCGAAGATTATGCGAAAGAGTTGCAGCATAATCATTCCAGCTTTGAGCATAGGGTTTAAACCATTTATGTTTCCAATAGGCAAATACTTCCGCTTGATTCCGCGGAATCCCAATGCCCATTAGGAGTTTAATAAATCTTTTCTTAGTCATGATTCGTCCTTTCAAAAAATAGAGAGTTAATCTGTGACAAGATAATACTCCTTTATAAATTCCTCAGTCGAATCGTTCTCGAGCGCATATCTCATCTTTTTAATCCATTGACAATAGATACTCCAATAGCGAGAATAAGAAAGATAACTCGGCTTTAAACAAGCATAATTATTAGCTTCATTTCTTTGCCAGCCAACCGCCATCATAGACTTTATAAATCTCTTCCGAGTCAATATTCTCCATCCTCTTTCAACATTTCAACCAGTTTCTCAGAATACCAACGAATCTTATCAATATCTTGTGCGCCATCCTTTTTATCCGCGCGCCAGACATACTTAAAGATAGTTAATTTAATCCAAGATTCAACGGCTTCGCGTCCATAAAGTTGTTCCATAACATCAATACATTCAAGACCACCGGCTTGATAATGACTAGGATGATCAACCATATCATTAGGAACTTCATGAAGTTCATCACCAGGGTCCTCTTGAATAGGATCAAGCGATGAAATCTAGTCAACACATTGCCCAACGGCTTTAGAAGTATTCAAAGAACGTTCCTCATAATTCATATTACTTGTCTCCATCATAAAAAATTAACTCCTCTGCATAAGGTAAAGTATGAACCCAATGAATAAATTTCTGCCATTCGCCTAATTTATGTCCTTTACGTTGATGAACAATAGAACGAAAAACTTCATAGTTTAGGGTATATTCACGCGCTTGAAGATAAGATTCGGGAAGCAATTCAATTAATTTACGCCAATAGCGCTTATCTTTTGTCTGATTAAATGCTCTGCGTAAATCTTCACAAGTCTGAATTGTTTCATCGAACAAATCATCTAATTCACCTGTGCAATAAATACCATCACGCTGTTCCATTTCTTCCTGTTCCTCATAAGGAATTTGCTCAATCTCGAAACTTTCTCTTGTGAGCGGTTTAGACTGAATCTTATGCATAGTAGAAGTAGAATTGGTTACAGTGCCAATTTTATATGTATCAAGCTATTTCCATATAGACAAAGGCAGACTAATATAAGTCGAAACAAAAATCTAACGCAAAAATTTTCTATGCTCCGGGCCAGCCTTAATCAATCGCTGAGCGAGATCCAAGTCCGCCGGTCCAAGAAAAGCAAACTCCATGCAATTATTATCGCAACGCAAAATGCCATTATTGTCAATCCACGAAATCTTTTCTGCATTATAAGCGGTCCTTTCTTGTTCTGTGTTAAATCCATCAGGATATTCTTTATCACGCCAAGTATTTAGCATCTCTAAATCATATGTACTTTCCATTGGTGCAAGACCAAACATACTATCTGATTTTGCCCAAGATTCAAGCGGCGCTCTCATACCATGAAAAGCACCTTCCCAATTAAAAGTTCTTGTATTATCAAATTGCATTAGTTTTCTCCTTGTCAACGAAATAAATCGTGACGGGGTTGTCTTTATTAAAATCAATAAAAGTATTTAGCCCAAGTTTAACAATCGGACCTTTATACTCAACCACTTTTTGAACGTTGATTCCACCAAAAGCAGAAATTGTTTCAAAAGTATGAGATTCAATTATATCAGTCGCCCGCGCGGTTAAATACATCTTTTTCTTTTCGCTATCAAAAATAATATGAATAAGATATTTATTGGGCGCGATAACTTCAACTTCATAGCGTTCGATACAGAACTCATTCATTCCATGATGTTCCATTTCTTTCAATATATCAGAATAAGTCATTTATCTTGTATCCTCATTGTGAATAAATTATTATCTTTATCAACGTTCTTCTCAAAAACAAAATTAATAGTCCCAGAAGCAGAGTCATTATAAATTTCAAATTGAGGTTTAAAATGTCTAATAATTCCTTCGATTGTTACTTTCCTACCGTCGCCAGTAACATATTTTAAAATTGCATTATAAGTACCATTGCCACGCGGGAAAAGATATGCTCCAGTACAAGTCATCTAATCAATATTGTTCTAGTCGTAGGCCATTTTATTTCTCCTCTTGGTAAAGTTATCTCATGTTCTAATTCAATATTGACTTTTGCTTTGTCTAATTTTAGAACAACCTACCCAGTATCCCTATTTATAAACTTAATATTTGTAACTTCACGCTCCGCCAACGGTTTTGTTATAGCCGTAGATGTTTGATTGATAAAACTCTATGTAATATTTTTCTCGTTCATTCAATTTCTCCTTTGAACATTGCTCTAATAATTCAAAAGTAAAGTTCCAAATACCTTCTTCACCCATTGCATCGTGGATTCTTGAGTGAGCTATTGAGTCTATTTTGAGCGCGGCTTTGATATGGTTGGACCAACGAGTTTTTATATCTGTACTCTATCCAATATATATTTTGCCATCTTTAATATTAGTAATCTTGTAGATACCAGAAATTTTATCCTTGCCAAGAATGCGTCCTGCCATTTCGCCAAAAGGCTTTAAAAAGTATTCACTCCAAATCAATTTACGCAAAGGTTGCTGACTATGGCATTCTTTAGCAAAACGAAGTAATTTATCAATGTCCTCTTGAGCATCGACAGAAAGATGAATACGATAAAAGTCTTGTTCATCTTTGAGTTTTTGTTCACGAATTTGCGCTTCAATAAGACTTGCGCGCAAAGCAGATAAATTGTCAATCTCAGACTAAAGTTTTAATTTATCTTTTTGATATTGAGATTTAAGAGACATCTACTAATCAAGATAATCATCCAAATTCTCTTTTTCTAATTTGTCCATCGCTTCACGGCGTTCTTTCATCAAAGACTACCATTGCCTATCAAAATCAACAATTTTATGGTCATAGTCTTTTTCAAGAGCAACAATCTTAGCTTGAAGTTCAGCAATGTCATTGTTTAGAAAAGTTTTTTGTTCTTCTGCTTTGTCTGTATAATCTTGAACTTTACTATAGTAATCTGATTGAACTTGTTTTAATTGCTCTTGATTATACTATCTCGTGTGTTCTAGCGCCCTATTATTTTCTTGTTTCGCGCGCTCAAGTGACTCATTATAAGAATCTATTAAATGCTAAGTAACTATCTTTTTCTCTTGGACTTCTTTATCAAATGCTTCTAATTGCGCCCTATTAATCTATTTAATTTCTTCTTGGCGCCTGCGCATTACAATATAAACTATAATTGCGCCAACGAGTGCTCCTATTACAGAGAACAAAATTCCCATTTACGTCATTACTCCTGCAGCTCTCTTTCTTCCCAAAGGAATATTTTATCTGTTGTTTGAGCCAACTGATTGTAAATATCCACTGTTTCTGGCGTTATAAGCGCACCCTCAACAATGGCATAAGTTGATTTGCGACTTGCTATTGAACCACGCGATAAACCTTTAATTGTCTAAACGACAATTCTTTTATTATCATCAAGTGCAAATGTAGCATTGTCTATTGTTGCACTCAATGGCATATCAAGATTTTTTCCAATCTCTTTGCCAAAACGATTCAGTGCTAAATTAACAAAACTATCATGCAAATAATATATTGTACAAGTGTAAGTCATTAAGATTCACTCCATAATTTGACCTCACCCGTTTTAAAGAAATACTTTAAATCAATTATCCGTTGATTTGAAGAACCTCTATGAGCCAGACTGAGGTCTTTTTTATCGAGTTCAAAAGGACCATCCACCAACACATCAAACATCAAAAGTAGTTTACCCTCTGGCTTTTGAATTAAATCTTCAAATTTCTGTCCAGACCAAACCCAATAATTTTCACATTGAGTTTCATCTCTCAGTCTTTGCACAAGGTGAGCTATATGAGAACGTCCATTAACGTCCTATGCAAAAGGTTCCCCGCCAAGAAGGGAAAAGCTCTTCACTTGTGGATGTTCCTTAAAAAACTCTACAACAGTAGAAGTAGTTTTATTTGTATAAGGCTCTCCAAAATTATAATCTTGCGCTTCGGAGTTAAAACATCCCTCACAATGAAAAGGACATCCAGACACAAAAAGACTTACCCCAATACCTGGCGCATTTGCAATATCAAAATACTTTATTTCTGCATAATTCAAAATCCAAAACCTCGAGCATAATCAAAATTTGTAGGTCTTTGCATCCTCGCACAACCTGCTCGCTTTTGCTTAACCAATACGAGCTTATCTTCCGCGCGAGTGATGCCAACATAACGAATACGGCGTTCCTCGTCTCTTGCTTCTTGAGAATAGCGATTATTGCCTAAGAAATTCTCAAACAGAACAACGTTCTTAGATTCAAGTCCTTTAGCAGAGTGAATAGTAAGTAATTTAACAACATTCTCATTCATCAACTGATGAATTTCTTCAGTCGTTTTTTCTGCTTGACGAAAATTGACATAAGGAACACCTAATGCGTCAAATTCTGCCGCAATTTCTGCGACAAGTTTATTTGAACGTGCAAGAACAAACCAATCCTTATAGTCCCCACGCTCTTTGAGCATATATGCAACAGCTGGAATATCAAAAGCCATAGAAGTAACTTCTGCCATTCCTCGCTTCATCGGAACAACATCTGTAATCGCAGCTTCATCAAGATCTCGAATAGCTTGCTGGGCAACTTTGAGAATGCCAGAACGAGAACGATAATTCTCAGTCAACTCAAAAATCTTTGTCTGAGGATCGTTGTATAGACTATTGAACACTTCTTTTGAACTACCCTTAAAAGAATAAATCATCTGGCGTGGATCACCAACTGCAAAAAAATGCTTTGGCTTCAAAATTGTTTTAATGAACTCATATTCCTGCGGTGCTACATCCTGAAACTCGTCAATGAGTAAGTGATCAATAACAGGAATAAACATCGTATTCAGATGCTTTTTCACTTCACGGAAAAGGCTATCAAAATCGTCATCTTCACGCGCACGTTCAAGAATATTATCCAATCCAATTTTATTCATCGAAAGCAATTGCGCGGCATAACTATGAATTGTACCAATAGACACTTTATCAAAGCCAGGACAATCAGATAAACGATCTTTCATTTCTTGCGCAGCGTTATTTGTATATGTAATAAGAATAAGCTCTGATGGTTTTACTCCATTGAGAAGCAAATACTTTGCACGTTCAGTTAGAGTACGGGTTTTACCCGCTCCCGCACAGCTAATAACCAGAACTTTTTCAGCATTAGTTTCCACAGCCATTTGCTGTTCAATACTTAATTCCATAAAGCACCTCTTTCATATTTCTATAAATATTATACCACAAAAGAAAAAGAAAGTCAAGCATTGAAGCCTGACTTTCTAATGTCATTTCTTAATAAATAGTTTTTCGACTTGGTCAAGAGAATTATTTAATCCAACAGTATTTTTAATTTTCTTATGCCAAACCATCTTAAAATCATTTGGTGCATTCAATTCAGAAATAAAAACTTGATTATACTCAGATAATTCTCTAACCTTATTCCAAAATGTATCTTTATCATAGTTATCATATGGATAAGGCTTAGTTCCATTATAAGGCGGATCACAATAAATAATGGCATTCGTACAGTCAAGAGAAAAGAAATCTTTTACTTCAAATTTACAACCAATTAATTCTGGCATTTGCTTGAGAATATTATTCTTTCTATTACGATGCTCATGTCGTTTTGGATCACTTGCAGGAACATCTTTCGCATATCCACCATCATAAAATCTTCCACCGAAAGAAGCAATATAGCCAACTGCACCAATATACCAATCTGGATGTGTTAATTGTGTAGAGCGCCACTCCGCGCGGCAAATATCATATTCTTCTTTTGAGACAGGAACTTCAAAATTTGGAATCTTATCTAAGTTATTAAGTAATGCAATCAAGTAAGGATTAATATCATAACCAATTCTGTTTTTACATTTGATATGCTAAATTAGATTCGCACCACCGACAAAGGCATCAACAAATGTATCACAATTTAATTCATCTATTGCCTTTTGAATAATAGGACAGATGTCTTTAACTACTCTTGATTTTGAACCTTGATAAACCATTATTTACTCCTCTACTTTGAAGTAAAGTCCACAATGGCATAGTCCAAAGGGCTGATTCATAAATTCTTTACACATGCATTTATTTTCTGGACTCTTGATTAGGCGGCAAGGACAATATCCACCATTAGACTTAATAGTAGCTTGAAATTCTTTTACTTCTTCACTTGTCCAAGCAGGATTAGTTTTAATTTTCATTGATACTCCTTTGCATACTGGTTTGGAGAAGCAAGTTCTACACCCAATATTCTATTCCATTGAGGCTCTTGATTGGGTACAAATCTCCCAAATTTAACGATAATCTTCCCATCATATTCTTTCACAAAAGACTCGATGAATTTAATTTTTTCTTGTAATTCATCTTCATAATAACCAGTATAAATTACAAAATCATCTTTGCAACCTTTTTGGCGAAAATATTTAATAAGCTCCATCACCGATTCAAATTGTAGCATTGGTTCAAGTCCGCCAAATACAATAGCTTTAGTAATAGGATTATTAATATATCTATTATATAAAATAGAGAACTTTACGACTTTGCTTTTTGAATTTGCTAAAGGACTATTTTGACACATTGCTACCGAGCACTCTACGTCCTTACAACATTTCCAATCACAAAAACAAGTCCCAATGAACATTGATGGTTTTTTATATTGAACAAAATCTTCATCAACCAAACCTTTAATTAAGATTGCACTTTCTTCCATTACAATTCACTCATTTCATTTAAATCCATCCAGTCACGCATTTTGAATTCGGCCTTGCGCTCCTTGGAATAGGTGCGTTCTGGGGTAAGGAAACCAACGATACGTTGATAGGTAGTCACTTTGGGTTTGCCGCAAATAGGACAAGTATCACCGTAGAAACCGTGGTTTTCCTCACAGGCGCTGATGCGGGTGCAGAATGCAAAATAAACAACACCTTGATCGGCAATATAGTTAAGCATATTCCAAGCAGTTTCAAAATTATTAAAAGGCTTATCAATATTAATGTGTGCAATTGAGCCACCATTACAAGCCTTATCAAGAGCCGCAGACAAACGCACTTTTTCTGCCAAAGTAGTTTTTACGCCAAGAGGAATCCATTGATTTCCATACAGCGGCAAACTATATTTTTCATCAGGATAAAACATCTTATCCTTTTGCATTAGAACTGCGGCAGCGCGCTCCGCAGGAATTTCTTCAACGTTAGCACTATAATTCTTATCTTTGGTATACTCATTCTTAGTTTCATTAATAGTTGCTAGAATTTTTTTTGCGAAATCCAAACCTTCGTCGGTATAATAAGTGTTACCAAACTCATCTTCTTTTGTCAAACCAAATTTTTGTAAGGTCTCAAAAATACCAATTATACCAATGGTATTATACTGAGATGATAAGTTAATAATCTTACGAGAATAATTTGGAAGAAGTCCTTTTTCAATATTGCGCTCGAGGATATGGCGAATAACATCAAGAGTATCCAAAGAAAGAATTGCAGCTTCGCGTAAATTCTTCAAATACTCATCTTTATCTTTGCTCATATAAGCAAGTCTTGCCAAGTTAATTGTATTGACTTTGATAGAACCAACTTCCAGTGCCGAACCGCCGATAGAATTAAAGTAACCAAGATTCTTAATATCAGAAACCAAACGACAACAATTAGATAAACTAGTAACATCTTCACTGATAAAGAAATTGCTATCTGCCCACTTCATATTATGCTTGCAACACCATTTTGCAAATTCTTCATTAGTAAACTTGCCATCCTTTCTCAATAGAGAATAGGTAAGAACTGGGAATGTCATTACATTCTTCGCGCGAATCTCACTAACAACTTCCATAAAAGCTTTCTCATATTCAATGATATTATCAATTTCATCAATCATATAAGAGCCATCAGGAAAGGTTTTCCCACCGAAAATAGATTCAAGATAGGATTCATCCATAATTGAAAAGTTTGTAAAAGCACTTTGATTTACGCGAAGATAAGGCTGATTTAGCTTATATACAATACGTTGGAACTCTTGGTCACGATAATACTCTGGACTTTTGACATAATAACCTTCTTCTACGTCCTTCTTCCAAAAATAATAAGAATAAACAAGAAAACTGGGCAATCCGCAAGCACCAGAAGAACGATTTGAAACCCAACTAACAAATTCGCCTACAAAATCAGTGAAAGTAGTCAAATGCTTTGGTGGCTGAGCGTTGAAATTATCAATAAAGTATAGACCTTTATTTACTAATTCTTCAATGTCGTATGCAAAACAATAGGGAACAAAAGTAGTTGAAGCTGCGTCATGTAAATAATAAAAACCGGTATATTCTGCATTTAGCCATTGTTTCGCACGCTTGAGACCATATTTCTTTTTAATTTCATAAAAAATCTTATTAAACGCAAGAAGTTTTGAGTGCGGCTTGTTCATTTCTGTAACTAGAGAGCAAATATCTTTTGTCCCTACATTGGCATTGCCGTCGATGCTTGCATCTGCAACAGTTTGTTTATCAATAAAATTATCAATAAAATCAGTATAATTTAACTGTTCATCGGCGAAACCATTCAATTTTGCAAGATCTACGCCATATTTACTAATAAGATACTCTAAATGATTAGTAAAGTCCTTATCTAGCTTAATATTAATTCCAAAATCCATAAATTACTCCTTGTTTACCCATTTTATGGCTTCTTTGAAAAGCATTTTCTTTTCGTCAACCTGCAAAACCGGCATACTTTCAAATCCCATATCAATCATCTTTTGCACATCAGTAAAAATTTCATAACTGATATTTTTCTCTTGAAGCTTCTTTTCCAAAATAGTACAACGTGGACAATGATTGGTATATAGAATAATTTTCCCCATAAAACTCTCCTTATAAAAAGAAGCCCCAATAAAATTGGAGCCATTTTTCTATTATATATTTAGTAACTTTATTTAACCCCGTATCTAAATCTGGTATCATTTTAACAAGAGCCACAAAGAAATCGTATAACCAAATTGATCATTAATAACTGTCGGCGCTAATGAAATCACATCATTACCAGATACACAATTAACTTGGCAATAATCAATTAAATCATCCTGCGCCTGTTCTGCGGCGGAGTCATATGAATTACCTCGTCCCGTAAATACATTCATTCTCATTTAAGATACCTTTCAACTAGACAATGTACGTTTCCTCAAGATTGGGATTCGAACCCAAGATACTGCCTTTCAACAGCGTGCTAACCTTCTGCACTATCCTGACATTAGATGGCTGTTATTGCCTAAATAGAATTATTCAATCTCAAGACGATTAAAAGAAAACACTCTACCAATTGAGCTAATTATCCTGTTTAATGGTGGGTAATATCGGAGTTGAACCGATGACAAATTCTTGTTAAGAATTATTGCTGTAATCGTCTTTATAAAAAGCTATGGAAATTACATAGCTATTTGGTGCATCTAAAGAGACTTGAACTCTTAAACAGCACATCCTAAATGTGCCGGCTTTGCCAATTTGCCTATAGATGCTTATGGCGCGGAGCGTGGGTGCCGACCCCAAACAGATTTCTCTGTCGTAACGCTTAGCAGGCGTACCCAGTTCCCCGACTGGTTCACTCCGCAAAACAAGACACAACTTACAGATTTGAACTGCATTAACCAATTTATCAGATTAGTATTTTAACCAAAATAATTGCTGTTTTAAGCGTGTCTTTTAATGGAACGGATAAACAGGCTTGAACTGTTGACCTTCTGGATGTAAGCCAGATGCTCTACCAACTGAGCTATACCCGTATGATTGCGGGTGACCTTCGCAGAAACCCGCTGGCTTATCTGTAATTAACTAAGTCTCGCCAACTCATTGCGCTTAACCTAGGATTCCGTCAAAGCACTACCGTAGACCCGAAAGTTTAGAGAGTTGTTTTAACGAAGGTTTTATTGGATGCGGGAGCCGGTTATGCTCACGGCCTACACGGGCTTATGAGACCCGTTAGCGAACTACTGCTACATCCCGCAATATAAAAGAGGTAAAACCTCTTAAAGTTTTACCCATTCTCCTTCAGAATAAATAAAATATAATGCCGGTGTGAAGGCACCTTAATCTCGCTGTAGCTACTCAGCGCTTCCCTAGTGGTCGGAGATGTGGAATTCGAATCCACGACCTCTTGATCCCAAATCAAGCACGCTACCAAACTGCGCTAATCCCCGATATAAATACTCCCTGTCCGATTCGAACGGACATCATGCACTAATCTGGTGCTAATACGGGTTATAAGTCCGCTTCTCTACCGTTGAGATAAGGGAGTATAAAACAAGACGACATCAATAATTACTTTTACCGCTTTGCCCGTTAAGCTACAACCCCTCAAGTGGGGTCGATTGGATTCGAACCAATAACTGTCAGTCCCAAACTGTTAATTATATTTAAAATGTTTGCTGAAATCGCCTTAACAATAAATGGTGGCTCCGGTTGGTGTCGAACCAACTACACGCGGCTCTTCAGGCCACTGCTCTACCAGTTGAGCTACAGAACCATAAAAACTAGATGGATTAAAAGTTAAAAGTTAAAAGTTAAAAGTTAAAAGTTAAAAGTACCGCGCGGTGATTTAGCTATAAGAACATCTTGATAGTAACCTCTAAATGAAATGTCCAAATTTCACCGAGAAAATAGCTAAATCTGTACAATTAAAATAATAATTTATATCTAAAAAACTTTAATTGCTGAATCCATCTAATTGATTTCTATAAATATTATATCATAGAAATCATAAAAAGTCAATTAAAAGGCTTGAACTCCCATCACTTAGTCCTAACTTCTTATTTACCCAACTTGCAAAGCAAGAAAATTTTAGGACACCTTTTAATCATTCATTTACAGGACAACAGAAGCGTAGCGCTCGTCATCCAAAGCCTTCATCATTGCTGCATAAGCGTCAAGAGAAATACCAGCCAACACATTCTTGAACTCCGCAACACCCTGTCCACTCGCAAAAGTGACATAAGGATTAGTAGAGTTAGCATGAAAAGTGTTAGAACGAGCCTGTACGTTCCAAAGAACCAGACGAGGCATCTGATAGCCAGCCGCACGGAAACGACGGACCATCTCAGACACGAAATCAAGTCCCTGTCCACGGAAGTAGCGATCAATTTCCATGTCGGAAATAACCACCATTGCTTTAGGCATATCCTTCTGAGGTACACGATTCATCACAGCAGTATCCAGAACCTGCATAAATGCACGCTCCAAATTAGTGCTATAACCGACATCGGTACGCATTACAGCTTCAACCTTTTCCGCCAGAGTCTGGCCAGGCTGAATCTGGATATAATGAGGACGATCAGTAAAGGTCATATAGGTGTTCTTAAAAGCACCCCTATTGCGCTCAGCAAAGTAGATTGCCAAACCAACAGAAGTGGCAATAGGACGACCATACATAGAACCACTTACGTCAGCCATAACCAGCACGTTATTCTCGCCCTCGATGTAATTAGGCAAAGCCTTCCACTGAGCTTCAATAACGGGGTCTTCCTTAACGCCAGAAGACCAGTAGCTACTGCCTTCCATCATCTTTTCTACCAGGTCATAAGGATACAAAGTAGAAGCATTAATCTTCTCTTCACCCTTTTCGACCTTTTCGATATAAGTATCGAAAGCAGAAGGATTATGGCGCTTAAAAGCCTTACGATAACGATTCATTGCCACAGCAGGCACCGCAGCATAATCAATATCGGTCCACTCACCAGCAGACATCTTTACCTCAACAACCTTGAGGTAATTACGCAGCCGAGAAAGAGTCTTACGATATTCGCGTTCGGTCAAACCAAGTGCACGAGCAGTCTTACGACCAAGCGCACGAGACTCCTTAGAAGAAGTGTTAATAGACTTCAGCCACTTTGCGGTCAAAGAAATAGGCTTCTCCGCGCGCATATTCTTCAAGTCTTCAACAATCTGATTACGCAAATACTGCCACATAGCAGATTCGACAGAAGTGCCAACGAACTCATAAAAGTCATCAGCACGACCCATCTCCATGATATTATCAAAGTTCTTGATAACAGTCTGCGGCGCGACATCTGCCAGATACTTCAGAATGATACGAGCAGTACGACGCTCACCACGTCCACCGCGAATATCACGAGTCATAAACACAGTCTTCAGCGCATACAGAGGATTCTCATTCCAAGCCTTCTTAAAAAGACTCAAAATATCAGCTTCACTACGAGTGCGCAATGCACCAGAAACTGCATAAAAATCAAGCAGACAATCCCCAGTGGTAGAACGAGCAACTGCACCATTCTCGGTCAACTTCGCAGAACCATTAAGGGAAGCCTCATTGGAAATAGCATTTACAAACTTATTCATATATTCTTCCTTTCTCTTGAGGAACTCAAGACACTAAATAACAAAATCCGGCAATGTCGGATACCTTAAACGTGGCAAGGTAATTAAAATTTGCTGGGATGTGCCTTAATCTTTCCTGTGCCGCCAGAAAACGTTGGCTACGCTTAGAACATTCGCTACGACCCTCGCCGTTTCGGAAAGATTTAATGGTGGAGGATATGGGATTCGAACCCATCTGCTATCCTGTTTGCAAAACAGGCAATCACTCCTAGCAATTCCATCCCCCATATAAGCACTGAGCAACCACGCTCTTTTCTGCCCGTGCCAGGCCGCAGATTCATTTTGAACCTGCCCAAGTCAGCACACATGTAACGATAAGGCGTTCGAGAACCTTTTGGTTAATGGTTTGGTTCTAACCATTGGTGCTCATGGCGGGATTCGAACCCGCACGCTGTTTCCAACAAGGGATTTTCTTACTACTCTATGTTACCATAGCCGCATAAAGCGTTGTAGTCTGGACTATGTCTTCACCATATCATTTCTGACTTAGGTGGTTGGTGTATAGTCTCTACACATTTAAGCATTTACGCTATTTAGCACGGCGTTGTCCAAAATGGATATTCGCCGTTTAGCCAACATTCACTTAATCGTTTCCTAATTAAGTGCTCTACTTTAGATGTACTAAATTATAACGCTCGATTAACTCATAAGCTCTATCATAATTTTTACCCGAAGGAGTTAAATCTAATAGAATTAGAGCCTGTCTAATTGAACGACTTTCTCGAAGCGCCTGAACAAAATCTTCTTCTGAAACCGCGACATTTGAATTTTTGCGAGTAAAAGTTGAAGTATAAGAATGACAATTTGGACATAACAATTGAAGATTATCCAATTCATTATTAGTCCTATGTCCATCTACATGATGAACTTCCAAATTGATTGGTTTGCCCATCCAACTAGTAGCTCTGCAACATTCACATTTTCTACCTCTTAATGCAATAAGAGGTGCCGCAGTATTCTTTCCGTTCTTTTTTATTGTTCCTTTAGTAAAGTTTTCATAGTGATAATTTTCTTTATTCCAACCTTGCCCTTTAAAGTGAGAAGTATCCAGATTCAACTCTTGATACATATTCCTTAAAGAAGCCATTGTTCCGCCGCCATCAGCTTTATATCCTAGCTTTCTAGCAACTTCACGATTAGAATAAGAAGTCTTTACAATCTCTGCAAGTTCTTCTTTAGAAAAATTTCTCCATTTAGCTTTATTACTCATAATTACCACTCCTAATTATCTTTCTATATTAAAAGTAGCTAATTAGAGCGAACGCTTCAAATTTTTAGTACGTCTGCCAAAGTCCCTGGTGTCTGCCAATTCCACCACACGAGCATAAAACGAGACGATTTTTCCCATAAGTTCAGCATTATGTTTAAATCTTGCTGCAATCGTCTCTCAAGTTTCTATAAATATTATATCATAACATTCATAGAAAGTCAATTATTTCATTTCTTACTTCCTAAAACTCAACTGGCGCATAATCTCATTGTAAGCCGCATCGGTAATCAGACCCATTTCCTTATCTCGCTTTGCCGCAAAACGAGTATACTTAGTATAAACTGCCTTGGCATTCTTCTTATCAATGAAGAAGTTATCGAAATTAGTCTTCGAACCCGGCATGGTATAATTGGTACCAAGTGCATAACGAGAAGTCTTAGTCTTTTCCATAAAATTTATTTCCTTTCCGATTTTCTATAAATATTATAGCATATAATCTTTAAAAAGTCAATTAATAAATAACAAATTTATCCGTTGAATCGCCTTTATGATACTCAATTCCTTCTCCAATATTAAGAGTACGAAATAAAGTATCATTATAAGATAAACTTATTGAAGCATGAACGTGGCCGCCAAGCCACAAAGGAATATGTTTATCATTATTTTCAATATCGCAATAAATTTTTTCAAGAGAAAATTCTGAACCTGTGTTAAAAAGCGTTGTAAATTTTTTATCCATAAAAAATGCAGGCATCGTATGAGAACAAATCATATCAAAAGGATGAGTTAAACCTTTGTCTACGGTTTTAATAACATCTTGACTGGTAATTACTTCTTGATGCCACCAAGATTCTTTAGGCTCTCGATATACTTTATCAATAGAATCAGCACCGCCAATACAAAGAATATTCAGTCCTTCAATAGAAAGGATTTCTCCACGCTCTACTGCATACACATTTGAACGAATTTCTCTACATCGCGCACCAAATATTATCTTAATTGGCATTTTCTCAATAGAATCATAATTCTCGTGATTACCTAAAATAGTGAAAATCATTTTTTCAGGATAATCCCGCGCGAAATGATTAAGAAACTTATTCCATTTCCAATCATTATACTTGAAAATAAAGCCGAAATCGCCTAATTGAAGGCAATATTTCTCTTTTGACTCAAGAAAACCTTTCATTAAATGGGATTCTGCATGGACATCTCCAAGAAAATACATTCTTAATCATTCCTTTCTATCTTGATTTTCTATAAATATTATAGCATAAGAATTAAGGAAAGTCAATTTATTTATTGCGCGAAGCCTATGCAATTTTTGCTTTTCTATATTGTTCTTTTAAAGTATTATATTCTTCTTGGGATATAATTTTAAGAGCAATTTCTTCTGGAATTTTTATAGGCTCTGGTTGACAGTCTCCTAAAATAATTGAACGCTAATTCTTATAATTATAAAGCGCTAAAATTTTTGCACGATGAAACCAACAGTTGCCTTTGGTGCGTTTTCCAAACTAACCCAATTCCGCACAATAAGCAGGACACCAACCACAACCACCAGAAATTGGACAATTCAAACATTCATTATCAATCCAAGTATTGACTGTCATTTTCTTCAATTCTTCGCGCGAAAGGGTATCATTTGAATTAAAAATCCCTTTCTCGCAATCTCCTATTGAATAATTTATACAATTATCATTTAAAGAAGTTGAAGCAAAACGACAACATGGATATGCTTTCCCATCAACTGAAAAACAAAATGAATCTCCGAAAATTTCACAAGGATAATTAGAAAAATCAAGAATCTATCCAGAATACTCGTTAAGGATACTAATTTTTTCATCCCAAATTTTATTATTAATTACATATTGCCCAATTTCTTTAAATTGCTTATATATCTATTGAGCATCTTCTTCAGAATAAGTATCTTCGTAAATAGGCGTACTAACGATATGTTTAAAGCCATTTTCAAGAAAAAATTTTAAAGAGGGAGCTATATAATTAATATCTTCTTTTGAAAAAGTCATTTTAATATGATCTAGACCATGTTTTTTTAACCATAAACCATTTTTAAAAGCCTTGTCAAAACTTCCTTCTCCTTTTTGGTTAATTCTATTTTTATCATGCAATTCTTTAACACCATCAAGAGAAAGAGCAATATTTAATATATCTTCATATTTAAGAATAAATTTTTTTATATCTTCTCTCTATAAAAGTGTACCATTGGTATTTAATGAAAGTCTTACAAAAGGCAATAAATCCGGTCTTGCAATAGAAATACCTGATATTAACATCTAAATTATCATATCCATTATTTCTGGATAAAGAAATGGCTCACCGCCAATAAAAGAAATAGTCAATTCTTTTACATTATTTTTCCCTAAAATTCCATTTTCTTGTCCAAGAAGCCGAATTATTTCTTGACATTCTTTTATTGCAGTATTTAAATCTAATGTTCGAGGACTTTTAAAATGCTAATAGCAATAAGAGCAATTTAAATTACAAGATTCTGTAATCTAAAAAATAATAGAAGCAGAATTAGCCATTGCTCCAAAACGTTTTTCAATTTTCATAGCAATAAATAATTACTCCTTTTTCTGCATCAATAGAATAAGAAATATTTTTAATCCTTGGGATCGTTAAAATATTATATTCAAATTGAGCATTAATAGACTCCCATAATCTATTTCTCTATTCTATCCAAGCAATCAGCTATTCAGAATAATTAATTAGCCAATCTTTTAAAACGCTATGTTCAATAACACAAGTATCTGAATAGAACTATTTAGTAATAAAAGCTATAAACTATTCGTATGACTAAATACTATGATTTAAATTTATTAATTCAATTCTATCTTTTTCACTTAACTAAAAAACTCTTTTAATCGCCATAAGTCCACATCCAAGTTTCTTCATAATCTTTATAAATTAAATACTCTATTTGTTCAATATGATTATTTAAAATATAAAGCTGATTAGAAATAATTGAAAGATTTTTCGCGCGAAAATATCTTAAATATTTTTCCTAAGAATAAACGCTTTCAAATTCTTTAAAAACTATATAAGCAAAATAAATAATAATATAATTATTTAATAATTTAAAATTAAGTATATCTTGAATTAGCTAATTCTAAGACAATATAATTGCTAATTTATCACTTTGCATTAAGAATAAAAGCAATAAAGACAATTGATTAACAAATTCTTTATGATATTGCGGCTAAACTAAATTAAAATAAATATCCGCTTTATCAACAATAAAACGGATATTTCTTTCAAGATGAACATGATTAATTTTCTGTAAAGCCACAAGTTTTAAAAATAATAAAGGCAAAAGAGAATAATCCGATGGGCCATAACATTTACGATTAAAAATAAAATCGTTTAATTCTCCATCAATATCTATATCAAATATAGTATTTTTAACTTTTTGAAGAAATTCTCTGCGCACGACATATCCATCTTGATACATATAAATCACCCTGGATAATTACCGCATTTACAATAAGAGCAACCCTAACTTGCATGAGAACTTTGACAACCCATGCAAGCATCATGACAACTTGATTGACATTCTTGAACACAACTATCTTTGCAGCCGCCAGAACAAGAACCTTCACAACCGCCCTAACAACTAGAACAACCACCAGAACAAGTACCAGTACATGAAGTGCAACCTGTTTTGCAAGTTCCCTCGCAATCGTTCGCACAAGTCGCTGTACAAGTATTTTTACAATTTCCCATACAGCCACTTGCACACAATCCAGTACAGCTACCGTAGCAACCGCTTTTACCTGGCTCTGCAAAAACACTAATTTTAGAAAGCTGTAAAAGAACTTTTTGATGGTCTTCAAGAGGATAAATCAAAGTCCCTCTACCTTTTGCAACTGAATAAGTATTAGAACTTAAAGAACCATCTTTATTAACCATTCTGCCATTCGTAGTTGCAGTCAATCCTGCAATTAAAGGTTCAATAGTAGAATTAGAATTAATCTGCTATTCTATCTACACGCCAGTGATTTTAACATTAGTTACCTTTCGACGATCAACAATTTCAGAATTATAAGCATCAGCAAGATTATTCCAATCTGAAGCTTCAACTTTACTACCTTTTGTTAGACTCATAAATCATCCCTCCTAAGAAATAAGTAGAAGGTCTTTTTCTTTCTCGAAGACAGTAATTGCTTCATTTACTAATGCTTTTAATTCATCCCATTCAGGTTGAGAAATAATTTGAAGTGCATCTTCATCTGGTAAACAAATTTTCATAGGACGAAAATCATGCCATAATAAATAGCGCTTAGCAGAATAATAATATCCAGCTAAAACCCTTCCTTTATGTGCCCAACAAATATTAGTTACTCGTTTATTAACTGAGCCAGTCATTTGTAAATTATTTGCGCTACACCAACCACAATTAGAACTAACGGGACAATCAATACATTTTTGTTCTGATTGAGATTTATAAGTAATACAATTTAAGCAATCTCTTGCTTTACATTGCGCTTCAGTTTGATAAAGACCATTGTAATCTCCGAGCTAAACGGTACTTGAAAGCTCTTCTCCAAGACAAGTGGGATGGTAGCGTAGACAAGGAAAAGCTCTACCTTTCATATCAAAAGAAAGCATATTACCAGTGCCACCACAATAATTTCCTTCCATAGAGCTTTTGCCATCTGCAAGCATATCAAGACAAGAGATATAAATATTTTTTAAATTATTATCAAATAAATAATCACTTACTTCTTTCATTTGATAATAAAATTCTTTAGCGTCCTTTTGATTATAATAAGGCTCATAAGCATAATTACAAAAAATATCTTGAATACTTTCACTGATTAAAAATTTAATTGAATCCGCGATATAAGGAAAACTTTGAGGAACAAAAGTCATTTTACTATAGCTCCATCCCCGTACTTTTGCGTCTTCAAAAGCTGCGATAGCCTTATCAAAAGAGCCTTTGCCGTCAACTGTAATTCTATGAGCATCATGTAATTCTTTTATTCCGTCAATAGAGACAGTTAAACTAATAATGCTTCCATATTTTTTCAAAAATTTTTGTACTTTTGGATCAAAATAATTTTGTCCATTGGTCGTTAAACTAATTCTCACAAAAGGAACAAGTTCTGGACGAATCATATATAAGCGTGGCAGAAAATAAGACATAATTCCATCAATTAAATCTGGGCAAAGCAAAGGTTCGCCACCAATAAATTCAAGAATTAAACCTCTTAAAGTTTTCCGTCCTAAAAATCCTTCGGACTTATCTATTTCTTTTAAAATTAAATCGCAAATTTTTTTACCAGTTTCAAGAGACATATTCTCTGAACTTTTATTACATTCGTAACAATAATCACATCTTAAATTACAAGCGTTAGTAACCTAAAATGTTACTTCACGACAAGCTCCTAAATAATAATCTCCTTTTGTAACTAAATCAACAGGAAGCAACGCCTCCGCAACTTCTTCTTGATATGTTTTAAATCTGTGCGGCATAAGTATATACTATCTCCTATTCTTCTGGATAAATTACATAATTAAGATTATTAGTTTCTCTATTACAAGGAACATTGCCTGCATATTTAAAAGCTATTTCACGCGCGAGATTGGTAAGCTCTTCTGAATTTTTAATATAATCTTGAGAATATTTTTCAAAAGATTCTTTCAAAATTGCTGGGTCTATGCTTTCATCTTGGCAAGTTTTCAAAATTAATTGAATTAGATTACGCAAACTCATATTCTTAAAATTTAAAGTTTTATATTTTCGCGCTTCTTCTATATCAATCCTAGCCCTAACATTCTAGTATGTCTTCATAATAAGCCTCCCGGCGCAGATAATAACGTTTTATTGTTTCTTCTACGAGTATAGAATTTTCTTTGATAATTGATTCTTCCCAGTTGTCTGTAATTTTTAAACTATGAGCAATTTCCATTGCCCATATCCCAAAAAAAGAATTAGGTGGAAAAGAATTTAATTGATCAATTTGAATTTTATTAGATAAATCTGAAACATCTTTTGAATTAAAATAACAAATTAAAAAAGAAATAAACTAAACCATTTGTTTTTTTGCTTCTTCGTCAATCTCCAATTTTAAATACTAATCATTCAGAATAAAAATTTTCTAAATAATTTGTTCAATTTCTTCAAAAGTTTTATTCTCTATTGGCAAATCTAATTGAATAACTCCAAGAAATAAATCTATCCAAAAATTGTTTTTGTCAACCCTTTTATACCAAAACTGATTAAAAAAAGTTCGATAATACAGCAATGTCTAAGGAAACTCTGCACAAAATAATTCAGTTATTGCTTCGACAAAATCTAAGCGTCCTTTTCCAGTGAAATATTCCATTTTACCTCATACAAAAAATGTCTGGAATAACAATATCCCAGACATATAAACTTATTTTATTTCAAGACAGCTTTTCTGTAAATGCCATACAAAATAAATTGCTGCGACTGTCTCACTATGGCTGACCTTCTCTGGAATCGAACCGAGACATGGTGGGTTAGAGCCACCTAGACTAACCATTATCTGAAAGGTCAATATATTGAGAGATGAAATTCATCCCTCAGATTCTATAATTAGTATATCATAATTTAACTCTCAAGTCAAATTATTAATTCTTTTTCAAACAAGGATTTAAGCGTTCAAAAGTCGCACACAAGCAATCTTCGTCAGATAAACATCTTGCAAGAATATTTAAAAGACAATTATCTTCATCTTCTACAACAATCTTTACTGGTTTAGAATAATCTAAACTCATTAAACCAAGAATGCTTTTTGCATCTGCAATAGAACCATTTGCATCATGAATCCCAATAGGAACATTATACTAGCACGCCGTACTTTGAAGCGCTCTAATTTGTCGAAAAGAATCAATAGTTACTTCACGAAACATTAGAATCCTTCCTCAATATAGTCTTTAATCTTATTTATCTGCGCGAGACGATTACGCAAATCTTGGCGAGTTTCACCATGAAAAGCGCAAAGAGGACAAGAACAATGAACTTTACCTTTTGATAAGCGATGTGATTGAAATTTAATTGCGTCATACCAAGCCTTATCACAATACACATTTTTAATGATATTCTCGCGCTTGTGAATGTGCTTCTTCGCGGCTTTGCGTCTAAAATCTTCAGTCCTAGTCATAAAACCACTCCTTAATTCATTTGTTCTGATGGCACGAGTCTAAGGATTTGAACCTTAATCATACGGTTTTGGAGACCGATATTTTACCATTAAACTACACTCGCATAAAATGATAGTGCTTTCGGTCTATCAGTCCGTCCAGCTAATGGAAGATTTACCGATTCACACAATTCAGCCTAATCTGCATATAAATTAGATACTGGTATTCCCGATTCTCCAACCAGATTTCTCGCAACAGAACCATTTCATTCTGTCTTATGGCGCAACAAGCAAGCGTAATATTTTGTTGATCGTCTATTATACTATATCTAATTTGATTATTAAAGCTATTCCCAAATTTCGTTTGGGATAGAATTAATTTCTTTCTTTTTGCAGGGAAGGTCATATTTCTTACACCATTTCGAAACAACTTCTGGTCTAACAGAAAATCTTCTGCCAAGCTCTGCAAAAGTCTTAGTGTAAACTTCCCTTTTTAAATCTTCCCTATCTAAAGGACAAGGGATTGATTGCACTGACCATTTTCTTAGAGGATAAGATTGCTAGTCATCAATTCTTGATTTTCCCTAATTTATATCTGAAATAGTTTGATAACTCACATTAAACTATTTAGCAATATCATTCTAAGATAAGCTAGAATTTATCAATAGGTCTTGAATTTTTAAACCTATTCTTTAGAAAGTTTAATATCGCACTAAGAAGTTCCTTGCCCGCCAGATGTGCAATTATATCCTTTATTTGGATTTTGACTATCAAAATAAGCTATCCATTTAATTTCTAAATCGTCTAACTAATTTTGGGAACATTCTTCTAATATTTCAAAAGAAAAATTTTCTATTCCGTACTTTTTAAAAGCCTAATGAATAACAGCATCCTATTCTCTTGAATTAAATTTATAATGTTCCTACCAGCGTCTTTTAATGTTTACGCTCTAGCCAATATAACACTTTCCATTAATCTAATTAGTTATCTTATAAATACCGCAAATAGACATATTTATCACTCCTATGATAAATAAAAATATAAAAGGCCGGTGTAGGAGCACCTTATTCTCATTGACAGCTAATCAATGCTACCCTTGGCGCGCAAGGTGAGATTCGAACTCACGGGCCGCTCATCACGACCTCCGATTTTCAAGATCGGTTCCTTCAACCACTCGGACACTTGCGCATAAATGGAGCCACATAGGAGAATCGAACTCCCAACTTTTCGTTGGCAACGAAACATTTTACCATTAAACTAATGCGACATTGGTTGGGGTAAAAGGAATCGAACCTTTACATATGGAGTCAAAGTCCACTACCCTGCCATTAGGTTATACCCCAATATAATGCTAAAACCCACTTAGCAATCAACAATCTAGCGGCATTGTCTTTTATACCCACGGTCTGTACACAACCGTATTAGTAAAGGATACCGTAGCGACCTCATTCCCCTGTCTTTTATTTTAGGTAGTAGCCGGGCCTCTAGCGCTCTTAACCTTAGTCATCACTACCCTGGCATTTTACATTAGTGAGAGGTGCCAGAACCTTGGTATCCTCGGTGGGATTCGAACCCACAAAAACAACGGGTTTGAGCCGTTTAGCTTTGCCAGTTTGCTCACGAGGACATATCAATGTAAGATTTATTTCTTAACCTTACATTAAATATTATAACATATATTTTTTAAAAAGTCAACAAAAAAACATATACCATAAAGCAAAAAGGAGAATGAAGAAAACTGCAATTGTAATCATATAACAGCCTTTCTATTGGGGCTAAGGAGGAGATTTGAACTCCCTCTATCAGTTCCACAGACTGACGTGCTTAAACCATTACACTACCAAAGCCATAAAATCAAGAAAGAAGGATTCTTTCTTGATAAATTTTTTATTTCTTACTAGCCCATTTCATTGTTGTAGGAATATAAATTGGTTCATTGGGCTTTTCTAATTTTGATTCACGTTTTTGAAAATATTTAGAACGATAACCCGCACCTTCGTGCAATACTCTATCGCTCCCAAGAGTTTTAAACCACATTATTCCCTCTCTTGATTTTCTATAAATATTATAGCATAAATAGAGTAAAAAGTCAAATATTTCCATCAAGATTTAGAATAAAATTTTCAAAAGAAATAGGAACATTATCTACATCTATCAAATTTCTTTTTCTAAATGCAGCAATTTGATTATCTTTAATAAATTTAAATTCTCTATCTGTTGGTTTATAACCATAATTTTTATACGTTTGCATATAAAAATCATAACAATATTTAATTATATCTTCATTAGAATAATCATTAGTCTTTAAATTTTCAAGATAACGATAATAAAGATATATCATAGTAACAGTTGATTGTCTTGCTATCGCATTTATCGGGGCATTTGCTTTAATTCCGATTTGAATAGCATCAAGAGTATTGTAAGTAAAACCAATTAAATCCCTATGTCGATAATCAAAATTATTTTCTCTTGTAATAGATTTTTCATTCCATTTCCAAGAGTAAGTAATACGGTCTTCAAAACGAATTCCATTATTTGGATCTTTCTGCGCGCAAAGCATTACCGCACAATTGAAACCTTTATCTTCATTTTCCCGACTATCACTAAAGACAATTTTATTTTCATTAAGAAACTCACGAGAATAAATCTTTCCAAATATCCATGTATTATCTTTAACATGAGGAATTTTTCGTCCATCACTACACTCCTCGACAAACGAGGTGAATACAGCAGGTCTTTTCTTATTAACAAGCATCAACCCACGCATATATTCTACAGCATAAGCATTTTCAAAAATGTCGTCCGCATCTATAAAACAAATATAAGGCGCGGAAGTAATATCTATTCCTAATTGGCGAGCATAGCCAGGCCCTTTGTTACGATTTAAATGAAGTACATTTATATTTAAGAAGCGCTTAAAAAATGCAATAATATCATTAATATTTTCATCAGAACAATCATCAATAATAGTCACATTTATATCATCTGAAATCGTTTGTACTTGGATACTACTTAGACATCTAACTAAAAAATCTTTTTGGTTATAAAAAGGAATTATAATATCAACTCTTTGATTGTCCATCCTTTAATTCTTTCTCCTTAGATTCAATTAACTCTGCTTCTGCGGATTCAATAATTTCTGCAATATTGTCAACTTCAAAGAAATAACCAACTGAATCAAAAGCTTTCTACCGAACCATACAAAAAGTAGCTGGATTTTGACCAAGAATAGATTCTAATTGTTGTGAATTAAATCCAGTATAAGTTATAATTTTTTTAACACAATCAAGCATTATTCTACGATATTCTTTTGCATCTCCACGTCCGAGTTGATAAAAGCCTTGAACGTAAAAATAAACGAACAAAAAAGAACTCAAACCTTGAGATAAAATTTCCTCTAAAGATAATTCATTATGCAATTTATCAAGAGGGCCTAGTGCGCTTGTAACATAATCTTGAAAATGATTACAAAATAAATCTAAACCAGTTTCACGTCTATGAGATAGAGACTCTGGTCGATTAACCCAATTATAAATTATTAAATCACAATTCAAAGTAGGCGCGCCAAGATGTTCTGTCATTAGACGAGTCAAAATTGAAAAATAAATATCTTCATGGGTCTCAAGTCCTTTACAAAAAGTTAAATCATGATCTCTTAAAAAACTTCTTCTAAAAAATTTTCCATGAACCCAATTCATTCCTTTTTCAAGAGAATAAGGAATTACTTCGCCAGATTGAGTTATCTCTTGAAACCTAGTTTGAATTATATTGCGGCTGGGATTATTGCGAATGATTGTTCTAACTCTATTGAAGGTATTAGGTACAAAGGAATCATCGTGGTCACAAAAAATAACCCAATCACCATCGGCATTGTCAATACCAAACTGACGAGACATACCAGTTCCGAGATTCTTTTCTGTTTTTACTTTTTTAATATGGAGCGTTTCCTCGTAAGGCTTTATTACTTCATCAAATGGTTCTGTTGAACAATCGTCCACAAGTACGACTTGAATTTTATCGCCCAAATGCTAATTCACAATTGATTCAAGTGTTGCTGCGATATATGGAGAGCTATTAAAACAAGGGATTACTATTGAAAATTGATACATAAAAAATACCTCTTATAAGTATAATTATACTATTTCTAATATAATTATATCATAAGAGGTAAATATTGTCAATTATTTATGAATATAAACAACATCATCAAAATTGGGGGAAAAAGAAAGATAAACATAAGGAGATAAAGAAGTATCCACTTCTCCAATAAGAGAAATTTCATTTAGATGGGTAAAAGATTGTGAGATTTTAAAATGCTCAATTTTCTTATGAAGCAAATCACAATCCCATTTATCTACATCAGGTTGAACTCGCTGGATGTAATCTTTTTCATCAAAAGGGGCATAGCGAATAGAACCTTGCCAATCATTCTTAACATTGGTTTTATCCATATTTTTAATACCAAGTTCGTCCGATTTGCTTACTTCATTTTTTAACGCGCCCGCACCATGTCGGGTAAAATAACTACGCGAAACATAACACACTTCAACATCAAATACTCCATCCAACTCTCTCAATTGCTCAAGCACCCAATCAGAACCAGTATGAGATGGAGTAAGATGCGGAAAATCTTTTTTATTATCCATATCGAGAGCAAGTCCTTGTCCGCCCTCAAAAATTAAAGTATCATAATAATCTGAAATTTCATTCAAAGAACTAAAATAAACAGACTTTTTAAAATCCATTAAGTCTTTTACAAAATTAGCAAGAGTAATCTCACTGAAGAAGTTTTCACGCCACTCCATTGTAAAAATAATATCCGTTTCTTTCATTCGCTTTTCAGCAAAATACTTATCTCGAATAAACTTAATCTTACTATAAAGTTCACCAAAAGACATAAAAAGTTCTTTACAAGTAAAATGAAATCCTTTATTTACTCGATTAAAAGTCTCAAAAATCCCGCAACCACACGACCCATGACGACCTTTCCCTCTTGATTGCTCAAGAGCCTGATTAAATAAAATATCATAAGGGGTCGTGATTTCACAATCCCAGTCAACCCAAGTTCGCCCACGATTTACATGAAGTTCTTCTAATTCCTTTTTCTCAGAAAGAAAAATAAAAGGATTAACCATGAAATGATAATTGTAAAAGGTATCTACATCTTGATATGACGCTGCGCCGAAAGCATGAAAAACGTGACGAAAATCTCCATTTTCTACAGTATGCCCACGCTGAGCACCGCCATTGAAAAGAATATTCAGACATTTTTTATGCTTCTTGTCAGCTTGACGCGCAAAGTAATTGGTCATTAGACCCTTGCCTTCGTCGCCATAATTTGCGCCAATAACTACTTTTACTTTTTTCACGGTTAATCCTTTCTTTAATTACCAGTTAGTCCAAGCGGTATCTTCGCTAGTCGGCTCCACGCTTTCAAGAGTCTCAAAGCCGTTATAATGACCCTCAACAATAGCCGTAATCAAATTCGGAAGCTGCTCAAGAGTAGCTACTTTATAATGACCAGTGGGAAGAATCTTTTCAAAAGACTCATCAATTCTCTTCGCGCGATAATCATAGCTGCTAGACGGATCATCAATAGAAATGTGGAAAATATCATATTTCTCCGCAGTCTCATCGTACAGCTCTTTAGTCTTGACGTCAGCCTGGAGACTATCGCCAGTTGCTTTCTTGAGTCCATAGGCTTCAAGGATAGGGTTAAGCGGCTCGTCGCCTAAAGTAATAATCAAACCCTTTTTACCTTTTGCCCAACAATCCAACTTACAGTGACGGCTACCCATGTACCATGCAGCGGTATAACTCTCATAGCCATTGCCGCCACCGCCACCTTCAAAATAAATCTTCTCCATCTGTTGCGCAATACGGACATCACTTTCAAACTGAGTCAACTGGATAGGAACGCGATCACATTCAACATCACCAATACCCATAAACATAAACTGAACATCTTTGGTTTTCTTTACAACTTCGGTCATAATATCGCTCAGTTTCTGTGCACAGCGAGCAGAAGCACTACCCATAGAGCCAGTTACATCAAGACCAATAATAACCGGCAGACTATTAGGATGCTCCTCAGAATCGCAAGCCTCGCGCATTACATTCATTGGAGAGAGTGCCTGATTAAGGCTCCTCTGCTCATAAATATCGTAGACAGAGGCAGCATTAAGTTTATCCATGCTGCACGCTTTAGTAGTAGAACGATACGCAGTATAACTCTGCGCGGTCCAAGAACCTCCACCCATAAATATACCTCTTTCTTTAATTAAACAGTAGTATTTTCGCTATTAGCAGTTGTTGCTTCGGCAGGAACGGCAGTCTGAACAGGAGTAGTCATTACTGCTGGAGTAGTAGTAATAGGAGCAATAGGATTCATAGCACTCATCAGTCCAGCAAAAGGATTGTTATTACCCATCATAGACATCGCCATAAAAGCCATCATCTTGTTATCGCCAGAGCCAGACCCCTTCAGCATCTCAGACATCATCATAATCTGCATAATATTCTTTGGGTCAACGCTAGTACCATTCGCGCCACCAAACATGGACACAATCTTGGAATAAAAATAAGTATTGCCAAGAAAAACCAGATGCTCAGGTACAATAGTCACAATAGTCGAATCTTCATAGCGAAAAGCAGTAATCTGATTATTCTCAACCTTGATGACTGCTGCGGGCTTGTTATTCACAAGAATAATGTCGCCTTTAAATAGAGTATTGGTTGGAATGCAGAAGAACATCTCATCGCCAACGTCAAGCACAAAATCAGAGCAATTAACAAGATTGCCAGTTGCAACGTCATAAGTCTTATAGCCGTTAGAAGTCTTAACCGCAATACCGCCAGTCAGACTAAGACGACACCAACCTGCGGGAACTTTTCGAAACATTTTATTAAAACTATCGAACATAGAATTTACTCCTTTTTCATATTTTCTGTAATTATTATAGCATACTTACCATATTTTGTCAAATATCTTCTTTACGGTATCCTCGCTCCCAAAATTCTTTACTTGGAGCCATCCAATCAATTTCGCTATGAGGAACAATAACTATTGCATTGCTACCATTCAATCTAAAATAAAATCTGCTATCTGTAATATTCTCCAACTTGCCACAAAATTGCCGGTTAATAGTAGTCATAGGCATAAAAAAATCATCTTTTAGGCAGACAATATATTCTACTTTCTTGATTTCCATATTATCTCCTTTTCATTTTCTATAATAATTATAGCATAAGGATTAAAAATTGTCAATAAAAAAGAGCATAGATTTCTCTATGCTCTAAAACTTATTCTAAATTTTCGTCTTTATAGTCGGGAAAATCTTCAACTACTTCTTGAGTTTCTTCAAATATCTCTGGAACAATCGTAACTAAAAATGGATTTTTACTAGAAAGACGAACTCCATTTGGATAAGTCGTCTCAACTTCGGTCTAATAAGTTCCCATCCCAGCAATATCTTTTTTAAATAAAACACATTGAGCCTATCCATTTTCAGCATCTACAATTTTAGCTTCTTTCCAAAACTCTGTTCCTTCTGAAGGATTTGCAAATTTAATTCTAATTTTTGAATTAGTTATATCTGAGACTTGTTTGTCTTTAGATATAGTGAATAATAACTTGATACCATTATCATTCTGTTGGAGTGTTATTTTTTGTGCCATTTAAATCACTCCTAGCTTTTTATCCAAGAATTGTAAGTGTGACGATCAAGGAATTGCAATCCATAAAATTCAAAAGTAGAAGCAGCCGCGGAATTAATGCGAATTGAATGCCAACCTTTTGACACTATGTCAATTACAGGAGCGGTATAATCTCTAATTTGGAATTTTGAATAATAACCTTTATTACTCAGATTTCTCCATTCGATAGAGCAAGTAGACGGAACACTAATTCCATTAGTCGCGTGTTCATCACCGTCATCTACAATTAAACTTTCTTCATTATTCCATTCAAATGTATTTTGCGGGCAACCTTGAGTTGCGCCAAAGTCAAGCGCTAAATCAACCTTAAATTTGCTTTGCTTTTCAGCATCCGTATAAACAGAGGAAGCACTTGCATACAAATAAGGGACTGCAACCATTCCATCTTGAGGACAATAGAAACTATAATAAATAGCTCCATCATCTTGCTAATTGTTTGCATTAGTATGACGCTTGGTTAACTCAACAATTTGATTTGCATAAATATCAGCATAAGTAGTTCCTAAGCTAATATCTTTCGCAAAACTGAAGCTATATTTACTATCTCCTTTAACTGTCGATGGGATTGAATTAGGATTATCCATCCAATAGGTAGTTCCAGCCGCAAGATTTTGAGTATTATTGTAACAAAGAGAATAAACTTTCTCATACATTGCCCAATAAGCATCACCATAAACTTTGGTCTCAATCATTTTTTCAGAATCCCAAGAATCTGTTGCGGCATTAGCTATATCGGTTGCATAAGCTGTAGCAATAGGAGATGCGATTTTCGCTACTGCACTATTAATATCTGAGCGCGCTTTCAAATCAGCTTGACGCCATAAGACGTTATAATAAGGGAAATTGTCCAAATTAAACTCAATCTTTTGTCCATCTGGAGTATTGTATACTAATTGCCCGTCAATAACTTTCGCAGTCTCATTATTGCTTAATGGATAATTCATGTAAACAGTCAAGCCCATATTTTCACGGCTTGGCTCAGTTGCATAAAGGTCTGGACTGTTTAATAGAGTAGGCATTGTTGGAGAATGTTTTGAATAATCAATAATGGCATTGCCACGCACATTAATGTTATCTTGTTGGACACGAGTAGATAAGAATAAACCATCTTCAACAACCAATGGACGTCCTAGATATCCAGCAATAAACAATGATGCCATCTCTTTGCCAACCGTATTATTGCCATCATTGGTCATATGAGTGAAATCAATGCACTGATTACCATTGAAGTTACGATTAAAGTCGCTTCCGTCAATGACTGGAATACCATACAACTTGCCAATTTCTTGAAGAACTTCTGCATAAGCCATGACTTGCTGGCGTTTATCAAAATCATAAGAAGCAGCTTGAGTTTGAAGAACTGGTGTAATAATTACGCAAGGAGTTCCATTATCAAGCTCACGCTCAATTAAAGCAGTATAATATTTAAAAAATTCATCAACATGACCTTTATATGCACTATTGACAAAATCTGCACTTGCGTCATTGATACCAAGATTGCACATCCAAATATCCGCGCCAGAAGCACCCCAACGATTATATGCACAATAGGCATCATCACCAGTATAAATTTGGCTTACAAGCTCAAACTTATCAAATTCTTGCCCGTCTTTAATACCCTTACCAAAGACTTCGTTGAGCGCTTCAATCATTACTTCTGGCGGACGTACTTTAGATTGACGAGTACTACCGCTCTTTTTTAAAGCACGATCAAAAGCAGAAGCAGTTCCCTTTCGATTATCTTTGTACATACCATCTGGATAAGTAAAAGTGGTAGGAACAGCAATTACAGTTGACGCATCTAATTTTTCATTCGCGTTACCAGTATAATAATTTGTTGCATTACTGTTGTCATTAACACCCGTTGATTTTAAAGTATTATAACCAAACCAAACAGAATCTCCGCACATTGCAATCTTAAAATGAGTATCTGCAAGAGTATCCCAGCAATATTGTGTAAAAGTACGAAGTTTATACTGCTTCTAGCCCATTAAGTAAATTTGCTTCTGATGGTAAGAATCATATTTACTTAACTTTTCAATTTGATTCTCAAAATTATTAAAATTATCTTGATTATATTCCGGACCGTTATCAATCCATTCTGTCTTTTTATACTCTGGTATTAGCACTATTTATCTCCTCCTTTATATCGGTACTAGATATATTTTCGGTGCGAGGTAAATAAATTACGCTACAATAGTCACGAAGCGATTCAAACTTACCTTTCCAATCGTCTCCCATGACAAAAATATCTACTTGATTATTCATTATGTCGCGCTTTTTCTGCCACCAGTTATTTTCTGGAATGATTAAATCAACGCAATCAAGAGTAGATAGTAATTCTTTCCTCTAACTAAAGGTAAAGTAAGATTCTTTTCCTTTATCTCTATTAAATTTATCTGTTGATAAACCTACAATTAATCTATCTCCCATACTCCGCGCGCGAAGAAGAAGATTTAAATGTCCTTGATGAAGTAAATCAAAAGTGCCATAAGTTAAGATAGTTTTCAAAATAGAGAGTCAAACTCCTTTTTTGTTTCTTCATTATATTTATATGGATCAAATTCAATAACGGGTTTGTTCCAAGAATGAATCGAATCTTCAAGTGCAGCTCTAATAGCGTGTTCATCTGTCCCATGAATTAAAATATCCGCTATATCCGTTACTCCTTTATCTGCACCAAAGTCTGTAACAATAGTTTTTCTACCGAGTACTTTCGCTTCAATTGCAGAAAGTCCTTGTCCCTCATAAATAGATGGAAGAATATTATAGTTCGCATTTCTCATATTAGCAAATGGATTTTTATTATATGGAATTAAATGAATAAAATCACAATCCTTTATTTCTTTAAGAATCTTATCTTTTAATTCTCCATCACCCATAATATAAAGTTGAGTCTTATTATATTTTACATGAAAATCTTTAAAAGCCTTAATCAAATTAAGTTGATTCTTTGCAGGAGAAAGACGCGCAACATTCAAATAAACTGCTTCTGTTGAAAAAGAATGTGGCTCAAAATTTGCGTATTTAGAATTTAATTTTTCAAATAGATCATAAGGTTGAACAATAAAATTATGAACTAATACCATCTTAGATCCATAAAAAGGAAAATCTTTTTTATTAGCTTCTAAGCATTGCTCACTAACAGAAACTATTTTATTATACATGGAGTAAGCGGAATAAACTGCATTAAGAGAATCTTTTAAAGGATATTTACCATCAATTTCTCTCATTTGATCTAATTTCATTATATTATGTTGCCAAATAATTTTTTGAGTAATGGGAAGATTTTTAATCCCATAGGCAAAAAAATAAGCGTAAAAAGGACTATAACCAGTAAAATTGATTACCGCATCAAAATGAGTGTCGCCAAAACAACGTCTCCATTCTCTGCGGTAAAGCTCACGAGGAAACATTTTATCTAATTCAAAAGAATCTATTCCTTTTTTAAGGCAGATTTCATTTGCACAACGCTCAAGTAATGTTTGATTATATGTCCCCGCGCGGACAAGTAAACGGACATTAGGATTAATTTCATTTATTTTATCCAAATAATCTGAATTATCTTTTTTCAAAAGGATAAGCGAAACATCGTATTTATTGTAATCAATTCTATTGAATAAAGAAAGAATAGAAGATGTAACTCCGTTTGGCTTAAAATCTCCGGCGTAAAACAGTAAGCGTTTTTTACTGTCTGTTTCTAATGTACTAAAATCTATTTCACTTAAAAGCTTTATTAAAAATTCATGAATATTTATATCTCTATCAGTCCAGACATTACTCCCTTGTTCCCAAACTTGTTTTTGAACTTTCTCCCAATAATCATCAAGATTCTCAAGATATGTTTTAAAAGTCTCAATATTCTTTGCGGGAGCGCATGGAAAGTCTTGGTATAATCCTTGCTTTTGACAATATTCCTCATAATCAGGTGCATAAAAAATAACTGGATTATCACCATAATTTATCCAATCATAAAAAACACTTGAATAATCTGTCACCAGTAAATCACAAATTGGAAATAAAGTATTTATGTCAATAGAAGATGGGATATATCTTGCTCTATTTTCATAATCTACATGGTGCGCTTTAACTAAAACACGATAGCCGTAATTTCCTAATTCTCGAATAATTTCAGTATCAATAGAATACTTCCCATCGCGCCAAGTGGGAGCATACAAGGCGATTGGTTTTCTTTCTTTTGATAAATCTGCTATTCCTATCATCCCAAATTGTTTAAAAATTTGTCTTTTAGGAATAATCAATTCTTTTCTAAAATCTTTTGTACGGATTATCTTACTATTACACAATCCATTAAGTCTCGCCGCGTCCAAATACATTTTTTCTATTGAATCATCACTAGCAAGTAAATAATCAGCACTTAAAAAATTCCGCATAACATTTCCAGTATTCATTTTATTATTAGGAATATCAAAAAATAATTTCTTGCGCGGAATGCCGTGCCAAGTATTTACATAAATTTGTTCAGGCTTTTTTGTCCAATAGGTGGGGAATGTATTATTATTAATGAGATAATGTGCTATTGAGATATATTTAAGATAATCATTTGAGCCATACAAAATAAATCTTACATTTGGTTTATCTGCATATTCTAATAATCTAAAATTATTACTCTCAAAATTATTAATTACCCAAATATGAATATAATCATCAAATTTTTTATTACGCAAAAATTCCAAAAAAATTGCGTAAGGACTATCAATCATACCTGCGCCCGCAAATGACTCATATAAAATAACGTTGTTCTTAACTGGCATATTGTAATAATCAATATACTTTTCTAAGAACAACGCCTGTTTATTATTATGAGATTTCCTGGCGCTTTCAATGATATTCAAAATTTCATCATTCAAGCGCGTCACACCCTAACTTTTTATAAATTTCCTCAGCAGTTATTAATGTATTCTTAGACGAATCAGATTGAATTTGAATGTCTTTCTCGTCTAATTCATAAGCATCTGCCATATTAGTACTCCACTTCTATCTTATACTCAGATGTGTAAAAAACGTTAATATTATAAATTTTATCTATTGAATTAACCATATTCAGTTCTGGTTGGATACCTATTTCAAGAGGAGCGTTAATTAAATAAGTTTCCGAAGAACCAGAATCATTAATTCCAATTAAACGAATATAATAATTTTGATTCTGTAAAGGAATAATAACATTACCCCTGTTCCAAGCGTAAGTGTTGTATAAAGTATAATTCTCCGATTCGAGAGATTTAATATATACTTGAACACGCGGAACTCTTGAACCAGTCCAACTAACTTTTAATTGAGTCGGACTAATCAACTCAAAAGAAGCAATAATTTGACTATAAATCTTTTCATCAATTAGTAATTGATTTTTTCGCGCGGAAACAATATTCTCACTAACTATTAGACCTGGGAAAGCCCAAACTGTTTCTGAAATAGGTAAGAAATTCGGCGCGCCAGATGGACGTTCACTAATTCTTAAAAAGACTTTATTACCAATACTTTCTTGAGGAATAGAACTAATTTTTAATTTCTTTTGATAATAAATATCATCTTTCTTGACACGGTTAATCCTAAAAGGTAATCTAATAGGAAGCTAAATTCCTATTTTATATTTATCTAAAGTAGTAGGTAATTTTATTGGAAGCTAAATTCCCATAATAATCACCTCAATCTTGATAAATTAATGTAGCTGTGCTAGTATATTTTTGTCCATTTATACCAGAATCATCAATATGAGTTTTGATATAAATTGGAGCTTTCACATTGTCATAGCTAATAGTAAAATCAGATAAACGATAAGATAAAGAACCTTTTTGCAAATTGACATCAAAATAAGTCTTTCCGCCAGTGGTATAAGTTTTATCAGAATCCTCAAGGACTTTTACCTTTTCATTTGTGCGGCTAGTACTTGTTTTATTTGAGTTCCATGTAAATTTATATAAATCAATCTGCTCATTATCTTTATAAAATTCAAAGCAAGGGATTCCATCCTCATTATTATAAAGACGAATTCTAAAATTTGTTAAAAGAGGATAATAGTCAAGCCAAGTTGAGCCAGTGTCTGCAATAATTGTGCCGTAGCTTCTGTCTGACTATCCAGCAATACCTTTTCCGCCAACTGTAATTTTTAATTGAAATTTATTTTCATATTTAGGACTAGTGAAAAATTCAATTAAATATCCAGTATTATCATTGTCTTTTGGATTGCCCATACCATTTATACGAGCTGCAAAAATGGCCATTGAAACATTTTGCTAATTTGATGGTAAGCTATTAAATGTTTCTTTATTATAAGTATAACCCATTTTAAAAGAAAAGTCAATATTTTTTGCGTTCTCAAGAGCAAGTTGACTTCTTCCATAAGATTGAGAAGTAGAATCATCTTGATAATAAGTTAAAATAGGTGGAGTAAAATCTTGTTTTGCGCTTCCAAGCAAATATTTAAAAATACTTGAACTTGTATCTTTAAAAGAATCGGTAGTAGTATCTTGTCCAGTGGCAAATTTTCCCGCTTCTACAACTCCCAAATCAAGAGTTGAAGAATAAGCTTTGCCGTCTAAGCTAAAAGTCTGCCAATTCGAAGCCAATACAGAATCTGCATTTGTACTATCTTCTGCTGTTGAAGTGATACTTACATTTTGCGCGGCTTCATCGCCATCGTTTTTAACATAAATAGTTGAAATATGATCGTAACCTCTGCGGACTTTTCCTAAATCTAATCCAACAGTGGTATCTAAGAGTTTAGAAGCCGCATCATAGAACTATAATTTTACACTCATTTATTAATCCTCCGAACCATAATCTATATCAAGAAGAAAATATTGAGTACCAGATAACTTAGTATCTGATGGAATTTGGCTTCTTAGATATATAATACCTAAATCATTTTTAGTTACCATTTTAATATTATCAATAACCATATTGGACATATTAGCAGAAATCGGCTCATAGCCAATAATTTTTGGAATAGATTCTACTGCAGAATAACAAGATTTACGTTTATCTTTCTCTAAGACATAGACAAATGATGGGTCTTTAGTTGTGTCTGTTGTATCCAACCAAATTTTAAAGACTGGAATGCCATCTTTATCTTCAAGAGAAAGAGTAATCTTTGTGCCATTTACAGAGTTTCCTAAATCAAAATCTTCAAGAGGAGTCCACCATGCTTTATTTTTCTTTGGATCGCCATACCAAATCTATAAAGCATATTGATGCCCAAGCTAATAAATTGTATCTTTAAAATCTTCTCTTATTCCAGAAATTGTAACAATATAATTGTCTCTAAAAATCCATCCAATAAAAGAATTTTTTAGGCAACTCATTGTTGCAGAAATAGTAAAATCTTTTGCTTTTCCTAAAATATTTTCAGACGGCGTTAAAATTGCAGTTGTGTCAGTATTTTCTGGCAGATTAGAAAATCGAGAATCTACCCCATAAAAATATAAAGATTTTGAATAAGCGTACCAAGGATCAATTGATGCAGAATTGTGCCATGTTTCCCAATCGTCGCCTGCTATTGGTTGTGCAGATTGATAATCATAAGTATCGAAATCTTCGACGTAAATATTTTTACCAATTGCAAATTCTCCTGGCGCAATATTTTCAAGAGAAAGAGTTTTATCATAATCATAATCTTTACTAAAAGATAATCCCTTCCAATCTAAAATTGAAGTATTATTATTATATGCTTCAAAAGAAACAGTAGGATTTACAGCTGTTTTTGTTCCAGAATTATAAATTCTTAGTGCTCCTATACCAGAAGCACCTTTAAAAATATCTCCTAAGCTATAAGTTCCATTTAGCGCGGTCGATATTTTGGTTGTTTCATCATAACTATAAAAATCTAATTGAGCTGCCATTATATCACCGCCTTTTATAGAGTTTCTATTGGTCGCCCAAGTACAATAATTTGACCAGTCGTCGCATTACCTTTAGCAATTACTTTAAACCTTATTTCTAAAAAATTGCCCGGCGCAAGAGTCTCAGCAATCAGTCCTTTTTCTTGTCCATTTTGAACAAGTTTTATATCTAAATCATCATTAGAATTTGGATATATGTAACAAAGTTCATTGAGTGCGCCTTTGTTATAGAGGTATCTTGTTGCAATCTTTTCTTTATTTAATTGAACAAGATTAAAAGGAATTTTATATATAAACTTATTAGTTGTTACATCTAATTGTCCTTCAAGTGGTTCTATTGAAGCATCTGGTTTTAAATAAAGACTAAATCCTTCTACTGAAGCATCAAATAAAACATCAATATTTAAGCAATAACCCATAATACGATAACCATTTGAATTTAAATGGATACCATCACCAGATTTTTTAATTGTCCCATCTGCATTCAATTCTGAACCAGAAGAATAAATATCATTCATTCGATAATTAGTAGGATCAGTAGGATCTTCTCTTAAATATTTTCCATTTTCTTGAGCATTGAAAAAATCAACCATATAAACGCCATCAAGAGATGCTACATAATCTTTAAGCCAATTATTGAAAGCATCAAATGCTTTTCTCATGTCAGCGCTTAAACCATTTCGAGGTAAAAGATTTCCTACTACTGGAACAACTTCATTATTAAGCGCCAAAGCAATCATCGCTTTTACTGCTGGAACCAATCCATAATAGGTTGTTCGCATACCATTTTTTTCAAGTACGATTGGAGTTTCAGTGAAAATCCATTCATCCATTGTTGAACTTGAATCAATACCAGAAACCGCAGTTGCGCCATTAAACAAAGAAAGGTCATTAGTTCCACATTGAATAATTGTATAGTCTGGATGCAAGGAAAGAATTTCTTTTTCAAAACGATTTTTAACTTGATAACCAACTTCTTCTCCTGTACCATAATTATATACGTTATAATTTTTACCAAGCCTATAGCTAAGCCAGTATTGATATTGAGAAGTTACATCTTCAGAAGTATTATCATTAGCATAACTTACTCCATTACAGCAGTAAGTACCTTTATGATCTTCCGCGCGGAACGCCGCGTGTCCAGCAGTAATAGAGTCTCCAATAGTACCGATAATAGCTAAACGAGTAATAGTTTTTAAATCAAAAGAAGAAGAATAAGATTGATTCTCACAATCATAATCAAGAATTAATTGAATATCATTCCTTTCTCCTACTGATGAACCTCGAATTGGAGAAGTTGAATAATAACAATGATGGTATTTATCATCTTGAATTGCAAAAAGAGAAAATACTTCTCCTTTTGAATGCGAGACTGCATTACTACGTTTGACCGTTACAAGAAAATTAACTCCGTTTTCTTGTTTATCCTGAATAACAAAATTTTCTACACCATCAGTAAATTCGTCGCCCACCGCGCAATCAAATACGTCAGCAATTAAAAACTAAGTTTGTTCATCGTCAATATCTTCTAATAAAACAATAGGATCAATATTACTGTTGAGAATACCAGAAGACATAATAGTTTTATTGCCTAATGAATCAAGAGAATAAAGTTGAGTATAATCCGTAGCAACAGTGGCTTTTGTTGATGAATTATGCGACACCGGAATTGTAGAATGGTATCCTCTTGATACAGTTAATCTCTTAGTTGAATAATTAACTGATTCAACTAAAATTTCTTCATCATCAATTTTTAAAATACTTCCTGGCGCAATTCCATTGATATTTATTAAATCTAAATAAGCCTAAGAAGCATTAATGGTATATTGAAGAAAATAAGTTTTACCTCGTAATGAAAGTTCTATTAAAGTATATCTTTTATTATCGTCGGCTTTTAAATAAATGGTATTATGTTTTGTTTGATAAGTAACTATATTATGGTAAGTTGAAAAACCCTCATTAGAAGCATCTAATAAAGAGCCATCATAGCTCTCAGAATACAATCTAATAGCCATAATAATCTCCTTAAATAATCTTCATATTAACCATGCCGATATTTAAATCATCATCATAATTTTCAAGAGCATAGCCAATTATTTGATCACCATATTCTGCGCGCTTACCGACTCCGGGTACTGCGCTAATAGTTATTTTATCACCCTTTTCTATCGGCGCTAAAACCTTAACTTTAACACGTCCAGCAAGTCCTACAGGAATATATTTATTAATATTATATTCGACAAAACTTCTTCCTTCTGGTGGATTTTCACCACCAATTAAATGACTAAATTGGTTAGAATGAACACCAATCAATAATTTATCACCAGCTGATGCGCGTTTATAGGCTTCTTTTTCAGAATCCATATCAAGAGCAATAATATCACCCGGCTCTGTATATCCACTGCGCGGGAAAAATTCGGCATAGTCATTAAAAACTGAACCAAAAACTTGGGAACCAGTGATAGAACCATCTGCCCTAATATTGTTTTTAACATATAATGAATTAGATTGCAATTCATTATTAACCGTAAGTTTTTTATTTGAAGTTACATCATTGCTAAAAACTGTTTGTGCAGAAATATTTAACGTTCCACTAGTGATGTTAGTTGTTGAGCCACCTAAATTCTAAGTACCATTTAAATTAGTAGTACCTGTTGAATCAATAGTATCTGAGTAAGATACAGAGCCAGTAAACTTCGCGGGACCGCTAACATTTAAACCGTTAGAAATAGTAACTGGATTAGTGGTAAAAGAAGTTTTTCCTGAAAAGGTATTTGTTCCAGAAGAATTAATTCCGCCAGCAATGTTCAAAGTAGAGTCTGGGGTTGTTTCTAAAGTCCCAGAAAGTTCATTTTCTCCTTTTAGAGAAACATTACCAGAGAAAGCTGAATTCCCAGTAAAAATATTTTCTTTTGAGAAAGTTGTTGGACAAGAAAATTTTACCTTATTGGTAAATTCCATCTAAGTATCATATACAATGGTCGTTGTTGAAGCTGTACCACTTGCTGACATTCCAGATAGATAATTAATTGTATCATATAACTCTTGAACTGGCTAACCGCCAGTTCTGCTAGGGTCAAGATAGTATTTATTAGCCATCTATTTTATCCCTCCATTTTTTATCTAAGATTAAAGTAAAAAAGTGTTAAATATTATATAATAAAAAAATAGGGAGAGACAATTAGTCTCTCCCATTAAATTACTTATCTAGTTTTTCGAGAATCGCACTCAAAAAATCATCAGTCTTTTTTACTGCGGTTTTAGTCGCATCTTTTGCTGCTGGGACAATCTTAGCAGAAAAAATATCAGTCAGCTCTTTCTTGAGGTCTTCTTTACTTACTTTCTTACCGTTAAGATAGAAAGTATACTCTTTATCATTATTACAGCAATCTTTAAGGATTTTCTCAAGATGTTTCTCGGCATCTTTTACATGAGAAATGCCAAAGAAATCATCATAAAAATCTTCATCGCAGACTTCGTCGTCATCGTCATCATTGTAATCTTCATCATTCTCTTTATCTTCACAATCACAATCACAAGTATCATTGCACTTATGCTCGCAATCACAGCTATCAAGGCTCAACTTACCGTCGCGAGAATCATCAAGCAATTCATCCATAATGTCTGCATTATAGGCCTCATTAAAGATCTCAACTTCTTCAATAAACTCACGTAGATGGAGAATCAAAGAGTCCTTATCCATCTTACGGCTTTCATCATAATCTTTCTTTTCAGGACAAGTTGCTTCATGTGCTTTGCACTCGGCTTCAGTCTCAAAAAGCTCATCGCAATAATCGCAGCAATAAAATTTCTTCATATTAAATATACTCCTTTTAAGTATGTATCTTTCTTAACTTTCTATAATTATTATAGCACGAAATTAAGAAAAAGTCAAAGAATTTAACCAGAAAAAGTTCTCCAAAAAGTTGTCCATTTAATATTAAATTCTTGGGCTTTTGTTTTTGATATAATATAGTCTCTAACTTTTACAGGATCACCTTGAGTAAAAGTAAAATTATTATGAGATTTTTGAGAACCTAAATTATTACTATTTATAAAATTTAAATAACCTTGAGAATAAACTCTTTGATTTTCTAAAGAAGTCGTTAATTCAGATTCATCAAAAGTCTTAGCAAAAGTAATATTAGTTGACATTGCTTTTGTTTCATTATCATTGATAAAATCATATAAAGCAGAAAAGAAAGCCGAAGCAGTTATATATTTGCCGTTTATCAAAAATAAATTAACAACAGTAGAAGCTCCAATATCTAAACCTGCAACTTTTATATTTTTACCAGTTTTACTAGAATCAAAACCTAAAGTGTTCCCAATTTCTTCCATTCCAACAAAAGAAATCGCTGCTTTATAAGCCTAAACAGCTTGATCTTTATTATTTTCAGAAATACCACCTTGTGCAGCATTTATCAAAAGATAAGCTAAATCTATAAAATTATCTTCTGTCAGCATTCCAGTTTCACTAAAAACAGGACTACTATAAATTCTATTTAATGCAGAACCTAAAGTGCCACCACTATAAATATGAGTTAAATATTTGTCTGTATGTCGTTTTTCTTCATTTTCTAAGCGCGCGAAACCTTGATTCATTTTAGCACTAATATTTATCTAATACTTAGAAGAAAATTTACTTGTATCATTAAAATCAAAATTAATTTTTAAATCTGTCTGACCAACATTGTATTCATCTGCTCTCACCAATTTACCAGAAGATAAATCCATTTTAGAATATTTTCTTGAATCATTACCTGTATGAGTTAATGTAACTCCAACACCTAACTATCCATAAATCTATGGTAAATAAAATTCATTTAAAATATTAGCTAATATTTCTTGAAATTGACCATGCTTTTGAGTTAGATCTCCTTTGTCGGTTCGTTGCATTTCAAATTTAGCCTAATCTCCCTAGGCTATTAGAGCTTTAATCTAATCTGGTGTTTTTTTACCTTTAGATATTTCTGACATAAAATAAATTAATAATTCATCTTCCAAACCACTTTCTTGAAATGCTTGTCCCATAGAGCCAAAATAATCTCCAACAACAGACCAAGTATTTCCCTTTTGAGTATAACCATAAGTTTTCCATTTGCTTTTCATTCTCTCAAATGCTTCTTGATAAGTTATAGCTTTTGATGCCGCGGTCTAAAGACCCCAAGTATCTTGATGTAATTTTCTCCAAAAAGCATCAGTTAAATCTTTTTCACCGCGCGAGTTCATAACAATATCTCCCGCAGTAAGTGTGCCAGCCATTGTGTTAAAATAACGACTGTTAAAAAATTGCATTAATTCTGCTTGAGAGGTCGCTCCGCCTTTTTGAATAATACCCTAAATTTCAGAATAATTAGCATCGGCTTTTAAATATTCTTTAATCGTTTTTGTTAAGTTTGAATCATTATCTAAATGAGAACATAATTCTGTAACTAATCCGTATTCTGTCTATAAACTAATCTATTCCGCAGCTCGGATAGAATTTAATAAACGCTTTTTTAAAGTTTTAATTTTTGTTTCTGAATAAGATGTCCTTTCTGTTGTACCATGCTCAAAAACAAAAAATAAATTTTCTTTTCTTGCTTTAGGTTTATATATTTTATAAAATCCACTATTATAAAATCGTCCATAATGATTAGATTTAGGCATTTAATCACCTCAAAATAAAAACGAGGGGTATTTTACCCCTCGTCAACTATTATAGAATACTCAATGGGTAAATTTTTAAAATAATCAGCTAAAGAATTATTTAATTCTTCTTTAGTAAAGTATTTAGAATTCATATGAATAATAACTAAAATAAATAGAATCAAATTCTCTATTTATTTTAGTTATTACTGTAAAAGAATTAATACTTTCAAAATTTTC